AGAGATTTTATTCTTTATTATAAAATTTACGTTTTAAGATCCGACAACTTAATTATATCATTAACTGTATTAAACCATGAATTAAAACTAAGTAATTGCTGTGAACTATAAGTCTTGTTGGAAAACAGTTAAATATGATAGACTGAAACTCGGGGACGTTATTTATTTTACATTAGAGGGAGAGAAAAAAATAGCTATTGTTTTAAACCCAAGACTTACTGAAGTGCAAGCTCTTGTTTTAACTTCAGATAATTCTGTTAGACTTTTAGCATTGCTAGAAAATGAAAGAAGATTAAGTTTTGAATAACAGTTGGAAATTTGTTCCTTCTGTTTGGTTGAATGTTGGGGATATAATCAACTTTATGTTTAACAGGGAATGGTTTGTCGGAGTTGTTGTAGCAAAAGATACTTGTATTATGATATTCTCTGTGAATCAAAAATAATAGATTATCCAGTTTGTGGCCTTGAAAAGAGATTGGTCAATGAATAGTCCTTATTGGTTAACAGTAAAATCTGAAAACTTTGAAAAGGGAGATGTAATTAGATTATTAAGATCTGGTATATACCAAGTTGGTGTGATTTTGTCAATTGAAAGTTATTACGTCCCAATTGTTCAAGTTTTAACTGAGAATGATATTGTTAGTTTTCAATTGGGAGAATATGAAAGAAAATTAGTCAGTGAATAAACCTAATTGGTTAACAATAGACTCTAAAAATCTAAAACAAGGAAATATTATTATTGTTACTATTAGGGGGGTTAACTGTCTTGGTATAGTTTTAACTGATGCAACTCAACCGTTTAAAACCATTCCATTGTTAGTTGATGGTCATGTTAAGATTATAAGTTTATTAAAAGGGGAAATAAGGTTGGAACAATGAATAAAAACACTTTTGTACTAGGATATACTGGAGTGGGGAAAACTACTCTTGGATTAAAGTTACCAGGGAATCATATAGCGGGTTCGGGTTGGTTAAGAAAATATTCACAACCAAATTTTTCTTCTAAGAAAGACAGAACAGAATTTCTAACTGATCTTACTTTAAAAGAACTGGTAAGAGAACCACTAATAGCATCTAACTGGATAATATCTCAATTAGAAATTGGCAAGGATAATATCATAGATGGTGTAAGAAACCCAGCAGATTTTATTAACTTGTTTGACTCAACAAGAGATGAAGTTGTTTGGGTTATCAACAACAACATCAAACCAATGAATTCATTTGAACAACAGGGTTTGGTAATAATAAGAGACTATCTGATGTTCTTGTTAGAACATGGAATCATTGAAGGAAGCCAAGTTAGAACAGTAGAAACAACACATCACCATGATAAAACTCAAACCTAAACAAGAAATAATAGATTTATTAACGACAATAAGACCTGACACAGAAGAGAATGAATTACTTTGTGAGGAAATAGGTGAAACTGAACATCCCTCTATGTTCTTTGAAGGGACTTATGAACATGGAACCTACAAACACATAGAAACAGGTAAAGTATATAAAAATCATGAAATGTCAACCGCAGGACTTGACAGTGATAGTGAAAAATACAAAGAAAAATCTGATATTTGGAGTAAAGTAGACTACGTTCCATCGGATGATGACCGTGAACATAGACGTGTTCAACTAGTTGAAGATTCAAATGACGGTGATGGACGTGAATGCAGAAGAATCTTCTATATTCCAGACTATGATCTATATGTTAAAGCAGTCGGTACTTATTCAAGCTGGACAGCAGCTAGTTGGTATTTGTTTAAACTAGTAAAACCCAAAGAAGTCACTGTTACTGTGTATGAAGATCTCTAATTCTTGGGAGACAAAACAAGCTGGTTACTTAGTTCCAGGCAACATTGTTTGGATATCAAAATTTCATAGTTATGGATTGGTTTTAACCAAACCCGAAAAAGATGAGTTTGGTCCTAGTGGTTGGTTGAACATTAAGTTTCTTGTACAAGATAAAGTTATAACTATAAATTGTTATCGTGATACTCGTATAGTCTATGCATAAACTAATATGGAACAAGATCAAACAGTGGTTTACTGGTATAGAATATATACAAACAGAGGCACCAACAATAGTATTTAAACAAGGTGATTATCTTAAATTCAAACAGGGTTGGTTCCTAGTATTAGTTGTTGTATCAAATAATCAATGTACTTCACAACTTGTTTGTTTATTACCAACAGGTCAAACAGAAACTATCATGGTTGTAAATCTTAAAGAAGCTTATCATTCTTTTGGTGATAGTTTTTATTGTCTTAGCCACACCTGGATATGAAATGAGAATTCAAACTAAACTGGAAGATCTAAGACCAGGGCATATAATTGAATGGGCAAACGATGGTAAAGGGTCAATCATTTATGGTATAGTATTACAGATAAATGACTATGTTAAACTATCTTTAAAAAATAAAAATGTTATTGTAGTTTTAGTTGAAGGTCAAGTTGAGACAAGTGGATGGTTTTCTAAAGATGAATCAGTATGTAGATTGGCAATCACTGAAGAGAACTAAAGTTCAAGATATAACTCCAGGTGATGTTGTTTGTTGGTTCATTGATGGAAATGCTCAACTGGCTGTTGTATTGAAAATAAATCATGATTTGAAAGAATATGATTTATATGGATGTGGAACATCTTTGCCTATAACTACTTTATGCAACGGAACTGTTACAACATGTCCATGTATTTCTTTAATTAGAGTAGTTGATAACCTTGATGTGTTGCAAAGCACGTAGAACCATGTTAGTGTTCTAGCTATGCTAACAACAGAAGAACAGTTTGATCAACATCTTCAACAATTTAGTTCAATGCCTGGAGCAAGGGTAGTTGTTTCCCATGTTTTTAGACATTATGATTTTCAAAGGAAACTTGTTGAAAACGGAGAACACTATTCAACACAAATCTATCCTTGCAGTCCTTCAACTAAACATCCAGTTGGTGATGTAGCAGGTTTTCATTCCCCTGAACGTATGTTCAGATATCACTGTTCTACAAACAAAAATCCTGGCATTCCATGCCAAGTAAGACTTGAAACCTACAACTCTGTAACGAGCAAGTGGGAACTAGTAAAGAAAGAAACATATGAACCAAAAACTAACGAGTGATAAACAAGCACAACAACTTATAAAACAATTTGATACTATTAAAGTAAACCTAGTCCATGAAGAGGGAAATGAAGGTATTTGGGCAGTACCTTGCTCTGAAGAAGATAAAAAACTGTATGATAACGAAGCATCAATGCATGAAAAATTCAACTGTTATCTTCTAAATCAACCTCTTGGTTGGGGTGATAAGGAATGGGGAAGTAAAATAGTTGCTAGAACCAATGGGGACGAACGCCCTTATGCAAATCTTATTGACAATGTATAAACTGTTCAGTGCTTCACTAGATCATATCCAGTTCTCTGAGACTAACAGTCTTGAACTAGCAATGTATGAAGCTAGATGTTTTGCTGTTAATCTCAGAGTTAGAACTATTATCCTTACTCCTTCTGGAAGAACCGTTCAGTTTGACAAACAAGGAAAACTAGTATGACACACAAAGAAGCACTAGAGAAGATTCTTGAGTTTGAGAAGAATCCTATCAGACGTAACCAATATGCAGGAACTAGCTATAAAGCTCCTGATTGGATTCAAACAAAAGAAGAGATTTTTAAGATTGTTAAGGAAGCACTTAATGAAAACGGTTGAACAACAAAGAACAGAACTAGTAGAACTGGAACAGAAAACCAAAGTTAAACTAGCTCAACTAGGTTTAGTTAAAAACTGGTTAGGTCTACTTGACCATAGTAAGATCAGATATCCAGAACCAGACTTCACTAGGTTTATGGAAATAGGGGGTGTTAGGTTTTATCCTGTTCAGGGATATAACCAAAACAAACTTTATCTAGTATGGTATGTTGTTGGAGATCAAGTTGAATTCCACATTCCTTCTCTTTGGGAAGAACAAGGTGACAGCCATGATCAAGTTACCTTTGAAGAGTTTGCTCAGTTTCTAAAAAACAATCAAGAAAGGTATGTAAAAACAAAAGATGTCTGATACAACAATTAACCGTGGGATTGATGTGTTTGCTAACCTAGTATATTTCTGGATAGGACTAGAAGTGGTAGGAGTAGTTCTAGCAGTAGGATTTATGGTCTGGATAGTCAAAAAATGGATGTGATTCTATCTCAAAGGATTCTTGAATGCTAGAAGCTCATAAACAAAAACTTGTAAAACAATATAATCAGATTCTAACTGAATTTGTAGCTATTGATAAAATCAACTCTTTCCTTGGAAATGGTAAACAACAACTTCCAGAACCTACTTCTTGGGTTGATCATACAGATAAACATGGTTTTCATGTTACTTTGTTCTGGAAAATCAAGGACTATACAAGACAAGATCTTGCTCTGATGATTGAAGAACGAAACAATGAACTTGTTTGTACTTGTGTGATTCCTCAGTTGTTGTCTGAAGATCCGAAGTATGTTTCTTTAAGAACCTTCAAAGAAACTCTGTTAAAACTAGATCCTCACCTTATTGATAGAAGTTCTTCTGATAGTGATAATGATTTTTGAAAGACGATAAACTATAATGCAAACAGAAAAAATTAGATCAGATCATCCAACAAACAATCATATAAGACAAGTTCTAAGAGGAACTTCTGATGATGAATGGATTGAGAGGTATGGTTCAACCACCGTCAGAAAAGCTAAGAGATTGGGTGCTAAATATAGAAATCAATACCTAGTTGAAAGAGTAGCTTTTGAGTTTGGATATCATTGGAAAATGATACCCGCGTCAAGAGTAGTTTTTGGTGATGTTATGTCTGAAGGAGACTGTCATCAACTAACAGAAGCTATCTGGTTATCTGATTGTTATATTGCTAAAAACAATTTTACGGAAGATAAGTTTGAGTTTAAATATATCATCGTTACAAACTCAGATGATTCCATAACAGAAGGTGTGGGTCTAGTATGTAGGCAAGTAACAAACTGCTCTTGGATTCCAGATGGACAAATATTATACTGGATTCAGGCGGAATATGATAAAAAACTTAAATGTTTTAAAGAAAATATCAACCCATGACTATACCATCTATCTGTCATTTTAATCTTCCAGTTCCTATCAAAACTTTAGTTGATACTGAGTTCTTAACAGGTCAACCAAGACCACAAGGAACAGAAAAATATTCTGAATGTTTACTCCTAGCTCTGTCCTGTTATACAGGTCACTATCCTACATTTAAAATCTTAGTTCTTTCAACGGGAGCAGTGTTTGAATATGTTGGTCTTGATGTTTTATATTGGAAACATCCAATCACACAAACTCAACAGGTTGAACCAAGACTAAAACTTCAAGATATAAAACTACTATGTCCTATAGTATGCCCGTCAAACACACAGGTTGCCCTTGTAGAGCCACCGGAATATTTCAAGGACAAAACCTTCAAAGTATTTTTTATTCAAAAAGGAAAGAACTATGGTTCATTACAATCTCACAAACTACTCTTTACAGTTGACTGGATGGAAGACAATGAAAACCTGAACTTCATGAAACTAGAGAACGGACAGTTTGCGTTTGTTCCTAACCATAAACTAGTGATGTTGTTATCAGGAGATAAACCTGTTAGTGAAGTTGTGTTGCCCTGTTATGTTAAAAACAGAAAGATCTATAAACCATGAGTAGTAAGCAATTTGATTTTATTCGGTCGGAACTAAGTCTTGATCTGTTAACAAAAATAACAGCTAACCCTCCAAGTGATAGAATGATGGATACAGCATTAATTAACCTGATCAAAACTAGGTTGACAAACGTTCCTATTACTCTTAGAGAAGTATTTGTTTGGAATCTTTACAAAGAAATATTGGATAACATCGTAAGATATAGTTCTGCGGCTCCAGCCATTCAAACACTTATGGATCTTGAATCCTTCAATGAACCTCCAGATAGTCCTGATGCATTTAGTATCAAAGCTGGAAACATGAATCAAGCACCATGGAGAATAAATTGTTAAAAGATTTATTTAGTATTTTAGGTGTATTGTCAGTTCTGATTTCACCAATATTGTTGATTAGTTTGATTGCTTCTTCTGAATTCAAGAAATAGTTATGTTCGTGTAAAAAGATTAAATTAAATCCTAGAATAGTTTTTCCATCAGAAAGATCTTACCAAGAGTTTTTAATTTTTTGGTCTTGCAGAGGAGAAGAACTTTACAGAGAATGGTTAGATATTAATCTTATTGAACAAAAACATCCTGACTGTTTTATGTTTTGTGCTAAACCTACAAAAATAGGTGCCAAACATAGTTGGATAAAAAACAACAAGTTTGTTAACTCAGAACTAGATGATAAAACTCTTGATCAACTTGAACCAGGAACAACTTATTTAGTAGGTTTGTTTGGGGTTAATGAACCTGTTGTTATGACCCTTGATAAAATCATACTAGGTCCAGCTTTGTCTGAGACAAAGTCAGTTACAACTTATGAATTTCTATCCGACAATGATACTGTTCGTGTTACTAGAGAAGACATAAAAACAATAGCTTTATATAATGAAAATAAGAATCCATAATGTGGAAATTTAAAAACTATACCTACTCAACAAGAATCAATGCTCTGAAAGACTTTGGAGCATATGTGTTTGACCTATGTTTATCTCATGAAAACAACTACACTCATGAACAGAAACTATTTTATGCTCTGAATGTTATAGAAAATAAAACTTCTAAACAATGGGAAGAACTATATACACTTGGTTTAACCATCTGGAAATCTGAGGATAGACCTGTATCAGAGATCAGAGTTGAAGAAACAACACAAGCAGATAGTTTTATGTTTGATCATGAATCTCCTTGGGAAGATCCAGATAATCAAATACCAGAAATGTTAAGATACTACCATGAATACCATACTCAAAAACAACATAGTTGAAGGTTTGATATCGGTTATCATTTGGACAGTTGTTTTGTTTTTCACTGCTCCAATCTTGTTTGTTATGGCAGTTGCAGTGTTCATAGGATTGTTGTTTAGTTATTTAATAGTGGGAGACCTTAAAGGTTTAAACGGTTTTATCAAACAAACTAAGTTGTTTGCTTTGCCGGTTGTTGTAAGTTTTATTGTGGGATATGGAGTTGGTGATATAGTCTATGTTAGTTTTGATAATCCATCACTACTAACTTTATTAAAGATTTATGGGGTTGGCTGTATAGCTGGATCTATGTATTTCAATTTCTATAATAAGAAATAAGAAACTATGACAACAACAGTCTATAAATTCAAGAACAAATTATATTCAACCTTTGATTTAGCTATGCAGGATTTTATCACGTTTGTGATAGAAAACTGTATGGGATATGAAACAGAAAATGAACATTGTTTTGATGACCGAGATCCAAGGTTTGAACATGATGAGATGATGTTCTACGGAGCTTGGTATAGTGGGGATTGTCCGTTGCAACATCTCTACGAACTTGGTATGGTGCTTGTTAGGAAGTTTACGTACAACAACACCATAAATAATAATCATTACTCTATCAGGGAAGTTAAACTAACAGACAATCCAACTGTTTGTCAGTTTAATTTATATGAAAAAGACAAGTATGCAGAGTATTTTAAAGCCAATAAATAATCTACCCAAACCAGGAATGTTGTTTGCTAACTCTTTGTTCGGAAGGTTATATCTGATTGTAGATGTACAGTATCGTAAACGTGGTTTGTTTGATGAACGAGGTTACTATGTTGTTTATGCGTTAGGTTTTAACAATAAAATAACAGGTTTTAATGTCTCAAAACAAGAAATCACCAATTTATTTAGTTTTTTAAACTGGAAGTTTGTACAATGAAGCCTTTACAACATGCCAAGATAAGTGTTCATAACCACGGAGGAAATATCACTGACTACCTTGATATTCATGTATGGTTTGATCAGACTAAATCACACCATGCTTCTATGAAACACAGAGCTATCTTACATAATAGTTTGGGTATCTTTCTATGTTCTCAGGTTTTTGGTGAAGTTAGAACTAACTCCTCTGGAAGAGAATACTCTGTTAGAGATATTGCAGAACAACATGTGCTAGATGATCTTGGCTCAATTCCCAGCTTTGATAAAGTAGTTGAACTGCTTGACACAGACAAAACCTTAGCTTTGTTTGGTGGCAAACCAGCTAAAAAACTTACAAGATTTGGTAATTATGTTGTGGATTGAAACGGTTAAACCCGGAGATGTATTATTAAATAAACTTCATGGGATATTATTTATAATTCTCCAAATAAAATACGATGTTCATTTTGATGATGTATATATTTTGTGGTTAAACTCAGTTTATAAAATACGTGTTGCTAACCATCAAGATATGAGTCATTGGAAACATTGGAAACTCATAGATGCTGTTTAAACCTGGAACAGTGTATCTTAATGAAACATTGAACAACATTAATCTGATTTTAAAAACAGAGATTGTTGATCTTGATCATTCACAGGTATGGATAATGAATCCCTTGGGGAAAATCATAAAACTATCAGTTAAAAACTATATCTTAAAGGGTGACAACCAAGATTCTTGCACTTGGAAAATAATATGAAACCTGGGACTTTGTACTATGAAAAAGAAATGAAATATTATGGTATTGTTCTTGAAATAAATATTGTAGAAAAAACAATAGTATCTGCAACAAACATAGTGATTTCAAAACATGAATATCGTGTAATCTCTTTAACCGAACAGGGTTTAAAACTAAATAAATTCTGGACATTAGATGAACATGATAAAAATCTAAAAAGAGAGTTTTCCTGGAGAATCATTTGTTAAAACCCGGTCTAATATTTATTCTGGATATAAAACAATGTCCCGAACACTATGAATTAAAGATTCTAAGATGTCAAGACAATGTTGTATCAGTTTTTACCCGTGAAATTTTAGACTATCAATTCAAAAATGTTGGGGTTTATGAAAACTATTGGGGTTGGAAACTTGTATGTTAACTCTTAGACCTGGAACAATATACCTCAACAAGTTACAAGGAAAGTTAAATCTAGTGTTATCAGTTAGATCTACTCCTAAAGGATATCACAGCCTGATGATATTAGGCTGTGAAGGTCAGGTATATGATTGTAATGTTGAAGAATTAGAAAATCTTATAACTGGATAATATTAAATGGCAGCAATTGAAAAAATAAAACAACTCTGTGTTCAAGAACAACAAAACCTGTTAACAGAATGGTCAGAGTTCTTAACAACTCTAGATCAAGAAGAAACTGAGTTTGTCAACAAGATGGTGGAGTGGAGATTAGATAAAAATCACACACTGCTGTACAGGATGTTTAATGAAAAGATTCAGTATGCCTCTTCCTACCAAACGTTCATAGAAAACCTGATGCACTTTATCAGATATGATATACATGATGATGGTGGATGTAAAATCAGATGGGTTAAGTACAAGTTCTATCTAAAAGAAACAGATCCTGATGATGAAACAGGTACAGACCTAGTTGATTGTGATCCAGACGATGAACAGGGTTATCCTCTAGTTGTTGATCATGAAAACTATACCTCTCTGGAAGATCTATTAAAAGCTATGACCGTAGCAGAACAAAGAGATTTAAAACGTACTAAAGAAATTGATGAATCACAATGGGAGTAAAGCCTGGGATGTTATTCCGTTCTTTTAACTGTAATAATGTTTATATAATTCTTGCTGTTCAATCACTGAAAACTCCAAACTTCTTCCGTATTTGGTTTGCTGATTCAAAAAATCAAGTAGATTCGTGGCCTGTATCAAATGAATATCTTTTGTCAAACAGATTTGAAAGTTGTATGGGTTGGCAACATGTCTTATAGAACAACTTGGACACCTGAACAATTGACCCACGAACAAGAGAAAAACAGTGTTGGTTATTATTGCCGTATCCTTGGGCATGATATAAAACATGAGTGGATGTTAGAAGAGTATTCATCTACAACTACAAGGTATGAACTACGTGAGAGTTTAATCTTTGTCTGTGCAAGATGCAAGTCGGTTGTGGTAGACTCTGAGTTAGATGTAGCAGACAAGTTACTAGTAGACAACATAGTAGAAAAAAAACTGAAAGAACTGAGAGATAAACAATGAAACCTAATAAACTATTTGAGTTAAGATTAACAGAAACAATCAACAGGATTATAAATGAGATTGTCCATCCAATGTTTCAGAAATGGGATTGTCAATCTCCTGTTGTTATAGGATATCGTATTGATAGTTGGTTAGAAAAAGTAGCACTAGAACAAGTATTACAAGATCTAGCTGATAACTGGAAAGTTGAAGTGGAACCAATAATAATTGCACAATATCCAGGTGTTGAAATAACGCTTACAGCATTACAGTTAGAAGAGTTCCCAGATGAAGCTTTCAAATATCTTAAAGATATAAAACCATGAATACACCTCTTCAGTTAAAAACCTTAAAAATTAAAAAACAATTTGACATTTACTTTTCTAATATAACGGGACTAATAGAAAATTGGGATTTAACAACTCCCATATATTATGTTTCAAGAGTATCACCTAAAGATGAGATTCTGCTCAGAGCTTTAGACAATGTGGTTACAAAACTAAAACTTAACTCTTGGAATGTTGATGTTATTATTGAAAATCTTAGAGAAGATTTCTGTGAATTAAAACTAAAAATAACTCCAAAACACCCTACTAACTCTGAAGACCCTTATGTTAATTTCAAACTAGGAGTTGCAACCACTACTGCAACCTGCTAGTGTCAGGTACGAACAGGAGACAGTTACATGAATAAAAACAAGTGTGTTGTCTGTGGTGGAATGATTATCTGTCGTGTTGTATATTCAACAACCGTTAAAACCAACAGGTTCAAGTATTCCGTTAAACATTCCTGCACTCGCTGTGGAACTTTTCAATGAACAATAGAAAATGTATTGTTTGCGGAAGTTCCGTTCATGTTGTAAAATTAATTCCAAAAACAACTCTGAAAACCACTAAGTTTAAATGGTATGTTCAGTGTAGATGTAATTCAACAAGTTGCGGAGTTACGCAATGAACTGTCCTGAAAACTATGATCGGTTTAATCCTGACCTCTGTAAAATAGTTTATATCTATTGCTGGGAGTGTAAAGGTAGAGATTTTATATTTCTCAATACAACCACTATCATTGATTGTTTGCATTGTAAAGCAACAGGGTTTGAACCTATGGATGATGTTGATAAAAAACGTGAACACACTTGCAATTCACTCTATCTGTGATATAATTATTTGATACGCCCCTATAGTCTAATCTGGATCAGGCACCTGCCTTCTAAGCAGTAATATGCAGGTTCAAATCCTGCTAGGGGTACCACGTCTCTATTCTCTCTATTCTATCTACAAATGAAAAATATTTTTAGTTCATTAAAAAGAACTTTAGTAAAAGATATCAAACCAGGAGACATAGTCGTAAGTCCCGGTTCTGGGACTAAAGAACTTTTAGTTGTTCTTGTTATAAAGTTATTAGACAACAATAAATCGTGTGCAATAATAACCTTTCTTAATTCAAAAAACAAAGTTATACAATCTAGTGGTTGGGTCGCGTTACATAAAATAGGAAACAAACAATGAATAATAAAATTAAAGTTAGTTTTGCAGGCGCAGTGTTTGAACTAGAAACAGATAGTAGCTTTGTTGAAGTTCAAGGTGTTATGATTAGTTTCAGTCGGTTTAACAACAGTCAACCAGTGGTTGTAGAACCAAAAAAATATAAAGTTACGTTTGATCATGGTTATGGTCTTTACAAAGATGGCTACTCAGTTAAGATTGCCAACATTAAAGCGGTTAGGACTCTAAAAGACTGCGGACTTAAGGAAGCAAAAGAACTAGTTGAAAGTTCCTATCCAGTTGTGTTTGCTACCAAACAACAGGTTGATACCATCAAAGATATTCCTGGTGTAACATACAACCTGGAACTTCAGTGATGATATTTGTTCTTTATGCACTGTTAGTGACAGTCTTTCTTGTTAAATTAACATATTACATTATTCACTATAGAAAAATTATGAGAAGTGAAAACCAATGAGTTATTGTTATTCAGACACTAGTTTTGATGAACAAGGAAAACCTGTTTCTTCAGCAGAATTTCTTGAGTTTAGAAACAAAGAGTTTTCTGTTGAGACATATAAGCAATGGTTGTATCTTAGAGTAACTGAAACTAATGAAGGTGTAAAAAACAAGATCTTCGTAGAAGAATATCCAGATTATTACAAACATCCTGGCAACTCTTACAGAGAGTTCTATGGGTTCAAGATCTATGCTTATAAATCATCTAACTGTCTAGGATTCTGTGCTGTTATCCAAAACCCTGACTTGAGTTGGTGGTTTACTTCTGGATATTATGATGGTGATGATTGCACCGATGAGCAGGATCTTCTTGAAGAATTCTTGTACAAGTCCAAATTCTTTGAAGAACAAGTTAACATACCCAATTCAATCAAAACAACATTCAAACAACTAATAAAGGAACACATAGAAAGACCATGACAGTATATTATCAACAACAACAAGCAAACAGATACCTAACAAAAATTGAACAACTCTTAGATCCTAATGCTGTTTTAGCTGGCGGGGCTCCTAGAGATTGGTTCTTTAACCGAAACGCTAAAGATCTAGACATCTTTGTCTATCTTGGTGAACAGAACAAAAAACCTAGTTACTGGAAACAGAAACTAGAAGACGTTGGGTTTAAGGTTAGTGCCATAAAAAACAAATATGGTCCTAAAGACGGTATGTTTGCTCAGTGTTTTGAGTGGACAAAAAATATATTTGCAAGTTGTAAACTTACTAAGTCTACTAACCAAGAAGATTACATTCTATCAATGAATCCTTATCTTGAGTGTGTAGTTGATATTGAAGTTGAACCAGGAGAGAATCCTGTTCAGATCATGATCATGAATCAACCTGTTGATCAGTGTACTTACACTAAATTTCCAGTATCAATCTCACAGATCTGGTACAAGAATGGAAAGTTTAATAAAACTCCTGATTTTCTTGTAGGAATCAAACACAACATCATCTATCCAACTGGAATTGATAACAGTATGGATGGTAAGTACACAAAGAAAGTACGTGAGAAGTTTCCTGAGTTTGAATATCTAGACTCAAAAGATAAAGTTATTCACTTTTTGTCTGATAAACTATCTTCTACTCCTTTTCGCTGAAAACTGAGAGTTAATTCAGTTAACTCGTTGCATCTTCCGTACAGTTCTGGTAGTGTTGCCAGACTGCCATGAAAACCCTCAATCAAAAACTATTTGTTGAAACAGAACTAAAGTGGCTGAAGCATTGGGAAAAAACCGATGTATTCAAGAAAACACTAAGGGGCGAGAAAACCTATGTTTTCTATGATGGTCCTCCTTTTGCTACAGGTTTACCTCATTATGGACACTTGTTAGCTTCTGTGGTAAAAGATGTTGTACCACGTTACTTTGCAATGAATGGTTTTTTGGTTGAAAGACAGTTTGGTTGGGATTGTCATGGTGTTCCAGTTGAGAATGAAGTACAGAACCAACTAGGTTTGTTTTCAAATAAACAAGTTGTTGACTATGGAGTTGACAAATTTAATGAAACATGCCGTTCTGTTGTAAGACGTTATACTCAAGAATGGAAAGAAACTGTCCATAGAGTAGGACGTTGGGTTGATATGGAAAAACCGTATCACACAATGGACTTTGATTTCATGAATTCAGTCTGGTGGGTTTGGAAAGCTCTCTATGATAAGAACCTAACCTATCAAGACTATAAAGTTGTACCATATTCTGTTGGACTAGGTTCAGGTCTATCAAACTTTGAGGCTGGACAGAACTATAAAACAGTTCAAGATCTTAGTTTAACAGTTGAGTTTGAAACAGATAACGGATATACTTTACTAGCTTGGACAACGACACCTTGGACACTTCCAATGAATGTTGGCCTTGCTGTAAATCCAGAACTAAACTATGTTGTAGTTGAACAAAACAACAAACAATATGTGGTAGCAGAGAATCAACTAACAAACCAGTTTGTTGCTGGAACATCAGTCAAACAAACTCTAAAAGGTACTGATTTAGTAGGACTAACCTACAAACCTCTGTTTGGTTTTTCCTGTAAAAATCCCGAAGTAGTAGCAGGATCATTTGTTACTGATAGTTCTGGTACTGGAGTTGTTCATTTAGCTCCTTGTTATGGAGAAGAAGATTTTAGTTGTGCCAAAGCTAATGATCTTCCTTTGTTTCATGGTGTAAATGATGAGGGAAAATACTATCCTGGATTTGGTGAATTGTCGGGCAAACTAGCCTTTGATTCAAACAACCTAGTAGCAGAACTTCTAGGAGATAAAGTTTATAAACAGCAAGTTTATGAGCATGAGTATCCTTTCTGTTACAGAACAGATACTAGACTTATGTACCGCGCTGTAAATAGCTGGTATGTAAAGGTAGAACAGAATAGGGGGCAACTTCTAAAAAACAACAAGTTAACAAACTGGAATCCTGAATCTCTCAGGGATGGAAGATTTGGAAACTGGCTAGAAAACTGTAGAGATTGGTCTGTTTCACGTAGTAGATTTTGGGGAACTCCTCTGCCTGTATGGTTAAACAAACAAGGAGAAGAAGTTTGTTTTGGTTCTGCTAAAGAACTAGAGGAAGCTACAGGAGTTGTTTTAACAGATCTTCACAGTCATTTCTTAAAAGACGTTGTGGTTAAATCTAAACAAGGTGGCGATGATCTTGTTTGGTGTGGTTTTGTGTTTGATTGTTGGTTTGAAAGTGGAGCTATGCCTTATGCTAAGGTTGGTTTCCCTTGGAAAACCCAAACACTTAACACTCCAGCAGATTTTGTTGCCGAAGGACTTGATCAAACAAGAGGTTGGTTTTATACCCTTAGTGTTCTTAGTACACTGTTGTTTGACCAACCACCGTTTAAAAACGTAAGTGTTAATGGACTTGTTCTTGCTGAAGATGGCAAGAAGATGTCAAAAAAACTAAAGAACTATCCAGATCCTTCAGAAGTTCTTGAAGCTTATGGTGCTGATGCTCTAAGACTTTATTTCATGAGCAAACCAGTTGTTTGTGGGACTGAAATGAAGTTTTCTAAGAAAGAAGTTGAAGAACAAGTTAAGAAAAACGTTCTTAGACTTTATAATGCCTATCACCTGTTTGTTACCTATGCAAATCTACATGATCTTAAACCAACTGGAACAGTTCAACCAACTAAGTTCTTAAACAAATACTTGGTTGAACTTACTAATAACCTTACCTTTAATCTTTCTCAAGCTGTTGAATCATATCACCTTGAAAAAGTAACAGGGTTTGTTACTGAGTATGTAGAGAACCTAGTAAACAACCATGTCAGACTAGCTAAACCGTTACTAAAACAAGGTGATGTTGAAACATTAAACGTAGGTTATCAGTGTTTACTCCAACTAGCTGTTAGTTTAGCACCTTTTACACCTTTCATGGCAGAAGAGTTTTATCAATCACTTGAAGGTCCACTAGAGAGTGTTCACCTTGAGAGTTATCCTAAACCTGAAAACCTGTTTAGTGTTTATGAAAAACAAATGGTAAGACTAGTAGAGGTTCTGGAGTTAGGGAGAAACTACAGAGAAAAACACAAACTTAGTTTAAAACTACCTCTTAAAACAATGGTAGTTTATGAGAACAACCTTGATGTTCTTGATGAGTTAAGAGAACTGGAAGATTGTTTAAAACAAGAACTAAACTTTGAACAGGTGTTGTTTAGTTCTGATGTTGAGTCTGTGTTTGATTTTAAAGTCAAACCCAACTTTAGCCTTCTTGGAAGAAAACTAGGGCCTGAGATGAAATCATTTGTTGTTTATTTGGCAACTCTTGATACTCAAACAACACTCAATCTTGTCAAGACAAGAACAGGATTACAGTTTAAAGGAGTTGAAGTAACGTTTGATGAACTGGTTGTTGAAAAATTATCAAAACTCCCAGATGTTCTTACAACACCAAAGTATTGTTTAAGGTTTGATCTAACAGTAGATGAAAAACAACTTGAACAAGAACGGGAAAGAGAACTGTTCAGAGAAGTACAGGAACTACGTAAACAACTAAAACTAACTCCGGGTGATAAAGTAGTTCTGTGTTCAACAGAAGTTCCATCAGAAAGCCTTAGAAACAAACTAATGACAGAAGCTTTTGTTGTTGGGTTCAACACTGGTTCAGAAACAATGATGTTGCAACCTGTCCCGTGACGTGGTAGTGTCAGGTTGTCAGTAGGGCAGAGTAACACGGGAGACACTAAAGATGGCAACAATCAAGTTTTCAGAGGGTGGTTCACTCAAGAAGGTAATTGTAACTCTCTGTTGTCCTGAATGTGACAACTCAGAGGAATATTACGTAACCGAACTGATGGATCTTGGTTATCCACGTTGCGTTGACTGTGACAAGTTTAAGAATGTTCTAACAGAACTCGTAGCTGTGGAAGGATATGTAGATCCATGATTTCAGACGTAGAAAAATGGATTGTTGTTTCAATCTTTCTAACTCTAGCAATGTTTGCAGTTGTTATTTTCCTGGTGTTCTGACATGAAAAAAAAAACATGTGATGCATGTGGCAAAGAAACCTCAACGTTTGTTACAGCAGTAAAACTTGGAGAGGTTAAAGTCTTTTGTCAAGAATGTGTTGTAAACTATCTCCAAGTTTCTGTTGATAGAATTGTAAATCTCATGTGGTGGGCTAAAAACAACGGTCCAAATCCTGGTTGATTATCTATGTCTCAAGTTGGGCGGCAGTCCTCAAAAAACCTACTTTAAGGGTTTTGCGCGAGTCGGATAGGTTGTCCGGTTTGGCCTTATAAGCCAATAGGCTGAGTTCAATTCTCAGCTCGCGCACCAATAAAATGAAACCTGTAAAACTATTTGGAAATGTTTTTTTGGTTCAGTCACGCAGTTCTGATGAACTGTTTGATCTGGTTCTATGTAAAGAAAACAGGGAGCTTCCACTGGTTGAAGAAATTCCAGACCCATGTTCATATCATGAAACTGATTCTCACGTTCTTGATGACAAATATCTTGATCTTGTTGAACATTGTTTGGATGTTTGTACTTATCAGCAAACAATTGCTCTGCTAGAAGAAATAAAATCAGAACAAGTTGATCCAACTAAAATAGCTGCATTTTTAACCAATCAAATGCTTGCGTGGTTTGAATCTTAACAAAAAGGTAAAACAATGATGATTCTTTCTGTTGAACAAGGGCAAGCTCTGGTAGATAAATATTTTGGAAAGTATAATGAATTAAGAAAACAGTGTACAGTTTATTACAGTCAAGGTAAACAACCTCCTGAATCTCTTGACTTGAAAGAAATGGAACTTTCTTACATGTTGAGACACATCAAAGAACTCCTTGAAGCAGAAGGTTTTGATTGTGTGTTTGATATGGAACAGCCATTTGCAAGTTCTAGTGGGATTGTTCGGGTAAAACAATGACACGAAATGATATCAAAGACTGGAAAAGTATTAAAAGATTTTTCTACCCAGGTTCAAATCAAAGAACTGCTCTGATCATGGGAAGTTTTATTCTAAGCCTCTACCTGATGATGATTCTAACAATGATACTCAACGGTAGGAAACCATTATGACAACTGTTCTTGAACAACTAATCAAAGCAGGTGGAAACAGTTATGGAATTCGTACAATTGCTGGGTTTTTGCTAACAATTGAAGATTGCAATGAAATTGGCAATTATGATAATTCTCCTATCCTCCAGGCAATGGAAGTTATGAAAGTCATTAAGAAGGTTGATCATAAAGCTTCTGATGGAAGAACTAAACTATGGGAACTTCAACAACTTCTAAAGATGTTTGACGCCAAACTAACTTAACAGAGAAAAGCGGCCCCGTTGAAGGGGTGATAATTCTAGACGTTCCAGGTGCAATTCCTGGGTTTGGCACTATAAAAGAAAACAACAATGAAAAACAAGTTAAAGTTTGGTTGGAATGTTAGTTGGTTGTTTTTTTTAACGTGGTTGAATCTAAGCCTTAGAGTGGTGGTTTTACTACTTGTTCCTGTGTTGATCATGTTACCTTTTACGACCAGATATTTACCTGTTCTTTATGTTTGTTATTTGTTTTATACTTTTGTTTGTAATTTAGCAGCATTTTTGATTGAATGGGGCAGTGTTTTATATCTTTGTAGAATCAAATAATCATTGCAATGGGCTGGTTAAGTCATCAGTAATGGACAAGAAACCCTAAACAAACAGGTGCAATTCCTGTCATTGCAACCAATGGGTGGAAACAATTGCTGCAACGGAGTAAATAGTGATCTAATATAATAGTTCATCATCAATGACCCAATAAGACAGACAGGAACAATTCCCATAACAACCTGCTAAGAGTTAAAAGCCTTAGCAGGTATCAGTCTGAGAGAAAGTTAAGCGGTAACTGTTTTCATACACAAGTTTGCAGATGACTACGGTGATGGGTATTTCCAACAACAAGATCAGGGACGGTCTTAAGCTAAACCAGCAATGGTACTTGTGTCACTGTAAACAACTAGGTTCAAATCCTAGTTCTCTCACCAAAGGAATACTATGACTATAACACAGTTTATTACTGGAATAACAATAATTTTATTGGTATTTATCACTGTTTCTTATATGATAGAGCACTAACCATGTTTATTCCAGATAAAACTCTAAGGTATAGCGGGCTATCCTTAGCCTGTGTATTGCCCGAAAATATTCAGATGAGTAATCTCCTTGAGAAATATTCGGAGGGTGTTGTAGACGAACCTGGAGATCCTGAAGATGGTTATGGATCAAAGATGATCTGTTTCCGAAATGACAAAACAGGTCGTTGTTTAACGGTTTATGAGCGGCACGGCCGTCTTCGTATTGGGTGTAATCCCAAATATCTTTATGAAGCAACGGAACTATTGGAACAATTAAAACAATTATGAAAACTATTGAAACAATGACGGTTGAAAACTGGAGTGACAACTACATGACTACAAGAGGTGAAATTCTTGCCGATAGTTTTGTAGGATTGCTTCTTAAACTAGGTGAAGAGGGTTGGTGGTTTAGTTGTTTTAATCCAAAAACAATCGTTGAGACACTTGTATTTCAAAGGGAAACACCATGACAATTTCATTTCCAGGTATTGTTGAAACAAAGTATGTTAAGTATGAATCTAAACTAGCTGAACAAGGAACTTATCATTACATCAATGACAATGGTGTAAAAATCAATTTTGATACCTTTGAGGGAGTTGTTGAACATTTTGGTTCACAAGGTTGGTGGTACAGTGAACCAACTGGATATAATGTTTTTATATTCCAGCGTTTTGAACCAAAACTAGTTGATGTTCCGGCAACCATCTGAATAATAACAACCATGTATAACACAATCTTTCTAAGAGTTGGTTCTGCTAAACATCAAGCTAATGCTATTCTTCCTTATTGTAGTTTTAGTCGGAGTAACTTTTGAAGGTATTGTAGAAGTAGTAAAGATTTTTATAAAAGGATAATAAAAACAATGATTAAAGATGTATTTAAAATTCTCGGTGTGGCTGTACTATTCCTTCTGTTTGTAGCCTTGTTTTTAGCTGTGTTCTTTGGAATACCTGCACTAGTTCAATGGTGTATTAACAGTATTGCTCAGAACGCTCATTCAGACTTTAGAATGGATTATTGGCTAACTTTTGGTTGCTGGATTGTACTAGGTTTAATTGGTGGAATGTTCCGCAATTCTAACAAATCAAGTTCAACATGACATATAAAACTCTTAAATTTATACGATTAACTATGTTTTTTGTTTTTGTAGGATTTATTCCAGGTATTTTTTGTTGGTTTGTATTTGATTTACCACTGTTAAAAACCATGGTGCTTGGATTGTTTGTTTTAAATATGGTTTTATTAAAAACCTTTATTCTTTCATATGTTGAAGATTATTGGTATAATAACAAAAAATGATCATTGTAATATATCTTTGTTTAGTGCTAGGTGTCTTGTTTATTATAGCAGTTTTAGCAATGTTGTTAGGTATTTTAGTTGATATCTGGATTCATAAATGACAACTACAATTATATATTTTATCTGTGTGTTTATAACTTGGTGTGTTATTGATATTCTATAAATCAGTTGCAACCATCTTCCAACTCTGCTAGAGTTCCCATATGCCAAAAAAATCTGAAATGGTTGAAGGCTATCTAAAACCAAAAAAAATCTTTCTTGAGGGGTATAAATCTCAAGTTGAATCTGGGTGTAGACTTCTTGATATTCCTACTCAATGTTTTTATGAAAGGGATATTCCAAGGCTGGTTAAGTCAGGCGAAATGACACCCTTTACTCCAGTTAAAGGAACTGTAAAAACTGTTAGAACCTACTTTCACCACGTAGGAATCAAACAACCTAAGAACGTTGATATTCCTGAAGAACTCCGTACCATGAAGTTTTGTGGACGTAAGTTCTATGACGGAATGACTCTTGGTAAAATCAGGAGAATGCCAGAGAAGGAACGTTCTAAGCTATTCATCAAAGCAAGAGATATTCAAAAAGCTTGGAGTGGATCAAATGCTGCTGATGATCTTTTACAAAACACAGGACTGTTTCCTGATAGCACTCCTGTGTTTTGTTGTGACTACAAAGAGAATCTTAACGAAAACTATTATTGTCATGTTAGAGAAGGAAAAATTATAGACAATGTTGATCAGAAAATTGAAAAATTTATTGAACAAGCAATTAAAACTTGGACAAAGAATGTTCATTCAGCATATCGTATTGATATCGGCGAAATAAACGATAAACTAGTAATCACAGAACTAAATGAAGTTTGGTCAAGTGGAAGATCTGTTTTCTCTAAAATAGAACAGAACTGGGATCACTTTGATTATTATAATCCAAAAAGACAAGAACTAGAAAAAAACTGGCGTAACAAAACAAACACCGAAGCTGTTCTTCTGCTTTTGGCACGTTGGAAAGATTTTAAGCTAGTATGAGTGAACTGTTACAACACACTGTCTGTTACACAAAACATTCTTTTTCTAATTTTGAACCCAAAGATCCTGTTCTTGAGATGATTTATAAACTGTGTCCATTGTTTGGATTAACATTTGAACAAACAGATGGAACAGGAATTTGTTCTGTTATAGGATATCACAACAGCACAGCTTTAGCCTGCCCAATTATCCAGATTAAGACAAACCAGATATGTTTTACATTTGGGTATAACTTTGATCATTGGACTGTATCTTATCAAGGTCCAAAGTTTAATCCAGAACCCATGAGTTGTTTAACCTACAATGGTTTGGAGCATACAGGACATCCTGATATCAGTTATATAATGCCAAAAGAGTTAGTGTTTAAGAATATCAGTAAAACTAACACTTCTAAGTTTACTGTTGAGATAGGTAATAAATTCAACTTATACATGTTCGTCTGGTTGTTAACAAAACAACTGAAATTACACTAAATCAGTTGCATCTACCTCTGGAACCTGCTAAGGTTCATCTATGTCTACCAACAAGAAGATTCTCGTGGGAATGTCTGGTGGTGTGGATTCTGCTGTTGTTGCGGCTATTCTTGCAAAACAGGGGAATGAAGTCATCGCCTATACTCTGAAACTTCTTGAATCTTTTTCTGTTGATGAAGAAGGTGAAGAGGATAACACCAAGGGATGTTGTTCTTTTGAAGACATCAAAGATGCTACTCGTGTCTGTGACAAGATTGGTGGAATCAACCACGTTGTTCAGAACTGGAAGAACCAGTTTTATCAGACTGTTATCAAGCCTTATATTGATGGTGCTCGTGAAGGTGTAACTACCAATCCTTGCATCACCTGTAATTCTTCTATTAAAATCCCTGTTTTGATGGCTGTTGCTGCAAAACTTGGATGTTCAAAAGTAGCAACAGGGCATTATGCCCGTGTTTCCAGTGATGGAAAACATATCATGCGTGCTGCTAATCTCAAAAAAGATCAATCTTATTTTCTCTGGGATCTTACTCCCGATATCATCTCACGTCTTGAGTTTCCTCTTGGTGAAGTTTCAGACAAAGAAGATACTCGGGAAATGGCTCGTGAGTTTAATCTTCATATTTCTGAGAAGAAAGATTCAACCAATCTCTGTTTTCTAAAGGGAGGAACAAAGGAAGAGTTCCTTTCTAAGAATGGCGTAGTATCTGAACCTGGGAACTTCGTTGACACCAACGGAACTATTCTAGGAAAGCACCAGGGATATACAAAATATGTTCCTGGGCAACGTACAGGTTTGAACTCTAGCAACGGTGCAAGGTTTGTTCTTAACGTAGTTGCAGATACTAATACTGTTGTAGTAGGCGACAAGTCTACTGATGGAATTTCAACCGTAACTATTAACAAAGCTAAGTGGGTTGATGGAACTAAGCCTTCACTTGATGCTCTTGAAGGTGTTTGCAGGTATCATTCTGCACCTGTTGGAATCAAGTCTATCACTGAAAACTCTGATAACACTTGGACAGTTGAGTTTAATACTCCTGTGTTTGGTATCACCAAAGGTCAACATCTTGTGTTTTATCAGAATGACTGCGTGATGGGTGGTGGAGTGTTTGTTTAATAATATAAATGTAGCCCATCTAGTTCCAGGTAATTTAATTCTTTATTGTGAAGTAATACATGTTGTTTTAACTCAACCAACCCGAGGATTGGGTGATTATACCAGTTATTGGTTTTTTCAAACATTGAACTCAAAATAACTCCCACATGATAATATTAGGCAGCTATTTTAAAGTTCTATGTTAAGAACTGTATTAGCTAAAAATTTAAAACCCGGAATGATTATCAAGTGTGGGTTTATGGTATTAACAATCAACAAAGGTATTACTGTCTGGTTTTTAATGGAATATGAGATTCAGAAAAAATATATCCTTAAGTGGGAAGTACGCCAAACAATCTAACAAAAAAGAAAAACAACGACAATGACATTCTACATCCTAGTGCTAAACGGTCTGTTTTATGTTGAAAATCCACAGGAAAGAATTTCTTTCTATGCTCTGGACTATGAAGATGCCTATGACCGTATTGAGTTTGAACTAGAAGAAATGGTTGACAGTGGTTATATTCCAGTTGAAACCAGTGTTCAGGTAGTTGAAATGTTCCTTCCTTTCCCACTATGACTAGAGCTATCTTAGCAAGAGATCTAAAATCAGGAGATATTATTAAATGGAACAATTCCTTGATGTTGGTTTTAACTGAAGAAATGGGAAACAATCAAACCATAGTATTTCGGTTGTTATCTGGTACTAAGATTAAAACTCAAACATTCTGGAAGGATGTAGATCTAGTAAATGTCTATGATCCAGCACTGGTTGATCTATGGCAGTAAAAACTATTCACCCATCACACCTAAAACCTGGAATGGTAGTTGTATCAAACAACATTTTGCTTATTTTATTGGTATTAATTCCTAGAGATATTCATTTTAAGGAATATTTTATTGGTTTTAGATGCTTAACATTAAAAGGTGTTGTAGGTTGGGTATGGGATTTAGAAGAAGATCTAGTACAGATACAAGTATGAATTACAACAAATCAGTTGCATCTCCCCTCGGAACCTGCTAAGGTTGGATCGTAGACCACCACCAAACGGAGTTGTTATGGGGACTGGTAAGCGGTTTTTGGATCTTGCTATCAGAAAGTGTAGAGAGCACAAGTTTGATTCCGCGATGGAATTTACTCTGTGTGCTATTCTCGTGAAGAGTGGACGTGTTCTGTCCATTGGTTTTAACCGTTCGGGTTATTCAGCAATGATGACAAAGCACAAACACCACGATGGTGTTTGTTCCGTACACGCCGAAGTTGACGCTTTACTTCAGGCAAGAATGTGTGGTGTTACTGACGCAACCATCTATGTTGCCCGTGTTCGTAAAAAGGGTGATCTTGGATTGGCAAAGCCCTGTCCTATGTGTCAGTCAATTCTCCATGAACAGGGTATCAAGACTGCTTTCTTTACCTTGATTGGTTCAGATAATGCGTTTGGTACCCTTAACCTTCGTATTCCTCCAACCTTCAAGAGAATGGGATAACAGTGAAATATATCATCAAAGATCTCTATAAGCGTTTTCTTCTACTGTTTGTTTTAACAGTTCGTTCTGAACAAAGGAATGAAGTAGAGTTCAAGCATTTTCTTTGTCTCTACTTTTTAACAGTGAGCCATCATACAAAATTCTTCTCTGTTACCTGGAGAACAGGTCCAGATAATCTTCATGATGGTTTTGGAACAAGTTTTGGTAGGTTTTTTGATAACGCTTTTACTTTAAGTGGTATTGGTGTGAGCAAACAACAAGATACACAAGGATGTTTGACTCCTATAACGGTTGTTTCATAGGTTAGTGTAATCCTATTCATATAGGAAGAGGAGAGGGGTATATGTCTTCAGATCTGTATATTGATGGTTTTGTTAGTTCAGATAGAACTTATGATGAAGATAATATTGAAACCAAATGGATTGGTCATCTAGGAACTTGTACTTACTTTGGTTTTCACCTAACAGATAGAATCAATGATTATCGTCATAGGAACTGTCTGAGATATTCAGAAGTAAAGTTTTTGACTGATGAACAAACAAGTGAAATCTATTCCGATTATTATAATCAACTACGTAGGTTTCAAGAAAAATTAGGCAATGATCATTGTAGTTGTAATCAACCAATGTCTGATGAAGATGTTGAAGCACTTGTTTCTATCTTTGATGGTCTGGATAAACACTGGCAACATCTAAACAGTTTAACAGATAAAGAGTTTGATGCTCTTGGTTATGCATATGTAAGACCAACTCCTGAGAAAGTTAGGGAGGATATCTTTTCTGGTGAAGAGATCAGGGATAGTTTGGTTGATATGATTGGCTTTTACTGGAATACAAGGTGTGACTGACATGAATCAAAGATATTTCAACGGTACATTCATCTGTTACAGGGTTCCTAACCCACAGAATCCCAACAAAACAAACACAGTGTTTTATTTCTGTTGCATTGATGGTATTCCAGCTAATGTATCAGAAGAGGTTTGGGAGAACTGTAATCCTGAACATCAATGTCTTAGAGTAACCATCTCTCCTACCAAGGGATTTATTAGAGAATGGTTTAATGGTGCTAATGAGGCTGTGATCAATACTCCAGCTAATCATTTTCAAACAACAAACATCTGGGGATAGGATAGTTATGAATACTACCAGAGTGCAACCCAATTACAATCCCAACACAGATCCAATTGAACTTGCTGTTATGGGTTTTGTGTGTTTGTTTGCGTTGTTCTCTCTGTTCTTTGTAATGATTGAACAGTGCAACTAGTCTAGGACTGTGTTAGAGTAGGGTATCAAATGCACGGTAAATACTCAACTCTTGTACTTCAATCAAAAAACATAAAAACTGGTCTTGTATCTGCTACCTATTCCTCTATTGATGCAACCTGTCCTAAGTCTTGTCCCTTCATGGGAGAAGGTTGTTATGCGCAGATAGGAATGGTAGGAATTCACACTGTCAGATTTAATAAAAAATACCATAGAGCTCGCTCTGTTGTTACCCCCGAAGACGTAGCAAGGGAGGAAGCAGTTTTAATTAAAAAGGCAATCTGTGAATCTAAAAACAACCTTCCTCTCCGTCTTCATGTGGCAGGAGATAGCAGGACAAACAAAGCTGCTAAACTACTAAGCAACTCAGTTAAACACTGGAATCAACCTGTTTGGTGTTATACTCACGCTTGGAGGAATGTTCATAGAGAGTCATGGGGAACAAAGGTTAGTATCCTAGCTTCCTGTGAATCTATAACAGATGCTAAGATAGCAATGAACAAGGGATATGCGGTTGCAATAGTAACTCCTCCACATCCTTCTCCTAAAGCTTATATGCAAGATGGGGTTAAAGTTATCCCCTGTCCAGCACAAACCCATGACAATGTTACTTGTGTTACCTGTAAACTATGTTGGAATGATCAGAAACTCCTGAAACAAAACGCTGTTATAGCTTTTGAAGCTCATGGAGTTATGAAACGTAGAGTATTGAATGTACTACAATGAAAATAAGAAAACAGATCCAAGAGATAAAACCTGGAGACTTGGTTTATTCTATCTTTGATAAAAGTTACTTAGTGTTAGACAATAAATTTATTGGATTGTCTTGTTTTAACAACGAAATTTTTAAAATGATCTGTCTTTCTGCTAAAGGAAATATTGTGGACATACAAGCTAACGCAGATAAATGTTATACTCTTTTAAATGATAGAAGTTAAAAAGATATCCGAGTTAATACCTGGAGATTTAGTGTTTATATATAACAAATTTCTTTGTATTCTATTATCAAAAAAAACTAACACTGTGAAAAGTCTTACTATTCCTAGCTATGAAACTACAGGTTATGAACTAACATGTTTATGGCCCACAACTTTAGTTAAAACAACTTTTCATTCTGGGAATAAAGATATTCAGGTTTTAAAATGATTTCCTATAAACCAACAGCTAAAACAGTTCCAGGTGATTTAATATTTGTTAAAAATAGATTTTGTGGAATGCTGATGTCAAAAACATCAGAAATAAGTCAAGTTTGGGGACAAGTAGAAACAATCTTTAAACTAACCTGTTTACATCCTGTAACTGGAATTACTGTCGTTAGTTATGCTTTTTATTCAATTCAGGTATTAAAATGAAAACAACTCTAGAACCCGTATATCAATGTGAAACTTGTAACAACAGATCACTGGACAAACATCAGATTGAACAGTGTGAAGCTAAAGGAAACCTCTTTGTTGGAAGAAAAGTAATGTTAAAAGAGTACCTAACCACCTGTAATATTATCAGTCACAGCACTGAGTTTATGAACGGACACAAACCTTCAGAAATAACAGTACAATTCCCTTGGCAAGTATTACCAACTAAGATCTATCCAAACACTACCTGGGAATTTGTTAGTTACGCTGGAACATGGTAATGATAGGAAGCATTATAACCAATCTTGGTACAGCAACAACGAGTAACCGAAGCATTATAACCAATCTTGGTACAGCAACAACGAGTAACCAACTTGGTATAATTTTAGACAGGACTTTTGTAAGAACAAATGTTTACCAAGTTGATGTTTATCAGAATATTGTCCTTCTATCAAGTGGTAAAATAGTTAAATTAACTTTTGTTGATGCTGCGTTGGATGTTTTAACTGAAAGATATTAATGGTTGGAATAATCATAACCAATTTTAGTGATGGATTAAGAGACAATCTAGTTGGTATAGTTCTAAGTCAAACTTTTGTTGGGAAAGGTCGGATGTCAAATCAAGATATCTGGCGTATTGTTGTTCTTTTATCTGATGGTAAATTGTTTGAACAAGTGTTCACTGAACATTTGTTAATGATGTATAACGTTCTAAAATCCAAAGAAACGGAATAATAAACCAATGCCCTATCAAGTCTGGAAATGTAGTATTTGTGACAAAGAGTGTGAAACAAAAAAAGAAGCTGTTAAGTGTGAAAAACAGAAGGTAGATCCACCACAACACAAGGTAGGAGATGTTGTTTTGGTTAAAACTGAGTACGAAAAAGAACCACATGGTATTATCCAAGAAACTGTTGAGAGAACAGTTATAGGAGTTGAGTTAGGTTGTTCCCCATATGCTCCTAATGGTGGTATGCATGACTGGTATGTTATTCTTAATGAAGAGATATCAGAGCTTCTAACAGATAATGAAGGCAATGAATACCTTGATACTACAGATCAGATCTTAGAACACCGTGCAACTAAAAAACCATGAAGTTCCTCTATACTAATCCAAGAGACATAAACCTTGGTGATATAGTAATAAATATTCAACAAAGTAAAATCTGGATAATTCTTAACAAACAGCCTACAAAACATGAAAACCTACATATGTTTTCATACATGAGTTTTGATGGCAAGGTTAAAGTTGATATTTTTGGACAAGAGATTAAAGTATTAAACAATGGCAACAGTTAAATGATTATATCATGTTGCAACCTCCCCTCTAACGTGCTAAGGTAAAACTATGATCAAATATCATTCTCATCCTGTGTTTGTATCATTGCTTGATGCTATTGCATATCATCAAATCAGAACGGAGAAATCTGCTGATTGCCTGTTTAATTCAAAGTGGCTCTATGACATTTTGATGAACATGTGTGAAACAGAAACAGAAGAAGAGATGATGGAACAGAGAAAAGAATCATTCATGTTTGCTGTTCAAAAAACACAGGAGATTGAAGGTGTTACCTTTTCTCAGATTGAAGTTAACAATAAACTATACTGGACGTGGAACTATAATGGCTAACAATGACTTGTTAAAGTTTGTAAGAAACATATCCGATACTTTTAAATCAGATCCTAGTGATGAAAATGAAACCTACTGTGACTGTGTTGTTAGAACAGTCCAAGATTTAGTTAAAACTGGATCTATTATCATATCTAATCAACCTGGATATGACAAAGCAGTTAAATCTTATTGGAGTTCTGGCAAACCTGCCACTTATGATAGTTCCTATGAAGGCAAAGCAGCATATATGAGAGATGTTGTTGCTTACGCAGAAACAGGTAATGATCAAGAACTAATTCTTGAAGCTGTGATTGATGAACTAGATCTATTGCTACAAAACCCGTTGCAACACCCGCTGGAACCTGCTAAGGTTGGGTTGCAAGTCAGTCAACGATCTAACAAGGGAATCTAAATGATTTTCAACATCGCTCTTCATCAAATGGTTGGCAAGAACAACCCAAACAAGGTTCTTGAATACAAGAAGGCTCTGAAAGCAGCTTTTCTAGATGATGATATTCCTAATGCTCTTTCAGAGCAGATCTTTAAGCAGGCTTATGATGGTGCGGACGGCGTTTATATAAATCTTGAGGAGAATTATGAGAAGCTGGCAACCCTTGTCAATTCTGCTTTTGCTTATGGTTGCCAGCATGTAGTTCAGAAATTTTAACATGACAATCACAACCAGACATATCAACGATCTTCTTTCTGAGTTCAATGTCTACGTGATGCCTGATGGAACAATTCTAACAACAGAAGACTCTGATATTCCAGGGGCTTTTGAAGCTCTGGATACTCTGAGAATGGGGATTAAGACAGTGTTTCAGGAAGTGAAAGGTCAGATTCTTACAGAACTTTCACTTATGGGACAATTCCGTATGATTACTTCAATGTCCATTCATCTAATTCATGGTGATGGTTTCTATCATCATTTCTAAGGAAAAATATCAATGATCATCGTAAAAAACTTGGTAATGGATAGTCCTCGTGTTGATGCTGTTGATGAGAAGACAGGGGAAACTCTGTTTACTATCAAGATCTCCAAGGAAGGTTTGTTTCTGTGTGTTGGTTCTATTAGTGAGGTATGTATCAACGATCAGATTCCAAACTTTAGCTTTGATCTTCTGGTAGCTATCATGCAACTTATCGTGAACTGGTATCAAGTTCCTGAGTCTGTTAAAGTAAATCCTAGCAACAAGGTAATGTCGTGAATAACAATAAAACGAGTTTTCCAACTAATACATTACTTCCACATTCAAACAACCTTGGTATTCCAATTGTTGAAGGAGTACGTATGTTTTATGATTCCAGTATTTGAATCTAAAAAAGAATCACAAGAATTTTTTGATCAATCTGCAAAACTTTACATCAAACAACATGAATAACACAAAAACAACTACATCAGAACGTCTCAAATGTCTGTTCCTCATCAAAGGGAACAAAGCCTATGTCAACCTAGCATTCTATGCTCTTGACTATCTGAAATATCATAGTTTTCTAAGAGCATGGATGAACAGAAAGGGAATGATGGTTGAGTTTGAACTAACCACCTCTCCAGAGAAAGTAGAAAACGTTCTTCTTGCTATTGGAATGCAACGTGGATTGTTTAACGAAGAGAACCAACAGTTTCTTGCAACATATCAAGCTGCTCCAATGCAGTATGAATCAAAACTGGACTGACATCATGTTAAAAGAAGTATCAAACTGGTTTAAGATCCTAAAGGCAATCAACCAAGGATTGATCATTGATACTAAACACTTCTCTATAGCAGACAGACGCGGTTGTTTGGTTGATTCAACAGGTAAAAACTGGTGGATCTATAACATGAGAGATGATGTCTCAGTTGATAACATCATCAATTCTATCAAGAAATAAATAAAAATCTGTTGCATCTCCGCTCGGAACCTGCTAGTGTCGGGTTGAGGGCTGAACATGGATAACAATAAAATCCGAGATTTCAACAAACTCAAAATCATCCACGAAATTACAACTCTCCTGCTTTCTTCAAAACGGAAGAAGTTTTTCTATTATTATCCCACGGTTTTTTCTGGGAGTCGCCATTTTGTGGAAGAATTTCTTCATGAAATCGGATTTCAAATTGATGAAGATCGTAGTGGTGTGAAAAAGACAGGCCCCGATACTTTTCAATCGTTTTTTGTTTTTAAGCGTCTATAACAAACAAACCAGTTGCAACCCACCTCTGAACGTGGTAGAGTCAACCCATCATGGAAGAAAACAACACCATCAGGGTTGCACACTTTAGTGACCTTCACGGCATGTGGAGGTTCATTGAACAAAAACTCCCTTATCTGGAAGATCAGAACGGGGAAGTAGAACTTCTCATCAACACAGGTGATTTTCTTCCTAACATCGGTCGTCCTGTTAATCCTGAGCAGGAGATGGAGTTTCAGGCAAACTGGTTCAAGCAGAACAAAGATGGCATGTTTGCTGCTTTTGGTAACAGACCTATTGTTACCGTAGATGGAAATCATGATTTTCTTTGCCTTGGTGATCTTCTCAAGGAGAATGATTATCAGGGTGAAGTTCTTATCATTCGTCCTGGTGAGATTGTTAGCTACAAAAACAAAACCTTTGCCGGATTCAGTGAAATTCCCTATATCATGGGGGAATGGAACAGAGAAGTTCAGGGAGAAGAACTAAAGCGCCTGAGCCATTTAACGCTTCAGCAGGGCGCGGAAATATTGCTAACTCATGTTCCGCCCGCTGGAATTCTTAGCGGCCCTTATGGGGCTAATGAGCTGACTAACGCTTTGTTCTATACTGAGCATAATACCAAGGTTCATATGTTTGGTCATGTCCATCCCGCGGGTGGAATGAAAATTATTGAATGCGGTATGTTTTTTAGTAACGCTGCTTGTAGCATTAGTATCATTGAGATCTAAAACAATGCAAACAAAACAACAACTTGAAATAAAATTTGATTCTGATTATTCAAAACTTGGTATTTATTTTGAGGGAGAATACATTGCTTATATCCCTCAAAATCTAGACTGTTTTGAACTGTTGTATATCATGATTGTTATTTTGAACAAGTTAATTTTAACAAAACATATATGAGACTTAAAACAAAACAAGAAATAACCGACTTAATAAACAGTGGTCTTGAATCAGAAGAAATAGGAAACCTGTATTACAGTGAAGATCATCTGGGACATCACATATTCTTTGATTATGATGAGTTCAGTGCTCAACAACCAAACCACTTTGAATCAAAAGCTATTTTAGAACAGAACTTAGAACAAGTATATGATCAAGAAGGTGGTGATGGACAGTTAATCACCAGAACTTTCTGGATTAAACCTTATCAGATGTATGTTACTGTTGAAGGAACTTATTCTAGTTGGGAAGGTCATGATTTTTATGATTGTTATATCTCTGAACCTTTCTGTTTTCAAGAAGTAAGATATAAAAAGAAAACTGAACAATGACAAACACCGTACATAATATTGAAATTCCTGTTGCAACTCTCCTCCGACTGTGGTAGTGTTGGATTTAGAAGAGAGGGATCAACGACCATGAGTAGTTCATTTTTGGATCAAATCCGTTGGCAGATGAAAGATCCTGATGTTTCTGGGATCACTCCTGAAAAGATTCAACAACTGGAGGATCTGAACAACAGAACCAATAATGGTCGTGGTAGTTCTGTTTGTAGGAGTGTTCTTGCATTCCTCAAGAGGAATCAACTGGAACTTGGAGCAAGGTACTGGTCAAATGAATACGGGACAGTTCATCAATATCCAGAACTTATGAACTTCATGAATGATCTGTTCCAAACCAACTACTACAAGAAAATGTTCAATGACCCTTCTGTATAAAAACAAACCAGTAGAGATTCTATCTCCAAGACCAATGGGTAGTTTCTATGATTACAACGTCCGTATCATTAAAACTGGTACAGTTGTTGCAGTGAGAAAACATGAGTTACTCCAAAAAGACTAGTAAGTTCAACAAGAAACTAGCTGGAAAAACAGTCAGGGTTTAAGAAAAAGAATCTGGACAACTATTCCTGATTAAAATCATCAGTGTAAAACGTGGTTGTAGTCCAGGTAATATTATCTGGCCTGAATTTGCACAAGTGTTTACAGTTAAAAGAGATGGTAAGATGGCTAAACAGCCATACAACCAAATCAGAACAGTAGTTAAACAGAATTGGTATGTAAACTATACTGATGAAAACAATGAAATCTGCGAACAGTTCCTAGAAGAATCTACTCTAAAGAAATTCATCAAACAAAAACCATGAACCACACACTAGAACATTATCTAGCACTATCTGAACAAGAACTTGAAACTCTCAGAGGTTTGTTTAAACGTCTACCTGCTTTCAGTGAAAGTAATCCCTGTACAAAACTGGAAGAAGAATTATTAACTCTGATCTTTGAACACAGAACAAACGAACAATGACTAATAAAAAACGCTGGAATCCTGGCAACATGTTTGGTGATATGGACTCTGATCTAACCAAACAACCACACTATAACCTTGCTGTTGATATTGGACAGTTTGTTGTTGAACTAAGTTCTAAACTAAAAAAACTGGATATTTGGGAAAAACACCTAAAGTTTCTTGAAGAAACAAAATCAGTAGACAACTGGAGTTTTGCTTATGCAGAGGCAGTGTTGAGAAGCCGACAAAATTCATTGAAAACAATTCAGTTTTATACTGATATGCCTATTCTTCTTGAATTTGCACCTAACCTGTTTGTGAAGTATGGTGTTGAAATTCTGTCTGTTCACAAACATCCCAATGCTCCAATTGATTATCTATCAGATGGAACGTGTACAGGAAACACTAAACCTGAAAACTATAAACTAGCCCGTAAACATGAAGTTGAAACCAGAAACTGGTGGAAATGTAATAACAAGAAAGAAATGTTAAACTAAAATGCATCCTAGAATTAAATTTTTAATGATTTTACTAACTGCATTATTTATAGCAGTCCCCTTTACTGTTATGTATTATAACCGTCATAACTCTGTTAAAAACAACACAGTTGCAACCCACTACTGTCCGTGCTAATGTCGGACCATAGATCAACAAATGAGAAACCCAACAAATGAAAAATTCCAGATAGGACAAAAGTATTCATTTCAAGACTGTCCCACAATTGTTTATCAAATTCTTAAAGTTGAAGAAAATGATAAAATCATTAAAATGATGAGAATTACTAACGGCGGCGGCATTTTTGCTGATCATCCTTGGTATGTTCCGTTTTCTGATATGGATCTTTTTGTTAGGGTGGATCAATGACTCCTATCATCGTTGATAGTTTTGGTATGTTCCTTTCTGCCATTCAACGGGGAGAATCCTTTGTTGATTCTCCTGAAACTTTCTACTGGTTCGGGTGCCCCCTGAACGATTTTGCTGTTGAAAAAACCTGCAAAAACAGAAACATAACCCCAGAAACCTTCAACAAAGTAATGGATATTCTCCTTCCTGCTTTTCAGGATGGACGTGTTTGGTTCAGTGAATACACTGATGAAAGTAAGTTCCAACTTCAACGGGAATATTTCCAAGATTTCCTTGACACGGTCTCATCTCGTACTGGAAACTCTCGGATTGTTTTTGAGCGTTTTGCCAACAAATATTGGGAAGCACACCTCATTGTTCCTGTAATGTGTGAACTTCTAAAAGAAAACGGTTGGCAGGTTTCCTATCCATTCAGGAGATACTAAACCAATGAGTGATTATTATCAAGGTGAACACGGCAAACAACGTTGGTTAAGCAAAAGTATTGAACAACGTGCCCGATTTTTAACTGCTCTTTATCATAAACCTGATAGTTGGGTTCATAAAGCCACTGGTCAAATTTTCTTTGTAGAAAAAATAGAACTACACTATGTCTCTCTGTCTAATGAAAGAAAAGGGGTTGTTTGTGATACCTGGAAAACCAGTGGTCATAGTTTTGAAGAGTTTACCGATCAACCTGAATGGTATCTTTCAGATGTTTGCTTGGTTCCAGTGGATGATGAAACCATTCAGTATTCACTCCAATATGAAGTGATGGAAAAAAGATTTAGAACTGAAAAAAACACTGAATATTTCTTCAAGGGTGAACAAGGTAAGAAACGTTGGTTAACTCATAGTCCACAACAACGAAGTTTGATTATACAAATTTTCAACCGTTCAGAAACGGTTAAATACCGCACTAAAACAGGTGAAATCCTTGACCTTGAATCTGTTGAACTAAACTATCTGTCTCTAACAGAAATAGGACATGATAATCCCTATTGGATCAGTAAAGAACTGTTTAAATACATGCCTGATAATACTGAGACTGAATGGTACCTGCACGACATCTATCTAATTCCAGTTGGATCAAATAAAATCAAACATTCAATTCACTTTGGAGAAGTAACGGAGATGTTTAATCAATGACAGACATTCAACTTTCCAGTGGTAAACGTGGTGATAAACACATCAAAAACAGAGGTAAAGCTCAGATTGAATACATGACCTGGGCTCTTGAACAAAAACCTGGAATTCAATATGAGGGTTGTGATGGGAAAGTCCACACTCTCAAACAAGTTCTAGTTAGCTACGGGGTGTTTGATAAAAAAGCTAAGAATTCAGGAGATTGGGATACTTCTGATACTAAACCAACAGATCCAACTGTTAGCTGGTTTATCTATGACATTACTTTTGTATCAACAGATGGCATCAGTTGTTTTAGTTCTGGAGGTTGTTTTCAGCCACTAGGAACAGATTGGTAAAATCATGCCTGACAGAGAAGATTTCATTGTTAGTTTCTTAAATCTATGTACCTTCCTCGGTTATTTCTTTGTCATGGTAGGACATGGAGTTCTTTGGTGTATTTTAACTGGTAACAACTATGTTGGAACATCAATAGGTGTGGTTTATTTCTTCTGGTTTGGATATCAACTTTTAAAAGATTAACACAAAACGACGAGTAAAACAATGACAACTAAAATCTATTCCCCAGAAGATTTCAAACGTGATAACCACGAAGCAAAAGTAAAAGCTGAAGGTGCAAAACTAAAAGCTCAAAAAGAATTCCAGGCTAAAGTTGAAAAACTTGTTGAAGAGTTTAATGTTCAGGCAAAAGATATTGCAGAAGATCCATTTCATGTTCAGCATAAAACCTTTCCTGTTATAACTGATACAAAAGAACTAGCTGTTGAACTAGCATCACGTCTTAGTTCTGTTGGATGGAAAACAACAAAGCCAGTTTTGTTTGATGATCTAGCAATGAGTCACTGTAAACATCAGTTCTGGGTATCAAAACCCTAAAACCAGTTGCATCTCGCTCCGTAACCTGGTAGTGTCGGGTTGTCAGTCGGGCACCACAACCAACAGAACCAGGAGTACCATTTAGTTATGGCCCTGGTTGTTCTGTGGTAATCTACAAACAAAAAATCTCCAACTTCATCATCAAAAAGGACTGAAACACCATGACAATCGGCATTCCTCAGATCGGTGACAGTGTTCCTTGGAATGAGATTCCTGAGTTCTACAACGATTCTTATCATCGTGAATTTCCTCCTCCTGATGGGATTGTTACTGATGTGTTTCTTGATAGCAACTACTGCATTGTTCAGTGTGATGGTTATTTTATCCATTTTGATCTTGATGGTAGTTCCTGGGATTCAACTGGACAGTGGAAGCGTGATTTTCAGTGGGGTTATCAGCGTGAACAGGTAAATCAAGAACAGGATGAAGTTCTTGATGGTTTTGCTGAGATGGGTTGATTTTCAAGTTGTTTTGTTTGTACATTTGCAGTAAAAAAACCATGAGTGAACCTAAATATAAAATCGGTGACAACGTAGTTCATCAAACCAAGATTTCTCTTGGTCCAATAGGAGATCCTTTTTCTGGTAAAGTAACAGGTGTAAACTTCTATTCTGGCTGTTGGAGGTATACAATTCTAGCAGCTAACAACAAAAGCCTTGTAGGCGCTGAAGAATTCTATATCACTAAACAATAGGACAATCATGGAACGTCTAACCAAGACAGGTTTTCCAGTTTCAACTAGTACATTCTGTTTCTGTCAGATCTGTGGTAAAGGAGCTATCACAGATATCTGCCACTATACAATGTGGCAAGAGATGGATGATAAAGATGTTCCTGAACCTGGAAACTTCATAGTTGTTTGTAAAGATCCAGCATGTAACAAAGTAGTTGATGATCATCCAAGAGGTTATCAAGAAGTCCCTTGGAGCTTGGGTGGTCCTGGTGCCTTCATGCTGACTTGTGGTGATTGTGAATACCGCCAAGGTTTTTCCTGTACAAATCCAGGGCTGACTGCTAACGGTGGTTCAGGACTTGAAGTTGGTTTTAGAAACATGTTCGTGGATAACATGATTTATTGTTTCAATGATGGTAGAGGTTGTAGAAAACCATTTGGGGACCGACCAGTTATTAGTTGTGTAGGAAACCCAAAATGATGATAGCAAATGTTAGTAGCATTGAGTTGTTTACTAGAATTCTAGATGGTGGTTTTACAATCAAATGTAATTGTGGTCATATTCACAGGGTCGTTGAACCTTTTCCGAAAACCAGAAAGCATAACAACCATGTTTAAAGTTGAAGTAGGTTTAGTTGGTATTGTTTACTCAGGGCCTTCTAACACTGAAGCTGAAACAACCTATGAAGAATACTGTGAACAGTCTCATAGTCTGGTTGGTAATGCTGCAAACCAACCTGTAACCATGTGGTTTATGAACGAAGTAGTTCACTCATATCAACCTGACTCAGATGATTTTGGAATTAGTGATTGCAATGACTAGAAACTATGCAGTAGTTTTGAAATTCTTTGATGGTTATATCCAGGTAATAGTTCGGGCCAAAAGTTTAGTAGAAGCAGAAACCAAAGTATTAGCAATCAAGCCTGGAAAACTACTCAAACTCTGGTTTGAACAAAACCCACCTAGTGTTGTAATGATTAGTACAGCAGATGAGGAACCTGTAACAAAACTATGAAAATCAATGCTAACACCAACTGTTTTGATGAACTAGAAGAAGCTATTACTCATCAATATGTTCTTCGTACTTCTGGATATGACTACAGTGAACGTGTAGTTCCAGAAAGAACAGATCTAGGAAATAGATTGGTTGATGCTGGAGTTTGGGATGGTGATAAACGAGATGATGAACGTTCAAAACTAGAGCTTGAAAGACAGAGTGAGCCTTATGAAGAACAATCTAACCATGAAGTTAAAGTTCTAACAACTTTCAATGTTTCAGGGCATCTTTATGCTAATATCTCAATCCCTGAGATTCCAGGTTCAGATTATTGGATTAGTATCTAACCAAAGTTGTTTCAGACAAACTCTGTTGCATCTCCCCTCTCAACCTGCTAAGGTACATCTATGAGTGCGAGATACTACTGTCCTCAAGCGTGTGATTCCCGTAAAGGGTGGGTTGATCTTCCCTCTTTGGCTTCAACCAAAGAAAAAGAAGCAGAAAAGAACGTCATGGAATGGCGGGAACAATCCCCCTCAAACAACACCCTCCAAACCCGTGTTATTCGTAAACCTCATGGATGGGAGCCCTGAACATCATGGAATTCAACAAATCAAGCCTGATTCATCGTCTCAAGCATATTCTCCAGATGAAGGGACAGATCGGACATGATCTGAAAGCTGGAGATGTTCACTACGAATCCATGTACGAGATCTTCGTAAAAGAAGGTGGAAGGGAATACAGGTTCATCGGAACTCTGGGTTTTGGAGGTAAGATCTATTACTCCATTTCCAAGGGATTTTGGGTGGATTGTTATCCCGAAGATCTGACAGATGAACGGGCAGAGACAATCAAAGAGATCAACAGGTCACTGGACATTCTCGCGAACAAATCCGACAAGTTCGGTTTCCTTCAACACTGAAAGCAATCATTACCATGCAAAACTCTGAAGAACTCATCAAATATACCTTGGGTCTGATGAATCAGAACATCAAGGTAGTAAACGAAAACAAGATTGCTGCCTATGAGCACATGGAAATGATGGAAGAAAAGTTTTCTTTCGTATTGTCTGAGGGTTATTCTGATGAAGAAACTGCCAGAGCTGAAAATGATAGGATTGAAGCACTTAAATCCTATAAAGATCTCTGTGATGAAGAAACTGCCTGTCTAACAGATCGTAATGCTTTTCTAAAAGAAACAGCATAACATGCCTATCAAAAAAGAAACATATCTCTGTTGTTCCTGTATGACTGAATATCCAACAGAACAAGAAGCTAGTAAGTGTGAAACACAACTGCCAGGAACACGTAGAGCTACGAGAATCTACAATCCTGATGAAATTTTAACAGTTAAATCATGGACACCTTGTGAAACCTTTGAACTGGTTACTGTTAAAGTAATCCGAACAGAAATTGGTCCTGCAAGCAGTGGCACTAGAGGTTTGCATGAAAACTACGTCATAGTTGATAAATGGATTGATATCCTAGATTACTATGACCACGCTAGAGACTGTTGGGAAACTGAACATACAACTAGAATTCCAGCTTCAAAAATTGATGATTGAATAATCATATGAGTTATCAACGTTTGATTTCTACAATTTCAGATCTATCAGTTCCACTTAAACCAGCACCATTCACACAACGGGTTGTTGCTTGGTTCTTTTCAACCTATGCTAACAAATGGAAATGGCATAGACAGAAACAAGGTGGAAGATGGGCAAGAATCTTTAAGAGAGAATTTTTAAATAAACCCTATCAACTAAAAGGCTGGGAACAGGTTCCCAAATGCATATTTCTGTTATATCCAGAAGGAACATTTAGTTATATAACTGGGGAATGCACTAAAGAACAATGTAACTGTGAAGTTTATGGTTCTTGATGATCTGGTGTATGATCCCAAACACTGTCTTTGAATTTAATGTTCTTGTTATACCAGATATTCATCTCTCCAAGATCTTCTTGGAATCCCTCAAAAGTTAAATAATCTAAAGCAGTCTGAGTGTCAATTTGTTTGACTACTTTGACTGTTTCTGGATCTAACAATGGTTCACCGTCTGAACCAACATCATACGTAATAAAAACAAACTCACCATCTGAGTTTTCTTGTAAACTCTCCACAGGCAGTAGTTCTCCCGTGACTATATATACCTCATCGTTAGCTATGGGTTTGATAAAAAGCTCCCAAAGCATGTGCTGAAAGTATTCCCTGCTCCCACCTGTTGAATATCTAGCACGGCTATGGTTAGGTGCTTGTATCTCATAATACTTCCCATATTTCTTAACAAAATAAACAGATAGACCGTTTTCTTTTGTTTTACCCCACATCATATCATTTCTAAATTCCGAGTCTAACCCTACCCTGCTCCTAGTAGTCTCATCGTATCTCCCAAATCTAATAAATAAGTGTGCTTTATTATCAAGCATCTCAGAGTTCCTGACTCTAGGGAGTGACTTGATGTAGTTGGAGTATTCCTCATGATCTTGTTCAAACAACCAGTTAGCTAATACCAAACTCATATCTTGTTAATTACTTCCTTGTTCTAAGTAGTTCCAGCAACTTACTAGTTAGTCAGTGTAATCCTATTCAAGTAGGAGAGGAGGAGGGGTAGGTTCTTATCAACGAATAAATAACTGGATCATACTCAACTTGTTCAGACAAACTAGTTGCATCCTGCCCTGTAACCTGCTAGAGTCATGGGTAGAGAAGGAACAGAACAATGCAGCACGTACTTTTTTCATTCAGTGAAAAAACTGACAATGAAACCCATTTCATCCATGAATGGGAGAACTGGAATGGAACTGTTCCTGTGATCGGAGACATTGTTGTTGTGAAGGTAAATAAATATTATAGACGAGGTGAGCCATTTCAAGAAACTTACTTGGTGGTTGGGAGAACCATTCTCTCTGAAACCATTACTGTGTGCTACGTAGAATAAAAGGAGTTAATTCAGCTTGTTTCAGACAAGTCTGATTTATTTCAGACAAACTCTGTTGCAACACCCGCTGGAACCTGCTAGAGTCATGTGTAGAGAAGGAGAACTGAGAAATGAAGACCGATCTGCTTTTCTGGTTCAAAGACTCAATCAGTAACACAACCCACTCTATTACAGAATGGGAAGATCCTCAGTTTATTCCTAACGTCGGGGATACTGTTGTTCTTGAAGTATTTGAACTTAATTCTTCTATCTGGAAGCCTTCTTTTCGCCGTACATATGTTGTTACTGGTAGACTCATCAATTCAAATGGTTGTGGCGTTGAAATCTTCGTAGAGTGATAAAGAAAGAACAAGTTCCCATGAACGTCATGTTTGGTTTCAGTGATCCTCACAAACAAGAAAACTATTCAATCAAAGACTGGAAAGGATACAACAGTCCTTTTCTTCCTGGTGTTGGAGACCGTGTTTGGATTGCAGTCTATAAAGGGGAAGAAGTGAGCGACAAAAGAAAATACTGCAAAGTAGTTGAACGTTCTTTCTATCCAGACGGTGATGTTTTTATGGAAGTTCTCTGGGGAGACTGACAACAACAAAGGAAACAATCTCAATGAGCTACATTCTCTGGATTGATGATCTTCGTGATCCCAACAACCATCACTACGCAAGAAAAGTCAATATGTATGCTCATAGGAAAAATCTTCCTGTGGTTTGGGTGAAAACCTCTCAGGAAGCAATCCAGTATGTTCAGAACAACGGTCTTCCTTTTCTTATGTCACTTGACCATGATCTGGGAATTCTGCTCAATGGTGTGGAGGATACCACCATGTATTTTCTCAAGTGGCTTGCTTATGAATATACGAATCTTACATCTGATAATTTTCCTATCTGGATGATCCATTCAGATAATGGTCCTGGTAGACTTAACATGGATAGTTTTCTTGCATCACTGAAGAAGTCAATGGAATAGAAATGACAACCATAAAAACAATCGTTGTTATGATCGTAGATGACAAAGAAGTAGCCTCATGCTGGCATCTAAACAAAACCTCTGAAGGAAAATATGAAATCCTTGGAGGAAAAGGAGAACTTGAGAATTACCTAATTGAATCTCTCAACAATCCAGACTATCAACTTCCTTCTTTTGAGGATAAGTGACCATCAGGTTTTCTTAGTCCTAAACCATCTTCGTTACTAGGAACACCTAGAACAAGAAACCTTTATATTCAATGTTCTAGTCCAATGGACAAGCAGAATTCAACTACAACGGTTTGATAAAAACTAAAGTTAAAACTCATGAAACTCAAATATTTTACTAGCTTTGGTGATATTAAACATCTGTTTGAATATAACTTCAACACTGTTGCAACAATCTGGTATTCTGATTCTCAAACAAAGGTAAATGTTCTAGTAAAAAAACTAGGTGATAGGTTTGATGAGATAATTTATGATAAACAGTGGATGAATAATCTAGCAAACATGTTAGTAGTTGAACATGTTGAGGTTAGTGATCAACCAAATTATTTATTGTTTAAATTTGATAAACTGGAGTAATAAAATGGAAATGTTTCCTTTTGATGATACTCTCTGGCTTCCAGTAGTTTCAAAAATCTCTGATGTTGGGATTTTAAAACCACCAAAGTTTGATGAAGAAAACAATATGTGGGTGTGTACATTTACACATAATGAAACAAAAGAAACCAAGAAAACTTGGGGCGATGATGCTCCAACTTGTATAATCAGATTGTTTAAATTTCTATTCCCAGGCATTAAACCCTGGTAAAACAGTTGCAACCTGCTCTGGTACCTGCTAGAGTTGGAACTAGGGAGTACATCACCATGTCTGTTCATCCTAAACACGCTTTGGAACGTGCTTCTGAAAGATATGGAATAGTTCTCAACAACCAGGATATTATCAACATGGAAAGGTTGATCATGGAGGGGAAAGACAAACCTTACTGGTTTATTCGGGATGGAATCAAAACCAGATTTCTTCCTCCTATTCATGATTTTCTCCGACGTGGTGATAAAAGTACCAACCAGCGGATTGCTGGTGAAGTGTATTACCGTGGTAAGTGGTTTATCTATATCTTTCGTACTTCTGTGAATGAGATTGTTACTCTAATGCATCCTAAAACCAAGTTCAACTCTGAGGGTTGTACTATCACCAAAAACCTGCACTAACATAAAAAAGAACACACAAATAATTGCTTAGTATAGTGTTTCAAGGTTTTTGTAAACAGGTTACTACTCACATCAAGATTGGAAACTATTGATCATGTTTATGGCAGGGGTGAGAAATGCAGGAAAACTTCAATCAACTTCAATCAGAGTGTTTGATGTAGTTGAGCAAGCTATTGAATATGGCAAAGATAAACCCTCATTCATGTATCAAGGGTTTATCTGGGAATTGTTTACAAACAGAAAACCCAAACTAATCTATTCCTTCTACAAAAAGAAATTCATGAAAAAGAATCATGTATAAAATTATCAGGTTTTATTCAAATCCTTCAATCCCTAATAGAACAGTTCAAACTGGCCTAACTCTAGAACAAGCACAACGCCATTGTTCCGATCCCAATTCCAGTTATAAAACCTGTACTACTAAAACAGGAAGAGCAAGAACAAAAGCTAATGGACCTTGGTTTGATGGATATACAAGACAATGACATATTGTTATGAATTTGAAAATCAATGTGATGGAGTTGAAAACATCTGGATAACCACTGAGAGCTTCTGGAATACTCACGGATATTTCTCCGATCAGGAAAGAGGTAAGGAATTTCCTCTGGCAATACAACACCTCCTAGTGAATATTAGTGAGGCATGTTTTGAACTACGAAAACCGTATACCAAACAAGAGTTTATTAACCTAGCCAACCTCTTAGGATGGAAACATGTTGGTGTTTGAACTAGAACTATTCCAGCATGTAAACAACCAACAGAAGTTCTCCGTTGAACTATGGGGAGATGATGTTCTTGATAAAGCTAAGTTTTGGTATGATACCATGAAACTAAATGGTCCTGTATATGTTACAGTTAAATCAGACTGTAACTGTATAACCAAAACACCTATTCAACTAAAAATACTTCCAGGTAATGTTTGGTGTACTAGACGTCAGTTGCATACCTGGACTGTATCAGTCTAATCAACTTTGTTTCAGACAACCCAACGATTAGCTGAACTAATCTCGTTGCAACCCTCTGTGAGTCGTGGTAGTGTCAGGTTGTCAGTCGGGCAGAGCAACAGAGGAACTAATTCAATGATCACTCCTGCACAGCAAAAGCGTATTGATGAGAAGCTCGCGCGTCAGGAACGAATCCGTAAGGAAGAGGAGAATCAGAGAATCGCAAAAGAAAAGCGGATGTCTGAAGAAACTCAACGTCTTCAGGCAATCGTAAGGTTTACCGAAAAATGCAATGGTATGGGAGATTTCAAGTTCTCCCATCACAGCATTCAGCGCGTGATGGAATTTAATGATTTTGGGAATGGTTACGGAGAGTTTTATTTTTCATGCGATGATAAACCTGTTGTTGGGTTTTCTGATATCAAGCGTATTTCTGAGTTCCTTGGAACTGAAAACATCAGCATCAAGACCAACTGCGTACTGATTTCTCTGGATGATGACGATTCTTATAAGAAGGTATATACCCTTTGTGTTGAAGTGGGCTGGATCTAACAAACCAGTTGCAACGTGTCGGAGAGTCTGCTAGAGTCAGGGTGTAGCAGGGCAGTGAGAGATAAGACACCAACCAACAAGAGGAAAACATCATGGAAACCACCACCATCCGTTTCAAGTTCAAGCACCAGAACAACGTTCGTATCGTGGAAACCTCTTCTGTCAATGGTTTCAAGGGGTGTCTGGAACTCGCAATTGGTGAACTCGGCTGGAGCAATCCTTCAATCGTGTGGTTCGTGGAGAAGAACTAAAACCAGAGTTGCAACCCTTCGGCGAGTGTGCTAGAGTCTGAGTGTAGCAAGGCAACCAACCTGGAGACAAGAATCATGCAGGTAAACATCAAGCACGGTTACTGGACTTATCAGGGTTCTGTCAGTGATATTGGTGAAGTAACCAACGTCAAGGTGTTCAACGGTCGTGAACCTTATGTTTCTTCTGAAGAGGAGCTCACCGAAATTCAGGATCTTCTCTTCTCTGCTTCTAAGGGATCACGGTTTGCGGGAATGACCGTAACCCTGACCTAGAGAGGAAACAACACCATGAAGATGGCAACTGGTCCTCCCTGAACTAACAAGAACTCAAGGCTGATAGATATATAAACACAAGCTGGGATGGTGGAACGGTAGACACCGGGGCCTTAAAAGCCCTTGCTCTGAAAAGAGCGTGCGAGTTCAAGTCTCGCTCTCAGCACTATATTCAAAACCCGAACGAACAAGGAGAAAAACAATGAGTCATCCGCGCGAAAACGTCATGGTCGTCACAGTTCTGGTTTTCTGCAATCCCGCAGACAAGTCTCAAACCTCCGAACACGCGGTTTACGGGGATAGAGCCTACGAACGGGTAAAGAAGGAAATGGCAGATCTGGGTTGGGAAATCAAGGAAGAATTCGGTCGCGCAGTAGAATTCCGGTAATAGTTTGATCATATGCAGGGAACCCTCTGGTTGGGGGAGCGACTCTTATAAAGTCGTCATGGTGGGTTCAATTCCCACTCCCTGTACTAATAAACCCTAAGTCGGTGGTTCAAATCCACCCTGGCGGACTAAACAAAAGAATAGAGTTGCAACCTGTCTCGTGACCTGCTAGAGTCTGAGTGTAGCAAGGGAGACAGACAAGATGACAAAAGAAAAGGAACTGGAAGTAGAGTGTACTTCATGTGGGTGTGAGCTTCTCATCACTCCAAGTCTTCAACCTGGAACTACAAAGAAGGGACACTGTTGGTTTTTTGGTGAATATGACCCTGTTCTGATTCCTCTCGGTTCATATCTCTGTGACTTCTGCGAAGATCACTTTCATAGAGATTAGATAGACTTGTGACAGTGCGGACCCAATGATCTTGGATAAGACGCTCCTTAACCGGAAGTTTCTTTAGGTGATCTAGCATCATCCCTCAACTAAGTCAAACTAGCTGCGACTGAGGTTGAGTGTTAAGAAACATGTCACAAAACCTCAATGGCGAGAGGGATACTTAAAAGTTGTGTGGTTTTAGCCCATCTAACCCACCAACTGCCATTGAACAATGCTCCCGTAGCCTAGTGGATTCAGGCGCCTGTCTTCTAAACAGGTCTACGTAGGTTCAATTCCTACCGGGAGTGCTAACTGCTAATCCTCATAAACAACAGGAGTCTGTTCAATGAATTACGCCCACGCTGTTCTGTCAATGGATCAATTCATGGCAACTGAGAACTTCCTTTCTCTCCCTGCTGAGAAGCGGATGAAGATTCTCCAGAAGCGTAATGTCTATCAGGTAAAGGCTGAAAAGGTTGCTTTCCTTCATGCTCAGGAAAAGGCACGATATGAAGCAAACAAGATCAGAGCTCTGAACATCGTAAACATCCTCAAGATGAGGGAAGGTCTTCAGGATAAACTTCGGGCTACACTTAACAAGTGTGTTCGGGTAAACTTCTGGAACTCACCCGAAGACGCAGAACAGAACGGTCATTCTGGGGTTGTTGAGATTGACGCTCCAATGTTGTTTAAGAGTGATTTCACTACCCTGAATGATGTCTTTGAAGATTATGATTTTGTTACTGCGGGGAATGATAGTTTTGTTGTTGAGTTCAAGAACAGTCAGATCTTTGATTGGGAGCTGTGAAACATGAAACCCACTACCTGTTATCCCGACTATGGTTGTTTCTGCACTGGATTGTGTGATTCAGCAGAAACCCTAACTCCTGATTGCCTTGACTGTCAAGGAGAAAAGAAAATCAACAATACTTGGTGTCGTAGTTGTGATGCAGCAGGTTATTATTGGATAGAACAATGGTTCCCCTGTGGAACAAACAACAAACAGTGCAATGATTAATAATAACAAGATTAGCTACTTTAAACAACTTGACGCATTCAGTCCGTTTACTAGTGAAGACAATGTTCCATTACTTTCTCTAGAAGAAAGAATTTTTCTTGATAAAAAACACTATCAAGTGGTTGATATCAATGAGTATGATGATTGTGTGATCTATACTGTAAAGCTCATTAAATGTACTGGAAAACCATGACCAAACAAGAATATATCTATGTGCTCGTAGTGTTGTTTCTAACACTGGTTACTTGTGTAACAGTTAGTATTACTGGAGTTGATGGTCTTCCAGTTCAAGTTCTAACTGTTCTTGTTTTTATAGCTCTGTTCAATGGTCAATACCTGATTAGTTTGGTTTTGAAGTATCTAAAACTATGGAAACATACGACCCAAGAGAACGTGCTAGAGAAAAACAAAGATCAAGAGATCAAGACGCTGAAGATCTAAGAACTGGAAAGAAAACTAGAGAACAGCTAACCAAAGAAAACTCACCGTTCTCAGGTTTAGTTCTAAAGGTTGATTTCACTAAAACAGGACTACCAGGATATAGGAAAACAAAATGATCAAAGATCTTCTCCCAGGTTATTCATTTCCAAGAATGTCTTGTTACAAGTTTGTTGAGGAAAACGCAAAACAAGGTTCAATCATTTTCACCTGTTTTAATGAAACAGGTAGAGTTGAGATTAGTTTATCAGACCTAAAACGTCTAGCGGAACATATCAACGCTGAACATCTTGCTGTTTCAAGAATTCACCTTGAAGACAACTACCATGGTGAATGGCAGATTGTAGTTAAATACCGTCTTTACTAACAAACCTGTTGCAACCTACTCCGCAACCTGTTAGTGTCGGGTTGTCAGTCAACCAGGAGTTATTCAATGACAAACAGAAACTCTGATAAGTCCTCTGAAACCGCAAGTCTGATCAAAAACATTCTTCAGGCGTTTAAAGATCAGGGTCTTGACGAGGGTACTTTGGGGAATTTTGAGGTGTTTCTGGAGTATTCAAATCTGGAAGATCCCAGCATTCCTCCCACTGGTCTTTCTATGACCATGATGGGAAAGTATATTCAGGGAAGTCTGTTTGCTCTCAATCTCGTTCAAAACTGGTGGTAATCATGGCTCAATCTCTGAAAGAACTTCTGGCATTCTCTGAAACTGCGGAGTACCTCACCCTTCCCAACAAGAACCAAGGTGCTATTCTTTCAAAGATCACACGTCTTCAAACACAAGAAGCTCATAATCTGCGTGAACAAGAAAAAGAGAAGGCAAGGATTCTTCGCCAAAAAGCAGAAGATGATGTTTTTAATGCTCTGAGAACCAAGAGCATTCAAGAAATCTCTTCTGTGATGAAAGGATTTATTCCGATCTATTCCTTCCATAATCCCGTTCCGTTTACTGTTAATTTTCTTAGAGGTAACAACGGAAACGTTACATTTAACTGTGATAGCGAGCCTCATTTCTCATACAAAGATCTTCGGGAACTTTCAAAGAGACTCGGGACTGATACCATTACCTTCTCTAGTAAAAAACACACCACCAGATATGATCTGGACTATGACAACAACTGGACGTTTACTATCTGTTTCCCTTGGAACAAGGGAGTGTAAAATAACTAAACATGGCTAAAATAGTACAAGAAGAAAGAAACCCTGTTATCCGTTGTTGTCAAGCTGTTGGACATAGAGTTAGAGGTTGTTTCTGTTTGTTTGAAGTTGAACCAGGAGATATTAAAACATCAACTGATAGTGATGGAGACACAACCCATTATTGTTATTGTCCAAACTGCAAAACAACTCTGTATCCAGCTTGGCAACTTCCAAACATCGGTTAAACCAAAGAAACAATGATCATGGCTAACGAAGCTTTTCTGATCAAAAGAATCTCAGAACTTGAAGAGTTTACACAGACTACTAAGTTTAAGGATAATCCTCAAGAGTTCAAAGATAAAATCTTTGGTGCTCTAGAAACAATGAAACAGAAACTGATTAAAGAAAAAGCTCTAGCTCCCGTACGTGCTCTCCGCCGTGCTGAACAGGAGAGGATTGATAAAATCCGTTCTGAACAGTTAGAAAAACAAGACAAAGAGCGTCAACAGCTTGAACTGTCATACAAAGCTAATTTGATCAATGTAAAAAAAGACGTTGAACGTCGTATGGAAGGATTCACATTCCAAGGGATGGAATCCATGAAAATCGTACCAGAAAGCTACACAACACAGTATGTCGGGAATATTGTGTTTAACTGTTATTCTGAACCTGATTTTAACTTTGAAGTTCTTAGTGAGATTTCTAAGAGACTTGAAACCCGCAAACTGAACATCAACAACTCTTTTGTTTCAAACCCTGGTTGTGATAGTTGCCATCATGGACGTGAATGGGAATTCTCTGTTTCATTTAGCTGTGAACATCAACTATGAAACTAACTCTAAAAGAAATAACAGATCAGTGTTATGTTGAAACTACTAGGATTTTTAGAGTTCAGTGGTTAAAAGATTCAGCTCTTGATCTTAAAGAAGTTGTTGATTTTGCTAAGAATATAGCAATTCCAAAACAGTTTAAACTAGAAAACTGGACTGATTGTACATTTGTTCGTGGGGCCGATTCTCAAGATATTGAAGTGTTTTATATAACTTATACTTTTAAATGAACAACTCAGTTGTTTCAGACAATTTCTGTTGCAACCACTGCCCGAACCTGCTAAGGTAGGACTATGAAGCTGACCAAGACTGAATCGGCAATCATCATGGCACTGAAAGGTATGCTAGAACCTTTCGTGGGAAAGTCAGGTGTGCTTTACTATCTCCGACAGATCGTTTGTTGTGTGGAAAACAACGATCGTCATGGGATGAAGTGCAGTGTTGGATACTTGTCCAACATAGACGATGAACGTAAAAATCCCGCAAACAACTGGAAGGAAGACTATGAAGCCTGATCCAAACAAATATCTCGGTCCTGTTGTTGACTTTCAGGTCAACACCAAAAAACAACTTTCCAACACTGAAAAGATGGTTCTCAGTGCTGCTATTGGGGCATTGACAGGTGCTCGTTACTATGCGGGTGAATCCCGTGTTCTTTCTTTCACTCAAGAGCTTCTCTGTAACATTCGTGACTCCGATGTTGAAGGTGCAAAGCATCACTTCAACAAACTGATTTCTCTTCTCTAGAAGGAATCAAGCCATGATCGTAGAACACGGCAAAGAAAACGGTTATCCTCAGATCACTGTTTTCAAGTATGATGTGGACGGGAACAAAGTTCCTGTTCTTACGGTCTATGAATTCGGAAACGGGATGAGGTTCAATCATTCTGGAGGAACTGGTAACAACTTCTATCATCCTCGTTCTGTTTGGCCCTGTGATTGGGCGCATCTTTTCCGTTGCCGCTATCCCGGTTGTGAAGTTGAAACAAAGGAATAAATAATGCTCGTACCTACTCCTGAAATGCTTAAACAAGCTCTGGAAATCATCAACAAGTTTTCGCCAATTCCAGAGGGCGATGTTGTTAACAACCTTCCTGAAGGAAAGATTAACTTCAGCAACGGTGGTCGTTTGCTTTATAGTAACGCTCACGGTTTCAGGTTTGATTTTGTTCCTTTTGATCTGGTAGAAGGCAAAGGTTTCGTTCGTTATTTTCCAGATGAACAAACTAACTTCTACTGTGATGTTGTTTATATGATCAACAACAGGTTTCTCAACAAACAACTCTCCTGGTAATAAAACAATGACTGAACCTAAAACTCTTCAAGAAGTTGAACAAGAACTAGCAGAGATCTATGAAAGAACGTTCGGGATTTACAGGGATCTGATGAAACACTCAGAAACTAAACTCCCTGACGCTAAACCTTTCATCGCAATGCGTCAAGCTATCTCTGCAATTCAAATGGAAACAATCAGACTCAGGAACGGGAAGTAGAAACAATGGTGGTTAACCGCACACAAGAACTTACTGATTACTTGGATCAACACGTAGTTGAGATGGTTTATCCGCCTGGATTCAAGTCAAGAGGTAGGATCTTCATTATGGCTTATAATGAGTGTTTCCCTGATGTTTCAAGATCTTGGCTAGAAACTTATATCAGGGCCACTTATCTTCCTGAGAAATATGGAATCAACGAAGAGAAAGTTGATACAATCTATGGATCTATGACAGCAACAGAAGTTGTAACTTGGTTCAAAGTTTACTGAAAACACAAGAAAGATAAAACATCATGTACGGGATTAAGAACAACAACGGTAAAACCATTCGTGGTATGTGGACAAATCTTTTGGATGCACGCGCCAGGGCTTGTCAACTTAGCCATTTAGACAACTATATCTGGAAAGTAGTTAGTGGGGATCAAGTTCTGTGTTTGTTCCAGAATGGAAAAGAGATTATCCAAGATCTGTCTAAAGAAGAACGTGAACTAGCAACTGCTATTCATGGAAAACTCTGCCGCTACAACCATGAAGATCAGTGTGATTGGTTTTATGGTGATAGATGGGATCAAGAGTTTACTGCAAAACATGAGTATCTAAAGAAAGCTCGTGCTATGCTTGATAACGGTATTGAGCTTAATCAAGCAATGAAAGTTATCACCAACCTGTAACAACATCATGACAACTATATCTCAGTTAAATCAAATCAGAAAACAACTTGACATTACTTGGGGAGATATCTCAAACAGTTTTAGGATATTAACCAACAGAACAGACCTGAATGAAATCTTTGTTGAGAATGTTTGTAGAAGGGTTGAAGATCCAATGAACTTTGAAGTAACTTGGAAACAATTCCTTAAAACAATGATCCATGCCTCTGAAAACAACTGGAGAAAATAAAACAATGTTCAAGATTGTAAACAGTGAAGGCGAAACCCTCAAAGGTCGTTGGAAATACTTGCTCAAAGCAAAAGAAAGAGCACTAAAAGAAAGTAACGAACACGGTTTTATTGTATTCGCAGTGATGGAACATGACACGGTAATTTATCGTTTTTGTTGCGGCAAACGAATCTAATAGTTCCAGTTTTCTTAACTTAGTCTCATATCTCGTCATCTCCTAACTGGATAAGGAAGCAGTCTTCTAAACTGCGATATGGGGGTTCAAATCCCTCTGACGAGGCTCAAGGAACAAATAATAAAATGAGTAAACCATTGGTCTTTGTTGAATACTACATGGAGTTTGGTGATGGTGATGCTACAACAACAGGCTTTGTTGTTCTTCTAAAAACTACCTGGGAGGAACAGAAACAGAAGTTCAACCAATATCTTGAAGACAAAGGTATTGAGTCTGTAACTGTTGAACATGATAACATGGAAGAAGAAGTAAACCTTGAGATGTATGAAGAGAAACCTTGTTCTCAAAAAGAACTTGAGACTCTAACCAAGTTCTTTGGTGACTGTCCTGAATATCGTAAACAAGAAGGTTATCTCTATTATCATGGACAGTTTCAACCACTAGAAGAACTGATGTCCTAATGACAAAACAAGAAATTGAACAACAACTCAATAGAATCTATGAAGAAACAAAGAATCTTAACTGGAGCTTAAAAGCATTAAACATAGATTCCAGCGAAGAACTTCACAAGATAAGAAACAATATTACTATCATTAAGTTCCAACTTGGAAAACACAACTAATCCTGGTTATTAAACTACCGGAACAAACTCCACCTACTCTATCCAGCTAAAAGTCATGCCAAATCTACTATAGACTAGGGAGGGTTAAAGTCATGCCAAACTACCCATATCCCCTACCCAAAAGTCATGCCAAACCAGAGTTGTTAGAAACCACCAGAAGTCATACCACGCACACCCGCACGAGACACAACAACTGTTTTAGATAAACTCATGACATGCCAAACAAACCTTACCAGCGCCTCTACACTGCCCGCGGATATTCAAACCAACCATTTCCATCAACTGAATATAAATCCAGCAAACCAGTTGCAACCACTGCCCGAACCTGCTAGAGTAGGATCATCAAACGGGAAAGGAACTGACGATGAGTGTCCTGAGAATCAAAGGTGTCAAGTTCGTAAACCGTCAACACCTGAAAGATCAGAAACAGATCCTCCTTCCCAATGAATACTATGAGAAACTGATCGGTGTTATCAACACACCAACCAAAGTAACTCTGGCTTTCAAGTGTGGAAGACGCTGGAAGATGTACAGAGGATTCATCTACTCACAGACAGAAAGTAACTTCCGTTCAGAGTCTCAAACTCGCTGGTCTTGGCTCACTGTTGAAAAGTAACATCAACTGACTCTCTCATAAAAGAAAAACAAAACAATGCATAACAAACTTGACCCCCGTGATCCCCGTTTCATTGAGTTTTACCTTTCTGGAGGAGATGTTCCGAAAGAGGTAAACGACAAAAACCCCAGTACTTCTCTTAGTTCAGAGGAGTCTGAGGTGCTTCTTAACCAGGGTTTCTATAAGCCTGTTGCTACAAAAGAAGGCGTTGGATTCAAGAACAACTGATTGACACTCATAGTCTGAACAGTTAGGTGAACCCTTCAACAACCCAACGGAGCGTTTTCCTAACTGTTCAGGCAATGAACTACTGTCCGCGCTTCATTCATAGAGCGCCCGTCGTTGATTGCCTGAAACCCTCTCAAACCGGAATAACCTGGAATCTTTGGAAAACCCTAGAGGCAAAACAGTTGACACTAGCAGCTCTCACAGAGGGTTGCAACAGAGAAGTTTCATCTAGCAACCTCCGTGCCAAAACTGAGATTAGCTGAACTAATCTAGCTGTTGCAACCTCTCTTGGAACCTGCTAGTGTCGGGTTGTCAGGTGAGGGATAGCAGGGCAGAACGAACGAAGGAAAAAAACCATGATGGAACTCTCGCTCAACTTCTCCGTTTCTCTGGAAACCATCACGGGCTTCACGCCGGTTTTCGTGAGCATCATGGCCGCGTGTTTCGTCATGGGAGCGTCTCTCCGGTTCCTGGTGTGCAAGGTCCGCGCCAACTTCTAGAAGTTAGCTGAACTAACTTCGGGTGTTGCAACCTCTGAGAGAACCTGCTAGGGTAAGAGCATGAAAAAGGCGAACAAGGGCAAGCGGTGGAACAAGCGGGAAAAACGCCGCAACGAATCGCTGGACGGTCGCAAGCAACGGCGCAAGTTTCTCGCGAGTCTCACTGACTGACTGGCATAGAGGTTGCAACGGAAAACCAACTGTTGCAACCTCCCCGAAAGGGTGCTAAGGTAGAAGAGTAGGTAACAGAAGGAAGAAAGCTCTAGTGGCGGAATGGTAGACGCGGGGGTTTCAAAAACCTCTTCCCGCAAGGGAGTGAGAGTTCAAGTCTCTCTTGGAGCACAAAAGCCACAAACGGCGCGGCAGTGTCGTTGGCTTGTCTCTTGCAACGGTAGCTCAACTGGCAGAGCATTCGGCTTTTAACCGAAGGGTTGAGGGTTCAAGTCCCTCCCGTCGCACCGTGGTCGGCACCAGTCTTGCAAACAAAAAAAGGCTGTTGCAACCAACCCCGCAACCTGCTAGTCTAAGAATGTAGCAGGAAACAACCAACGGAGTCAAGAATGGCAAAGCGCACGACGGAAGAAACCATCGCTCACACCGTCAAGGTCAAGGGTATCGTCGCCGACCGCTCCGGCATCAACAACACGCGTGGCGCGCGTGCGATCATCGCGTCGGAAGTCTTCGGCGTCTCGCAGACACTCCGCAACCACGGCGCCGCCGCCGTCTTCGCGCTCCGCAACGGGGATAACGTCGTGGTGCTGTCCCGCGTCGCCCGCAAGGGCCGCCCGCGCTGGAGGCAAGTCGGGCACGGATCTTCCACGGTCATCACGTTCGCCCGCGTGCTCTCCGGTGGCAAGGTTTCCAAGGTCGTCAAGGCGTCCACGCTTGCGGAGCTCTGCAACAAGGGTGCCCGCTACATCGGGACGCGCGCCAACCTCTACGGCAACGGCTAGAACCCGCTGGCACGAAGGTTGCAAGGGCAAGGCAAAGAAAACCCGCTGTTGCAACCTGTTTCGGAACCTGCTAGAGTCTGAATGTAAGGTGAGAGGTAGGGAAGACAGAGAACCGGAAGGAAAAAGAATCCGGTTGCAACCCTCCCCGAAACCTGCTAGAGTCAGAGAGTGAGAAAAGGAACGGGGCCAGAAACTAGACGAAACAATCTGGTTGCAACCCTCCGAAGAGTCTGGTAAGGTAAGAGTCAGAAAGGGAGTCAGGGTGGCAATGTCGCCTAGCCCACTCCCAAACCAGGAAAGAAAAAAGAATAATGAACTCCATCAACGCCACCTCGCCCGTCGTTTCCTCGGATTCCATCGTCGCCGACCCCAACGCCTCGCAGGAGAACACCATGCACACCCCCGACAACTCCGCCGACGCTTCGCCCCTGTCCATGCGCCCCGCGGATCGCGCCGCCCGCGGCGAGTCCCTCACGCCCGACGAGGAGGGCGCGCTCGCGGCCAGCGACGCGGCGGAGTTCCTCGCCTACCTCCGCGCACAGCGCGCGTACCTCGCCTCCGCGCTCGCGGCGGCGAAGGCCCCCAAGGTTCCGGGGAAGCGCGGGCCGCAGGGTCCCCAGCGCGGGAAGGTGGTCACGCTGGCCGACGGCCGGATGATGATCGTCGGCGCGGGTCTCGGCAAGCGGGCCGCGTTCAATTCCGCGAAGGGTGCGCTCGGGGCGCGCGCGGAGCTCCTCCCCGGCGACGCGCTGAACATCGCCCTCGTGACGTTCGGGGCGGACGGGAGCGGCGTCCTCTACACCGTCAACGGTGTCGCGGGCGAGACGCCCCGCGGGAAGGGTTCGCCCGGTGTGTCGCTCTCTTGCACGCGGGCGGACAACGGCGAAGAGGTCGTGTTGTTTCCGACGATGGATTCCATCGTGGACGCGGTGTGCATCACGGGTTCCGCGGCGCTCCTCGCGGTGCTTCCGGTGCTTCAAGCGCAGAAGGTGCGCGCCGCGCGCGCAGCGAAGACGCCCGCCACGGTCTGACGCCTCACCCGCCAGAATCCCACCTAAAGAAACCCCCCGCGACGACCCTAGAGAATAGGGAACCGTCCGGGGGTTTCCCCGTTTTACAACTTTGACCCCCTCTAGCCCCTGTACCCCCCCACCTCTACCTACCCGGACCCAGGAGGTGGTTGGCATGGAGGGTGCATGACCCACGAGATTCTAAACCAGATAAAATTTTTCTGGGAATTTTTCTATTTATGGGGACCTTTATGTTATATTTTTCTAAATGGTTGTTTGAAAACGACAATATAATTGATGATTTAAATACAGTGTTTTCAATTCAAGAAACTATAAAAACTGTTGAACAACATGGTTTAGAGCAGCTTGGTTTAGGAAACAACGAAGGAACAACAAGAATTGTTTTTAAACATCCAAATAACAAACAAGTGATTAAAATACCAAGACAAACAACATATCTCAAATATAATTTTAATGAGATTAAATCATTTGCTTGTCTTGGAAAAGAATATGCTGCTGAGATAACAGAGTTTCATCCTAAAGGTTATTGGTTGATAATGGAACTTGTTAAACCATTTAAAGATCATCAAGAGTTTAATCAGAAACTCCAACAAGTTTTAAACTTACCAGATACTATCAATGACGAACGTTTTTTATATAAAGCAGTGGTTCAGTTTAAAGAACAAGAAAGATTAAAACTTTCAACTAAACTATGTCATTCAAGTGAATGGTTTAGAAAACTTACAACCAAACTTTCCAGTTGTGAAGTAGGAGGACAAGATTTAAACTGGTTTAACTTTGGATTAAGAGAATCAACAGGTGAATTGGTTATGTTAGACTATGCTGATTTATTAACAAATCCGGCTGTTCAACAACCTTGTTCCATTTAAAACTAAAAAAGGTTCATAAAATAGGGCGGGTAATGCCTCTGAAAATTTTTCTGGGAATTTTTCATATTTACCTCTAGTCTGATGATAACATTACAAGAGTTTATATTTCTTCAAGAGGGAGACTTAAAACTAGTATCTCTTCATGGATGTGGGGAAGATAGTTTTGATATTGAACTTGATAATGATGAGGTTATAGATTGCAATGATATAGCATCTAGTGTTGAGGAATTGTTTTACGATTCAAAGATTAGAATCATGAGGAATGAGAATCCTTATAATGCTATAATTGATTCTGGTACTGGAAGGGTGATAGGGGCTAGTGTTATATCTTATGAACTACCAGAGGATTATGATGAATTTGAGCATGGTAATGGGGTTGTAACATTTAGTGTTGTGGTTGATCCAGAGTTTAGGGGACAGAGATTAGCTGAGAAGTTAATAAGGGATATAGTGAATAATCATAGGAGACAAGTTATCAAGGCTCAGGTTATTAATCCTATTATGGAGAAGATACTTATTAACTTAGGATTTGTTAAGGTTAGTGAATCAGGTTCTAGAGAAGGATTGGTTTATCAGTTAAAGAGATGAATAGTTTATTTATGTTTGATCGGTTTTTGTTTGAGACTACTATTAATATCAATCCAGATAAAGTTATTTATGATCTTAAACAGGCAACAAGTTTTGGTGAGATTCAAGAGATAGGATATAAACTTAAACAGATAGGTGATGGTACTACTAGGAACGTGTATGACTTAGGAAGGAACCTTGTTCTCAAACTAGCAAAGTATCCTAATAATAGTATCAGTAATTTAAAAGAGGTAGATTCATATCAGTGTTTAGGAAAAGAATACGCAGCACAGATAGTTGATTTTGATACAGAGAACTATTACTGGTTGGTTATGGAGAGGGTTAAAACTATAACAGCTAGAGAATTTCAGTCAAAGTTAACAGAGCTTATAGGATTTCCATTAACTCCAGAAGATATAGCATCTAGGTTTAAGACTGTTATTAGTAAAGAAGTTTATGTGGTGGGCGGTTATTATTATCTTCCACAGGTGTTACAACCTGGAAGATATCATTCCGGTACAGAGAGAGGAAGAGGATTAAGACAGTTACATGGTTTGTTATGCGGTCATAGTTCTTGGTTTAAGGAATTCAATAATAGATTAGTTAAGTGCAGAATTATGGCTGGTGATCTTGGATTTGGTAACTTTGGATTAAGACTGTCAACGGATGAGTTGGTGTTACTTGATTATGGGTTTGAGATGATTGAAGGGGATCAGATTGAATGTCATTCTTGATGAAGATATTGTTTTTTGAGGATAGGAACAGTGATGTTTTTGATGGTATTACTGAGTTTAGTTCTATTAAGAAGACATTGTTAGTTAACAAGTTTAAGTTGATAGGTCATGGTACTACTAGGGATGTTTATTCTGTTCCAGGTGATGATAGTATTGTTTTAAAGGTTCCAAGGTATCCAGATGCATTTGAGGTTAACTTCAGTGAGTTTAAGAATTTTGGTTGTTTGGGGGAGGAGTATGCAGCTCGTGTAATAGATTGTGATACAGTTAACGGTTTATGGTTATTGATGGAGCGTGTTATAACATTTAATCATTCTGATAAATTTGATATTGAGGTTAGTAAAAGGTTAGGGTTTGAGTTTAGTAAAGGTGGAATGATTAAGAAGTTTGGATTATCTCCTGATAGTATTGCGAGGTTTCCTTTATTATCTTCGGCATTTGCTCCTGGTGATTATGACAAGGGTATTAATTTAAAGGAATTACTTTGTAAGAACAGTAAATGGTTTAGGGAATTGAACAACAGGTTAATTGATTGTGATGTTTACGCGGAGGATCTTGATTTTAAAAACTTTGGATTAAGAAGAGATACTGGAGAGTTAATATTACTTGATTATGGATTTAGTGCTAGTAAAGATAGTACATTAGGGGTACAGTCAAAATGCTGATGAATCTGAATGAGTTTATATTTTTAAAGGAACTAAAGAGTTACTTGGTTAGACCTAAAAACTATCAGTATTAAGAGTTGATGAATTGATTTAATTTATTATTAAACTCAGTATCTTCTGGAAGTTTTGTTACTATGATTTCTGTTGGATTGGGTTTGAATCTCTTCTCACCTTTGTTTACTAGTTGGTTATAAGCTAGGAACTCAGTGCTGCTTAGAGCTGTTAAAATAGTTTCCAGTGCTGTTTTAAGATAGACTAGTACCTTTGGATTTTTATAATCTAGCAAAGAAAGATCTAGTGTTAGAGCGGACATTAATCTAAAGTTAAAGTTGATAGGATTGATATTTTCTTCTATTAGTATCAGGTTTTGACTGTTTAAATCTTTGATGTTGTTAGGGAAGTTCCTGTTTAAGAAACCTACCAAACCAAGAACTAGGAATAGTCTTAGTTTTAGTGACAGCACTGACAGTTTGTTTTTTATTGAAGTTATCATATCTATAGTATATGAGTATTATAGCTGGTAACACAAAACATGAAATTCCTGGTCTGAAAACAATCTGTTGGGAAGACAGTGCTACAGATCAGATTAAATATATCACAGATAAATCTGATAGAAAACAATGGATCAGAGGTATTGTATGTCATACTAACAAAGGGAAGACAGGAGTTGTTTTACCTGGAGTTGGTAGTGATAGCGGTCAAGCTGTTAAACTTGCTAGATATCAGACAAACACAGACAGACAAGTAAGCTGGGATTTTACAGAAGAACAGGATGGTGTTTGGTATATTCAGAACGATGTATTAAAACACTATAGTTGGCAAGCTGGAATGGTTAACGGGGTTACTTGTGGATTTGAGATGGTACAAGGAGAAGATGGATCTGTCTACGAGATACAGATAAAGAATGCTGTATTGTTTATAGATTTTCTTACTGCACGTCTTGGGATACAGAGACAGATACCATGGGACAAGAAAAAGGATAAACCTGCTAGTAAACCTATAAAGAGAATCAGTGAAGACAACGGAGTTGATGTTGTGGGTATTTATGGACATAGAAACCAAACAGACAACAGAGGTTTTGGTGATCCAGGTGATCATATATTTTATGCTCTAAGAGATGCAGGTTATGAACTGTTTGACTATGACAACCAAGAAGATCTTAATACCTGGAAAACAAGACAGACAGAGGTTCTTAGTTTAACTTCTGGAGTTGATGGTGTTTGCGGTCCTAAGACTGTTGAACTGTTAAAACAACATGGTTATAAACACGGTATGTGGGTTTCAAGACCTATGGATAGTTTGATACAGTTATAACAACTAGGGTAAACTATAATCATGATACCCAACACTAAGATAAGAAGAGAGTTCCAGAGAGTTAGTACAGATCCTCTGTTGTTCCAAGAAGTTATAAACCACCTGATAGTTTGGAAGGATTTAGCTACTGGTTTAACAGAAGAAAAACTTGATAAATCTATTAGGAGAAAAATCTACAAACCAGGATCTGATATTGAGAGAACGATGAATGGTGAAGAATACTGGACAGATCCAGTTACAGGAATTGAGCATAGATTGGTAGCGGTGAATTAATAATGATGACTCAAGATGAACAAAAACTATTATCAACCTATGCAGTGCCTAGTTGGTTAGATCCTCTAACAGAGATCAAACAACCTGATCAACCTGAATGGTTTAGTGAGTTAACCAAGGAAAGAAAGGCAGTTGAGTTTATTCATTTGTCTTTGTTTTGTTTATATCCATTAGTTAGCCACAATATTGAAAGAGCATTCCAGGTTTGTTCTAATTCAATCTCTGAAACTGGATGGGGTAAAACCTGGAGAGGTTGGAATTTTGGTGGTTGGAAAGTAAGACAATCTTGGGTTGAACAACACAGACAAGATCATCAGGGTAAAAACCCTAGTTGGTTTAGAGCTTTAGGACACGTTAAAAGTGGTGATGCTCCTGTTGTGTTTTATAGAGGGTTTAACTCTCCAGAAGAGTTCTATCAAGAGTGGGTTGACAAATTTATTCCAAGAATATCTCCTATAGATCATAGATACCATAAAACAGGTAAACAGTTCTGGTCTACAGAAGATGAACAATGGTTTCTTGAGTTATGTTTAGCTGGATATAAAGGTGAAGTAACTCAGGCAAAACCTGAAAAATCTTATGGTGATTTTAAACAAATAGTTAAAAGAGCAAAAACTCTGTTTGTACAAGATGTTTTAAACTTAGAAACTGATGGCAGTTGGGGTAAGATATCCAAACAAACAAGCAAAGAAGCTAATCTTGTTGATTTATTGCAAGGACACTGGTTGAGTGTTAATGAATTTAAACTGTTAGTTGATGAACTGAACAGCTAGGCTAGGAGAATTTTTTTCTTAGGAATGTTTTGTTCTGATATTTGAACAGGTACTTTTGATCTATGTTTACCCACTACAGCAACTAAATCTCTCATGAATTCATTGTTCTCTAGTTCTAGAGACAAGCAATAAATCAAATAAACCATCTGTCTTTGTGACACACCAAAGTTTTTAATTTCTTTTATTATTTCCCTAACAACTTGTCTTTTCTCTGCTGATAGTTCCATTTCAATGTTAGGTTTTATGATATTGTTATCATCTTCGTTGTTGTTATCAATCATTATCAGTCTTCCTCTATGGTTGTTGTTCTAACTTGGAACAACTCTTTTCCAGCTATTAACAAGTATTTTACTAGTGTTTTCCCATCAAACTGTTCTTTCTTAAGAACTATTAATTTGCCCCATAGTTCATGTTCAAAGATATATTTTGCTTCTTGCCATTCTACCAATGAAACTTTGTTGTTTTCTAGAAGCTTTCTTACTTGTTCTGGAAGTTCTAGTTTCATCTCTTCAATATTTGGGAGCATAGGAAAATCTTGTGTATCTTTTCCTATTTTTACAGATTGAAATATTTCTATTATTTTATGAATGTTGCCACAGTTAGGACATTGAACATAGGAAGGAACCACTTCTCCCTTATTATCTATTAGAGATAATACTATAAATTTAAACAGGTCTTGGTGTTGAGGGAGTATACAAACACACCCAACAGAATGTTTGATGAAATCCATAACAATTATTTGGTGGGTTTGGTAGTTTTAGCAGAAGGTAGTTCTTCTTGTAGTTCTTTAACGAAAGAAACAATAGTTTTGTCAATGTTTTTTTGGAAAGCATCTAGATTGTTAACTAACATAGTTTTATTTGAAGTTTTTACCATTTCAAGAACATCAGAAATCAAGTTTCTTTGAGCTGGATCTGTATATTTTCTCTCTGTGATGGTTTTAATGTTTACAAAATCAAACGTACCTTCTGTTATTTGGTTTGTTAGTTTAAAGATCTCTGCTTCAATTTTTGATTTTAGTTGTTGTTTTTGTTGTTCTAGGGTTGACATAGTTTATATTATCTTGTGTGTTTGTCAGCAATTGTAAAGGCTGCAATGCTATCAGGCTTTAATTTACAGTCAAAACCTGAACTTACAACATAGGATTTTAGGTTGTCTGAAAATCCAGAAGTAAATTGTTTTGCTTCTTTTGGTGAAGCATCAATATGAATCTCTGATTTAAGTCCTATTTGGTCTTGTATTTGAGTTGCTAGATCAATACTGATAGTAGCTTCTTCAAACATTCTTGCTTGTTGATTACCTCTATATTGTTCCCTTGGTTTCCAGTTGACAGAGTAGAAATAGTTTCCTCCTTTACCTACCGTATACAAACAAACAACAGAAATAAACCTGAACCTTAATCCCATGATGTTACTATCTGTACCAACATAAAGTTTTAAGTCTTCTTCATGTTTTAGTTTTGTTTGAGTTTTCAACCATTCAAACAGTTGAGTTTTGGTTATAGTTTCACTATCAGGATTTAACCAGATACTCAAACTTTCTATTGGAGGCTCTATGATTACTGGTTTTTTAGTGTTCTTCATTGGTTTTACTGCTATCTGTTTTTAAATTTACGTAGGTATTTGGATTTTGTCTTGTTCTAACTAAAAAATTACTTTTGATATATTGACAGTAATAATCTTTGCACATGTTTGGACGTTGTGAATAAATTGTACATACTCCTGATTTAACATTCAAGAATTTACAAACAAACCTCTGTCCATATACTTGTATACGTAACATTGGATAAGATTTTTCATTTCTAAACACTGGATGATCATTGAACCATGTTTCACCTAGTAACTTACCTTCTTCATAATCTATTACTATATCTTCTCTTGACAAGAACATTTTCTTGGTTGTTTTAAACCATTGTCTTATGTCTTCAATCCATTGTTCGTCTACTTTACCTAAAACGTGTTCAAGATCATTTGGATCTAGCATACAACAAGCACATTTTAATCCTTCATAACCACAACAGTTTTCTAAACATGTTTTCTTTGCTACCTCATCAGTAAATCTTTGTTTGTGAGGATTGTTTTCCCATTGAGTTGCATCATTAATATAAAGAACAGGTAGGTGATATTTGTTTAATACTTTTTGTGGTTGTTCAACTTCATTAACAACTTCTACAGGTTGTGATTCAGGAATTTTCCTAATTATCCTGTCTGTTGAGATTAACAATTTTCTTTTTTGAACATCAGGCATTTCTCACCACGATACTTATAGCATGAATAACATGCAACTACAAGAAGAGATAAATTTAAACAGACTAAAACAAGAAACAGAGTTCAACAAAGTTTTCATAGAAAACAACTTGTTCTTTCTTGATAATATTGAGGAACTCCAACAGAGTTTAACAGAACAGATAGAAACTGCTGAACAAGCTCTTGAATTTTATAATCTTCCAAAGATAAAAAATCATACTCAGAAACTTTGGGAACAACTAGCTGAATCTATTGCTCAAGGAGAACAAGAAAAAACCATAGGTTCTATCTGTGAGATATTTAATACTTATGCTTGTATAGCAGATGAATTAGATGAAGAAAGAAAACTAGTTCTTGAAAGTAAAAACAACTGGTTTAAATTCAGCCTAAAACCTGAACTAGTACAAGAGTTAACTTCTACACTAGATTCCAGCCAGAAGCAACAACTGTCAGAACAACTAGAATCAGTTAAGCATCCAGTTTTAATGGAACAACTAGAGTTCTTACAAGAAAAAGTAACCACTGAAAACATTCAAGAACTACAACAAGCTGTTGCAGCATTAACCAAACTTGTTAAGAGTTTTCCTAAACTTGGTGAAATTAACAAACTTGTTCAGAAAACAAATGTTGAGGTTGTTAACATGATCAGAAATAAAGGGTTTTTAAGCTCATTTAATCTTTCTGCTACAAGACTTGCTGGGAAAATAACATTTGTTTATGATGGTTTATATGAATTTTTTGTTCAAGATTTACCTTTAATACTAAATCTTCCTGATATGGAAGCAACAAAATTAAATCCAGATCAAGATTTATTAACATCTCTAGGCCAGAATTCAAAAAAAGTTGAAGAGATGATAAAAGGAAGAATTGAACCAACAACCCTATCAAAACTTCTACAATTTGTTGGTTCAGGTGGGACTAAACCTTCAATTGGATCAATGATTAATTTAAATCAATTTGCTAGAGAGATGCTAGAACTCACATACACTGAGATAGAGAGTTTAACAAAATATGGTCAAGCATTACCAAAACCCCTAGCTGCTCCTAAACCAGAACAACCAAAGCCTGGAGAAACTCAACAACCTAGTGGTCAAGAACAACCCCTACCAACTATTCCTCCAGAATGGAGTAATCAACCCACAACACCTGATAAACTTGAGACCATTAAAAAAGCTACCAAAGAAGATTCTGGACAGATGATCATTAATTTTAGAGATAATAAGGGTCAACCTCTTCCAGATAATGAAATGGTTAAATTATTAAAACTTCCCAAAGAACAACTGGTACAAATTCTTGATAAACTAGCAGAGAAGAACAATACACCAACCCCCCCATCTTCACCACCTACCCCTAATGCTCCTGGTTCAACAGGAAACTAAATATTTTCTAAAACTATAGCTCCACCAGTCTGATCAATCAACAATTTTTTAAGTTTCTCTCCAAACAACCAACCCAACTTTAAACTAACAACGGGAACTATCTTCTTGATAGATTTCAAGTATCCTGGTTTCACAACTCCATAGTGGTTCATTAAGACTGTTTTAACTTTTCTTAGAACTGTTTCTGTAATTGACTGATATTGTTTCAGTGTTAGAGTATCAGTTTCAGGGAACTTGAGAACTACAGTTTTTGACAACAAAGTTTTTACCCTTTTATCTAATAAATTCTTTATATCAGCAAGTTGATGGTTATCACGTTTTTGTATTAGTTCATTAACTGTTTGAATAACATTATGTTCGGTTTTTTGATTAGTTATACAAACTTGTTTTGTTAATTTGTTAATCATGATACCATCAATCACTGGAAGTTCGGAATAGTCAGTCCAGATGATTTGTTGACCTTTTAAACTTGAGACAACATCCCCTCCACAAACTGCTGCCACATCATTTAAAACATTTAATCCCTCAAGGGAAGGTTCTAATTTTAATGGATAGATAAAAAATCTTTCTTGTTTGTTGTTAGCAAGAATAGTAGCTAAAACTTCTTCACTAAAACCTTGAGCAAATATAACCAGAGGTTGTTTCGTTTGAGAACATTTAGTAAATATATTCTCTAGTTCACTAACTCTTTCAATGCTCCCATCTACAAGAAGAACTTTTAGTGGTTCTTTAGATTCCCAACCATCAAAAAAAGGAAGTGGTTTCAAACTATCAAACCAGTAACCATTTTTAAGTTCAATAAAAAACTTGTTGGTTTTTGTTGTTTCAGGACTTATAACTATCTGATATTCTAATCCAGCTAAAGTTATTACCTGCTCTAAAACTTTAACAAGTTTTTTGTGTTCTTGACATTCTTGTTTGATAATGGTTTTAATGGTTTTATTAGTTACAGGTTCAATCCAACGTTCAAGTTCTTTAGATACCTGTTCATAAGTTTTATTAGAAATAAATCCTAACAAGGTATAAAAACAACCTTCAGCTACTAAATTTTCAGCTTTTAAAAGTTCGTTGATTAGAACAGAATTTAAAACCAATTCTGTTCTTGTGGTTGGTTTTAGAAGTTTTAATATTGTTTGATAATTGTTTGTGGATAATATTCCAGAGTTTTCAGAAAGTAGGGTTGAACGAGTAATTATTGTTTCTTTTAAAATGGATAGATTTAACAAGAAATAATTTTGAATATCATCATTGTCTACGAACATAGTTTTCATATTTTATACTTAGATTTATATTCTATATGGCAGAAACAGATTTGACAATCAAAGTTTTCTCTGAACTACAAGAGATAAAATCAGCTATTAAAAAAGGTCCTGATGGAATGGAAAAATTTGCTGTCAATGTAGAGCATCTAACTAAAAAAGTTGATGAAGGAGTTGCTGTAACAAAAGGGTTAGAATCAAAACTTTATGAACCAACAACAGGTATTTATGCTCGTTTACAATCTCTTGAGATTGAACAAAAAAACCATGTTATAGATGATGCTGCTGATCACCAAAAACACTATGATTTTCTAAAAGAAAACAATGAAAGATCAAAAAGAGAGTCGGCGGAGTTTGAAAAAGATCTTATAACTCTTAAAACAGATATAAATAAAATACAAAACTCTGTTAATAAAATTGAAGAGAACAACACCGAAGATACTAAAAAAATTATAGTAAAAATTAAAGAAATCGGTGGAGGCGAGGGCTTAGTTGAACTGGAAACTATTATCAAATTCAAAAAAAATTTTGACAAACTGTTTTGGTTGCTTTTAACCGGGGTTATAACCACTCTAGGAAAATTCATTTTTGATCTCATCAATTCACATAATCGTTAGACATTTGTATCCAAACAGTATATAAATTAATACTAAAGGACACAAAAACACTATGGAACCAAGATCAACACAAGAACTTTACGAAGAACTAAAAGCAGCTTTTGCATCACTAGAAAAAGATGTTAAGAAAAACTCTGAAAAACATAACTGCTCCGCAGGAGTTAGAGTTAGGCTAGGACTTCTTCAACTAGAAAAAGCTTCAAAAGAATTACGTAGAGCCGCTTTAGCTGCTGACAAAGCAACAAAAGTTACCAGAACAGAAAAGAGAGCTGCAAAACCAGTACCTGCTCCTCCAGTAGTTTGATAGTTCACCTTCTAATTAAAAAGGTATGAAGATATAAAAGGCAAGAGAATAAAAACTCTTGCCTTTTCTTTTTCAGAAAGAAATAGAGACCAAATAACAATGCAAAAGAAGATGTATGTACTTGACACAAATGTTTTATTATCTGATGGAAACGCTATCACAAGTTTTCAAGAGAATGATATAGTAATTCCATTTATAGTAGTTGAAGAACTTGATAAACACAAATCAAGACAAGATGAAGCGGGAAAAGAAGCAAGAGAAACAGTAAGAAAACTAGATGGACTGATGAAAAAACATCCAGATAAAGATCCAAAAAATGGTATCCCAATCAATGATCTTGGAGCCAAACTTTATATCTTGTCTTTAAAAAATCTTTCTGTTGTTGAAGAAAATCTTTATTTTAAATCTGATGTTGATGTGTTAAAAAACAATGCTGATAATATCATCCTAGAATTTTGTATAGCATTACAAAAGCAGTTTAATTCTGTTCTTTGTGTACTAGTCAGTCAAGATGTATTATTAAACATCAAAGCCAAACAGCTTGGAATAGCCTCAGAATCCTTCAAAAAAATAAAAGCTACAGATACTGCTGATCATATATTCTCGGGCTGTCTAAGCCTTGCAAATGAATATTTTGACATAGATAAAATATACAGCAACCCAATGTGTGTTCTTGACTATGTTGGAGATAACAAACTATATTCAAATCAATTTATAGTTGTTAAAAACTCTTTAACACATCAAAGTGCTATGTTAAGATGTGGTTTGAAACCTTATGAAAACATCAGACTAGCTGGTGATAATTTATCAGCAGGTAAACTAAAAGCAAGAAACAAAGAACAAAACTTTGCTCTTGAATTACTAATGGATGACAGTGTTAAGTTAGTAACTCTAATTGGAACTGCTGGAACAGGTAAAACATTATGTGCTATTGCTGCTGGATATGAACAAGTGTTGGGAGGTTCAAGAGCCTTTAAATCTTTACTTGTTTCAAGACCAGTTCATCCAATGGGGAGAGATATTGGTTTCCTTCCAGGAATGATTTCAGAAAAAATGGAACCTTGGATAGCCCCTATTAAAGATAACCTAAGATTTTTGATAGGAGATGGTACCAAATCAAAATCTACAGAAGAAACCCTGAACCATTTGATGGAAAAAGGACTGATTGAAGTTGAAGTTATTGCTTACATCAGAGGAAGATCTATTCCAAAAGCTTTCATGATCATTGATGAAGCACAAAACTTGTCAGGTCATGAACTTAAAACTATTATCACAAGATGTGGTGAAGGTACTAAAATAGTTTTAACAGGTGATATTGAACAAATTGACAACCTGTCCGTTGACGCTACTACAAATGCTCTTACTATTGCTGTTGAGAAATTCAAAGATTCACCTCTAGCTGGTCACGTTACTTTAGTTAAAGGTGAAAGAAGCCAACTAGCTACTGAAGCTGCTAAAATACTCTGACATGTTTTCTACTTAAGATGTGTCACAACTAACCTCTCTTAATAAATCCCACTATAGAAAAACGTATTCAAAACTAGGACATCATAAACCTGTCATTTTAAATCTTGACAGACAGTATGATATTAATCACATGGTATTTGATAGAAACCATCTATCTTTACCTTGTGCGCCTAATCTTGGAGTAACTTCCAGTATTTATTATGCTGAGTATGAAGAAGGTTATGTTTATTTTAATAATGAAACGGAAGTTCAGACTTTTTTCACAACAACTTTCACTGATGAACCTTTTACAATAATTGAAATACTTCCAGCTTCAGGATTAGAAAACATTAATTTTTCTATCTACCAAACAACACCTGTAAAATTTGTCATAAACACTTCTGCTAATTTTACAGGTTGGTTTAAGTATTATTCTGTTCATTCTGCGCTAGGATATCCAACAACAGTTTTATCAGGTGCTATTCCTAAAGAATGTACTGCTGGTTCATTAACTATAGTTAGTGCTGATACCGTTTCACAATCCTTAATTCCTTCATGCTCAGTTGTTCCAACCACCAGTAGCTTCTGTCTATATGAGACTGTATTAGATTTAGGTAGCAGCTTTTTCTCTGGTAGTATAAATTCTTCTGGTAGTTTCTTGACCGGGAGTTTTTCAGCCAATTATACAAACAAGATCAACTATATTAATTTGGTTTAACTCATAGTTATTTTAGGATAATATGGCATACGATTTTAGAGCTAATCAAATCAGAACCGAAAAACTTATTGTTTCTTCAGCCTTGGGACAACATAGGATACTTATATATCCTGTTGATGTTGCAACGGATTTGCAAGGAACAGTAGGTTTTAACACATCAGCAATTGGAACTGATATATTGTTTTTTGTCTCAGGTGCCAAGGGAGGAAGAGGAGGAGCAACAGCAAATGTAGGATTGTTTGGAGGTGATCTTGTTGTATCAGGCAACTTGATATTATTATCTGGATTGTCGGGTTCTTTGCAGAGACTTAGTTCCGGGATTCCTTATTTGCTAGCAGGACCAAATATCAATGTAGTTACAAACTCACTAGGACAGATAGAAATTAGTAGTTCGGCGGGTGCTTCTGATCCTAGCCCTTGGAAAGAATCAAATGGAATCAACATTCAAACAACTTCTTCAGTTGCCATAACAGGCAATCCTCTGTTTTTTGCTCCAGATGTTGGTTCTGATGTTTATTTTTATGTCTCAGGAAGTTCTACGAAAAAAGCTGTTTTTGGTGGAGATGTTGTTCTGTCGGGTTCTTTTCTTGTTGGAAACAACAATTCTATTAACAAAATAAACGGGCAACTGTCTGGTTCAATCAGAAATACAGTTGATGGACTTGCATTTTTAACTGGTTCTGGTGCTACAATAAACATCAACTATAACACAGTAGGACAATATGAAATTTCATGTTCTACACCTTTGTTTTATTCCCAAAGTCTTATTAAACGAATAGAGTTGTCTGGTTATCAAACAACTAGTTCTAGTATATCAACTAGAATTGGAGGCACATATTTTAGAGTTCAAGACTATACAAATCCAGGTTTTATAAGTTCTAGTATTTTTGAATCAGTTGGTTTTGTTACCGCAGGAACAGGATCTATAAGTTTATACAACATTACTGATTCTATTATTGTTTCTTCTTTGAATTTTTCTGAGACCTCTGACACTTATAAATCACAAGCATTTGTTTTGAATTCAACTGCTTCTGTTATTTTAGAAGTAAGATGCAATTATGTTTCTGGTTCTAGTTTTGACTATGCTGGTTTTATGGGGACTAAAATATGCATTAATTACTCATAGAACTAATTAGTTCTATGACTGTTATAATTTCTGCCTCATTAATAACAACGGGAGATGAAGCTGTTTTTAGTTTAAAATCACTATTAAAAGATGCTAGCTGGATTGTTTCTGGTAGTTCTGATAGTGTGACTTATAATGGTACTGGAGATCTACTCAGCGCAAGTGCAAACCTTTCAAATCCTGAAGCATGGTTTAGAATCATTGCCTCAGATAACAGTAGACAGTGGACATTCCAAAGGGGTTCAAGTGCACAAAACTGGACTATAAAAAGAAGTAAGACAGGTTTTACAGGCTCCTCTGATGCCACAAAACCTCCTTTTGATTCCGAGGCTCATACTTTAATCAGTGCATCAACTGTGTTTCCTGCTTCTGTTGACAATTGGTTGGTTTCAGCAGTTAGTGGTTCTTCAGTAGGAGAATTCTCAGATCTTTCTTGGTTTGCTTTTAGTGTTGTAAACGGTGGTGGAAATATAAAAACATTTTTATTTGACGAGGCTTTACTCTCAGGTTCTTATGTCGCAGAAGACCAAGATCCTTATATTTGGGGATTTTACTATGATGGAACAGGATTCAACACTGTGAATTTTAGCATCTCAAGATTTAATGCAAGGAGTTGGAAAAGATTTAGACATAATCTTTCAACTCCTTCTTTTGAAGATGTTACTTTTTTTACCTATACTTCTTCAGGTTTAACAATTACTCCTCCTGGTGATTGGAACTCAAATCTTGGATTAAATCCTTACAGTTCAACAGAAATACCTTTATTTATTCCGGTAGCTGTCCCAAATGATGGAAGTGTAACAAACAGAGGTTGGGTAGGATATCCTACTAACCTAAAATGGTCCTCTGTTTTAACAAGAGCAAACGGACAAACTCTCAACTGTAGTAACACCAATTATTATATTTATTGTGGAGGTATCTGGGTAATGTGGAACTCCACTGCTCCAGCTATTTGATAAAAAATGTCTAATTACTCTGGCAACATACTGACAAACAATTTAGAATCACCTTCTGGTAGAATAGTTTATTCTAGATCTCGTGGATCAAAAATAAACTTATCTAATTCATCAGGTACAGATGAAAACATCATAAGATTCTTTTATAGAACTTCTGGTGGAATGTTTTTAAATACTGTGACTTATTCAGAAATTCCTCATGATGCAGTGTTACTAAAGACATTATATGAGTAACTGTTTAATAACAAGTTATGTAGGAATCTCATTTACACCTTATACAATAGGTTAGTGTAATCCTATTCATATAGGGAGAGGAAGAGGGCATGTTCTTAGAGATCTTAAAGAAGCATATTACTGATCATGGATTATACTGTTTGCCATTGGAAGGTACATTAGAAGGTGCTTGTAGTTGTGGGTCTAAAACCTGTACAAGCAGAGGAAAGCATCCTACAAAGCGTTTTTTCTGGAGTTATTCATCAAGAAATGAAAAACAGAAAGTAACTGGATGGTTTGATAACTGTCCTAATCCACACAATATTGGGGTTTTAACAGGAAGGAAATCAAAGATCAATGGAAAATATCTAGTTGTAATTGACATTGATTATGCATGTCCAGAATTAGTAGAAAAACTACCGCCAACATTTTCTTATAAAACAGGGAAACCAGACGGTATACATCTTTGGTTCTGGAGTGATAAAAGAATTAGCAACTCAGTAGGACTGTTAGCACCAAAAGTTGATATCAGAGGTGAAAATGGCTATGTTGTTGTTCCTCCAAGTAGGCATCAAACAGGAAACATCTACACAGTTTTAAATGACTTAGAAATAGCAGACTTGCCTGTTTGGGTATCTGAAATACTTGAAACTAATAGAAAATCTATCAAACGTGATTCCAAAGAACAGAAAACTGTTAAATCAAAGGCTAATAAATCAAAACTACCATATGAAAACTGGACAGTTCTTGATGTTGATCAGATTGAAGAAAAACTAGAACTAGGAGAATTAATCCCAGTTGGGCAAAGAAACAACATTGTTTTTAAGTTGTTGACTGCTAAAAAAATATCAGGTGTAGAAGACGAACAACTTATAGAATATGCAATAGGAATAGCTTCAAGAGTTGAAGATCCAGAATCATATTCAGAACAAGAACTTCATGCGTCCATAAGATCTGTTGGTAAAATAACGACATACAAAAAAGACATTACTAAATTCAATGAAAACTATGTTAAGTTTATTAAAAATACTTTTTATACTCAGAAACAACTTGATGTAGAGTTATACACAAAAACTCTAGATGATTCAGACAATGAATTTTTTGGTCTACTAACCCCAGAACAAGATAAGAAGAAGTTTGTTCTGTTAAAAGATTTGATGGAACTAAGATTAAACTGGTTGAAACAAGTTAAAGGATTAGAGCATGTTTCAAAATATGGAACAAATAGTTTCGCAGAAAAACTAATATTACTTGAGTTTAACAAACACAGAACAAGTAAGAACTGTTTTTGGAATGTAAATTTTGAGAAAGTAACTGAACAATTAAACCACATCATGCAAACAACATCTCAAACCACTAACAATATGTTCAAAGGAACTCCAGTAGAAGTTTATGTTCTCCCTTCTGTGACAACTATTTTTGTTACAGATTTCTTTAAAGAAGAAGTATCAGGAGGAGCGGAATTAACAACACAAGCTATTATAGATGTTTGTCCAACGGAACAAAAAAACTCTATAGCTAAAATTCATTCAGTTTCACTAACACCAAAAATGTTAACTAACTTATCAAAAAGACTGATAAAACCAACTTTGGTTTTCTGCAACTTTAGTCAAGTAGATGGGGATGTACTAAAGCATCTTGCTGAAACAAAGTGTTTAAACTATGTTGTAGTTGAATATGATTTAAAATACTGCGCCTATAGATCAGAACAACTTCATTTTCTTCAAACAAACGGAGCAGGTTGTGACTGCAAAGAAACTCAACACGGTAAAACAATGGCTAAGTTTTATTCTTCAGCTTCACATGTTTTTTGGATGGCTGAGAAACAGATAGAACTGTATGAAACTAAACTAGGGATAAAATTAAAAAACAAATCAACAGTTCTTAGTAGTTGTTTTACTGATGAACAACTAGATCTGTTACTAACCCTTGGTAAAACCTATCTTAAAGAAAACAAACTAGCAGTCCTTGGTTCTGGAAGTTGGATCAAGGGAATAAAAGAGTCTGAAGCATGGTGTAAGGTACACAACAAATCCTATGCAACAATCCCGGCACTTGATTATTTTAGTTTTATTAAAAAACTTGCAGGGTTTAAAGGATTGGTATTCAAACCTCTTGACTATGACACTTGTCCAAGGCTAGTAATTGAAGCAAAGATCTTAGGTCTTGACTTATATCTTAACAACAATGTACTCCATAAAAATGAAAGTTGGTTTCAAAAGACACCTGAAGAGATAGTATTATATCTAAAAAACAATAAAATTATGTTTTGGAATTACTTGTTGGACAAACAGTGCTAAACTCACTGGTATGAGTGAAATTGTAATCGTAGATACTAAAGTTCATCTACCTGTTCTTAGTTCAATTCCAGAAGAAGAAATGAAAAAACATGTTAGTTATTCAGAACTGGCTGTTTGGGCAGGTTGTAACTTCAGACACAAGTTGAAATATGTTGACAAAATATCTCTTGATAAACCATCAGAACATACTTTGTTTGGACATGCAGGACATGATATATTACAAGAGTATTTAAAAACTAGAGAGATTAAAGATCTAGATAAAGCAGTTGAAGCATTAACATTAAAATTTGCTGAAAACAACATAGTTGTAAAACAATCGGAATTCCAAGATACTCTTAAGCCTATCATGGAAGAAATACCTTCCTTCTTGGAAGAACATTTTAAAGACTGGACATTTGTTAGTTCAGAAGAACAGTTGTTTGAAACTATCAGTGGTACTACAAATGAAAGATCATTTAAAGGATTCGTTGACGGAATCATTCGTGTACCAAAATCATCTAGATTAAAAACAGGTAAATCAGATGAGTATGAGTATCATATTATTGACTGGAAATTTTGTGGATGGGGTTGGGATTTTAAAAAGAAAACAGATCCAATAAAAATCATGCAGTTGAGTTTATATAAACATTTTGTTGCACAAAAAATGAACATTGATCCAAAAGAAATAAGATGTGGTTTTGTTTTGCTAAAAAGACTACCAAAAAAAGGTGGTTCAAGATGTGAACTAGTTCCAATTAGTGTTGGTCCCAAAACAACCGAGTTTGCTTTAACTACACTTAAAACGATGTTGTTTTATGGTAAAAAAGGACTATATCCAAAGAACAAAAACAACTGTTTGTATTGTGAATATAAAAACACTACTCACTGTCCTTGAAAGAAAACTACTATGTTGATATCTTCTTATACTACTTCAAGAAATGCAATAGAACTAAACTATCCTATCAGAGAATCTGTTAAATCATTATTAGGATTTTCCGACGAGGTAATAGTGTTTGATACTTCAGGAACAACTCATACAGTTGATGAATTAACCAAATGTTTTAAACTAGAACCCAAAGTTAAAATCGTACATGAACCTTGGGATTGGACAGTTAAAAATTTTGGTGTTTTAGACGGTCAATCAAAAGCACAAGCTAGAAATTTGTGTAAAGGTCATATTCTATGGCAGAATGATAGTGATGAAATTGTTCATGAACAACATCAAAGTTTTATCAGACCTTTAATTGAAAGTTATAAAAACTGGGATAGCTATAGTTTGATAGGATTACCTGTTGTTGAGTTTTGGGGTTCTAGTGGGAAAGCTAGAATTGATATAAATCCTTGGAAATGGAGAATTTCAATAAATGACAAAAAAATTACTCACGGTATTCCCGGTAGATATAGATTTTATGACAAAGATGGCTTGTTATTTGCCAAACCCGGAACAGATGGTTGTGATTATATATACTCTGACTCACTAGTTCCTGTTCCTTGTGACTTGTCTGTTATGCATTATACAGATAGAGTGTTTGGTTTACAACAAGCTGCTATAACAAATGAAAAAGCTGCACACTTGTATGAAGGTTGGTTTAATATTATGTTGGCTGATACTCCAGGTGTGTTCCATTATAGTTGGTGGAATATTGAAAGAAAAATAAAACACTATAGAGAGTTTTGGACTAAGTTCTGGCCGTCACTTTATAATGAATCAGTTGACGAAAGACAAAATCCATTTTTCCCTGGAATGTTGTGGTCAGAAGTTTCTGATCAACAAATAAAACAAAAAGCACAAGAGTTAGAACAAGGTACAGGTGGTTGGATATTTCATAAACCTTGGGATGGTACCAAACATTGTTCTATTAAACAAGTTAATATGGAACATCCAAAGTTTATCAAAGACTGGATAAGAACTATCAATGCTTAATACTATCATATTCTCAAAAGATAGAGCTTGTCAACTTGAAGCTTTGTTAAGAACTTGGACAAATAATGTAACAGGAGTAGGAAATCTTGGTAAAACTCACATTATCTGGAAAGCTTCAACTCCTGATTTTGAATTGGGATATCAAAAACTAATAGATTTATATCCTTGTTCAAAGCAGTTTAATTTTCTTAAAGAAGAATCATTTTCAGAACAAGTTTGTGAGTTGTTAGAAACATGTAACACAGCAACAGATCTTGTTATGTTTCTTGTTGATGATATCATGTTTAAAGAACCTTGGTGGCTAGACAAAGAACTAGAAGATCTATTAGTGATGAGTAAAGAAATATTTTGTTTATCACTCAGACTATCAGAACATATCAATTACTGTTATCCTACTTCATCAATAGTTACCAAACCCTCCAGTTATACAGTATTGATAAATGGTTATTCTTGTGGTAATTTAGCTGAATTTGAATGGAAACATGGAGAAGGTGATTGGGGCTATCCAATGTCACTAGATGGTCATGTGTTCAGAGCTAGTTTCATTAGACCAATAGTTTTTAAACTAAGAAAGTATTTTAACAATCCAAACTCACTTGAAAGTGTTCTATCAGAAACCTGTAACAGAGGAGTCTTTGATTATCTTCCTAAAATGTTATGTTATCATTTCAACAGTAAAATCATAAATATCCCAGCTAATAGAGTTCAAACCACTTGTCTTAACAAACACAATGACAACCTAACTCCAGAAGAACTTAACAAGTTGTTTGTAGAACTAAATCAAGTTGTTGATACTGACAAATTTTTTAAAATTAAAAACAACAGTCCTCACATGAACCTACCACTGGTATTACATGATGATCCCAGATCGGATATTATGTACCAATGAATGTTTTAGTGGTAGGAGGTGCAGGGTTTATAGGTTCTCACTTGGTTGAAGAGTTGTTGGAAACCCATTCAAACAGAGATCAACATCATGTATCAATAGTTGATGATCTTTCAACAGGTTCTTTAAAGAATATTGAACATTTAAATTATTTTTCAAAATATAATATTGATCATAATAAAAACTATTCAAACTGTACTTTGCATAAAGAAAAAATCAATGATTATATTAAAGATCGTCCTAATGCTAAGTTTGACTATGTGTTTAGTCTGGCAGCCCAAACCAGTGTACCAGAAACAGTAGAAGATCCTGTAGGTTCAAACCATAAGAACGTTACAGAAACACTTGAGTTTGTTGATTGGGTTTTTACTAAATGTAAACCGAAGAAGTTTATCTGGTTTAGTTCAAGTGCTGTGTATGGTAACAACATGTCTGTTAAAGAAAATCAACCATTCAAAAACAGCACTGTTAGTCCATATGCAATACAGAAAAAACTAATAGAGGATTACATAGAGTTTTATAGTAATAAACACAGAATACAATCCTTAGTTTTTAGACCTTTTAACGTGTTTGGAACAAGACAAAATCCTGATGGAAAATATCCAAACTTAATCTCTAGTTGGGGTAAAGCACTAGCAACTAATCAACCATTAATCATTTATGGGTCTGGAGAACAAAAAAGAGATTTTGTTTCTGTCAAACAACTAGTAAAAAAGGTTTTATCAGATGTTTCAGTCACTGATTATCCAACTTTTATTGTCAAAGATATTGGAACAGGATTTAATTTTAGTGTAAATGAGATTTTATCTTTAGTAAGAAGTGAAATTGATTCTTGCCTTTTAGTAAAGTTTTTTCCTGAAAGACTTGGAGAAGTTAAAGAAACTTTGTCTGCAACAAAACTAGATCATTCTTCAAACAAACTTAAAATATGTAAAGAGATAGTTGATACTCTAGAATGGTATATGGTAAACTATGCAGTTTCATGAAAAATTAGGGGTTTTAATTCCCGTACATAACGCAGAAGAAACAATAGTAAGAAGTCTTCGCTCCGTAGTTGATGCTTGTAAATTATCAAAGGTTGAAACCAAGATAGTAGTTGTTTTAAACGGCTGTACAGATAACACTCTTATAGAGGTAATGAATTTTAGTGAATCTCAAACAAAAGATTCAAACATTGTTATTGAAGAAACATTTTCTGAAAAAGGTCTTGTTCCTGCTTTAAACAAGGGATTACAATCTCTAATTAACAAGGGTTGTTCATTAATAGCAAGACAAGACGCAGATGATAGTTGGCATAAAAACAAAATAGTTAAACAACTAGCTTATCTTCAAGAACATAAAACTGTAGATATTTTAGGTACACAGATCAACTTAGTAACACCTGGAACATGGGAAACATTGGAAAGAACTCATAACCCAACAACTCATGTAAACATAAAAGAATGGTTACTAAGAGGACATAATCCTATAGCTCATCCTTCTGTTGTGTTTAGAACATCAATTTTGAATAAACTTGGTGGTTATCAAGACTTGTTTCCAATGGCAGAAGATCTATGGTTATGGAGCAGTGCTGTTATAGCAGGATATAATCTTGCTAATCTTCCAGATGTTCTTGTTGATTATACCAGTGTTCACAATCCAAACTATAATCCAAAGTCACCAAAGGTATTGGCAAATTGTTTGGGGAATATATTAGGAGCTCATTTGAATGAATCACAACAATAAACGAATTGCCTTGATGTTGATTGCTACGAACAAATATACCGACTTTGTTAAACCATTACTAAAATCAGTTGATAAATGGTTTTTAACAGATCATAAAGTTGATGTGTATTTGTTTACAAACTTAGTTGATGAAAAAAGAGTGATTGACCTATTAGAAGAATATAGACCTATCAACAGAGTATCATTAGCGGTTAGAGAAATAGAGCATCAACCTTGGCCTATGATGACTTTATTGAGATACAACATGTTTAAGTCAATAGAACAAGAACTAGAAGGAAACTATGACTATATTTTCTACTCAGACGTAGATATGTTATTTGTTGATAAAGTTGGTGATGAGGTACTAGGTACAGGATTAACTGCTACTGTTCATCCTGGGTTTTACAACAAACCAAGAGAACAGTTTACCTATGAAACTAATCCTCTCAGTTACGCCTATATCCAACCAGACCAAGGAAGATTTTATTTTGCTGGAGGGTTTCAAGGTGGAACTACTGAGTCATTTTTAACAGCTATCAGAGAATGTTCTAGTGGTGTTACTGCTGATCTTTCAAATAGAATCATAGCTGTTTGGCAAGATGAGTCACACTGGAACAGATACCTTAGTGACTATAAAGGAAAATTAACTAAGTTGTCTCCTAGCTACTGTTTTCCTGAATCTTGGAATCATCTACCATTCCAAAGAAAACTGCTAGCACTAGACAAAGACCATAAAGAATTTAGGAAAGAATAATACAATGGGATTTTACGATCAAACAGTTGAGTTAAAACAACTTAACACAGACAGAGTTGAATGGTTTATAAGTTTGTGTAAAGATAAAAAAGTATTACATGTGGGCTGTGTAGATTGGCCTGTGTTTAATCCTGAGAGTAATTTACACATGACTCTTAGTAAACACACAAAGGAACTTGTAGGAGTTGATACAAACGTAGAAGGATTACAAGATTTACATGCATTTTGTGGTGGGAGATATCTAACAGAGTTAACGACTCTAGGTAAAGAGCAATTTGATGTTGTTCTAGTTCCAGAAACCATAGAACATGTTTTGAATGCTGGAGATTTCATGAAACAACTTATGTTGTTCTGTAAGTTTAAAACACTTGTCATCACAGCACCAAATGCTATGATGACTGAACCTTCTAAAGTATGGAACGATAGCAAGTATGACAAACTAGCTTCGGGTAAATGTCTGTTTACTGAGGTTGTACATCCAGATCATAAGTGTTGGTATAGTCCTTATACACTAATGAATCTCGTAAAAACTTGTTGTGGTGAACACTGGGAAATAGAAGAAGTAGGAACTCTCTGTAATACTTCAATGGTTTATGTAAAGGTAAAACAACGTGATGAAGAGTGGTAACAGACCAATAAAAATACTTGTTCTTGGATCAACGGGTATGGCAGGACATACTGTGTTCAAATATCTTAGTGAAAATCCATTGTTTGAAGTCTATGGTTATAAAAGATTTAATATTGCGGGTTATGTTGCTATGGGTGATGGTATTCAAAAAACAATAGAAAATGTTACCTTCAATTTATACCAAATAGAACCTGATTATGTTATCAACTGTATAGGACTTATTAAACAACGTGAAGGAACTAAGCTAGTAGATCATTTAGAAACTAATGGTATGTTTCCTGTTTGGTTATCATCAACATTCCCAAGAGTCAAGATCATACACTTAAGTTCTGATTGTGTGTTCTCAGGAACCTTACCAGTTGGTTCAGCCTATAAGACACATGATTTTACTGATGCTTGTGACAACTATGGAATATCAAAAGCAATGGGTGAGAACTGTTGGAAACTAGGAGCTATGGTTCTTAGAACTTCAATCATAGGAATTGAGGAACAGAACAACAAAGGATTGGTTGAGTGGGTATTGAGAGAAAATAAAGAAGTTCTTGATGGGTATACCAATCATTTATGGAATGGAGTATTAACAACTGAGTTAGCAAGAAAAATAGAACAGATTATAACTGAGGATAGGTTTGTTCCAGAACTATATCAACTAGGTTCACCAGAACTTGTATCAAAATATCGGTTAGTTGAAATGATAACAGCAATGTTATCTGATTTTGAAAAAACACAGTTCAAAAAAACCGTTAAACCAGTTTCAAAGCATTTTCCTATAAACAGAGTTCTGAAATCTGATTTCTCTGATGTAAAACCATTGTTTGAACAGTTTCTAGATCACAAAAACTTCATGTTAAAACACAATATGGACAAGAGACCATGACAATAAAACTATATAGTATTTGTTTTAACAGACCTGATTTAATGCAGATGCAGGTTGAATCATTCAAGTTCTTTCTTAAGGACAAGCACGAAATAATATTTGTTAACAATGCACCAACAGACAACGTAGCTACTGAGATAAAAAAAGTAGCTGACAGTCTGGAGTGCAGATCAATCAGAGTTCAGACAAATTTAGGTAACAATTGGCTTCCAGGTAAAAATCATGCTGATGCCATGAATCTAGTATTGAGAACAGAGTTTACCAAAGACCAAGGTACTGACTTAGTAGGATTCATGGATAATGATTTCTTTATGGTACTTCCTTTCTCTATTGAAGAACATATGAAAAATGGAGTAACAATGTCAGGTGTAAAACAAAGAAGAGAGAACTTCTACTATCTTACACCAAATTTATTATTCATGAATAAATCATTGTTACCTAATATTCAAAACATAGATCTTGAAGGAGTTCATATCAATGGAGTAGCTCTTGATACAGGTGGTGGACTGTATAACTACTTTGAAAAATATCCTCAAGTTAAAGCTGGAGTAAAAGGAATAGCACATACATGGGTTATGACTTCTGACAGACACAACACTCATAACATTCCAGATGAATTAATAGCAGAGTATAAAGATGACTATGTGTTAGAACTATATCAAAACTCTTTCTTGCATTACTGTAGATCATCAAACTGGGATCAACAGAGTTATGATTTTCATAAAGAAAAGACAGGGTTTGTAAGGAAATTTGTGTATGGTTCAATGAGTGGTTTAATCCACCCAAAGAAACTAGATTTCCAGATTGTTGATTCAATATTTGGATGGGATGGACTATGACATTTATACCAGAACTAGTAGGTGAAAAAATATTGATTTTTGGAGGAGCAGGTTCACTAGGAACTAAACTCTGTCAGACATTTCTCTCAAAAAGAAAAAATCAAGTTTATTCTTGTTCAAGAGATGAAGCTAAACAATGGCAACTAAAACAATTGTTCAGTCAACAAGACAGAGAGTTATTAACTACTGGAATCTGTGACATCAGAGATATCAGACAGGTTGAGTCAATTATATTTGCTATTAAACCAAGCATTATTATAATAGCTTCCGCTATGAAACAGGTTGACACTTGTGAAGCATTTCCGTATGAATCTGTTAAAACTAACGTTGATGGAATAAATAATATACTAGAAATAGTAAGGAAATATTCAGACCTAGCAGATCAACAATATACCAAACGACTTACCGTTTGTTTTATATCAACAGACAAAGCTTGTAGTCCAGTAAACACCTACGGAATGTGTAAGAGTATTGCTGAAAGACTAGTACAAAACCAAGCTGTTGAAAACAAAAAAGTGAAGTATCTCACAGTAAGATATGGTAACGTAGTAAACAGTAAAGGAAGTATAGTTCCACTGTTACAAGAACAACTTAAGAATCCTGGTTTTAATCTTACTCTAACAGATCCAAGAATGACTAGGTTTATGATGACAATGGAAGAATCTGTTGAGTTAATCATTCAATCAATCTACTCAGGTTCATCAGGTGATATCTGGATTCCTAAACTTGACTCAATGTCAATGTCAGATCTATTCCAGTGGTTTAGTAATAAACATACTAGGAAAGTTGAAATAACAGGCATTAGACCCGGCGAGAAAATTCATGAAGTATTATATAACCAAGATGAGTCAAGATATATTCAAGAGTTTTCTAGAGGCTCCAGGGCACCTTACTACGTCATCAATAAAAATAAACTGAGTGATACAAAAGGTTTTAAACTCCATGAGTTTTCTTCTGAACACAACGTGATATCACCAGAGGTTCTAGCTAACAGACTTGAAGAGTTTTTTAAATCTGGAAGTTATCAACGATGAGAAAAGTTCAATCTCTATCAGCAAACCCACCAGCCCAACCAAGATCAAGTATTTTTGGTCCTTTGGCCCAATGCTCAATTCTTTGAAGATCTCCCATTCCTAGATCATAGGTTGCTATCAAATCAAGGAACTCAGTTAAAGCTCTGTTCTTAGTATAGGGAGTAACATCAACTTCAGAACAGTCTTTTTCACTAATTTCATAATGATATTCTTCTTCAGTTTCTTCATATTCTTTCTGAAGTTCTTCTTCTGTTTTCTGTCTACCAAACAAGTTACAGATAACTTGTTCAAGACTAGCTTCTCTGTCTCTTCTTGATTCTTCAACTATCTCAAAGAACGTATAAAAATCTATTCCTGTTTCTTGTTCAAATTCTTCCTCTGATTCAAGAGGTATTAGTTTTTGAACAACTATCCACAGGTCATCTTCATGTGACACAGGATTGCTAGCAGCAAAATATCTGGTATCTATGTTGTGATATATCTGAGATTCTTTTTCATTCTGTCTAATTCCAGACCTACTCTTTGCTACTTTTAATACCCAGTATTCATCAATCTCATATACTGTTCTTGAACTACCTTGGTTGATGTATTTAAATCCATTAGCATCAAGCCATTGAGTTATCTCTTGAACTGTCTTCATCTTACTGATTCCATCAACAACAGTTTTAACTTTTGAATCATTTTCTTCCATGTAGTCTTCTGGATCATCAAACCAGTTAACAAAAGTTTGATAGTAAGCCTCAAGGAAAATAAACTTGTTGAATTTCATGTTATGTAAATATTGTATACACTAAGTTGATAGCATGACAAAACCTAAAGTAATCATATGGGGACACCAGTTATCCGAAGGACACACCCATAGTTTTATACACAATGCTTTTTATAGAGCATTTAGCCATCTTGGTTATCAAACTAGTTGGCTTGATAACAACAACTATCAACAGTATAACTTCTCAGACAATGAAAACTATCTGTTCTTAACAGAAGGACAGACAGATCAAAACATTCCTATTCTAAAGAATGCTAAGTATGTTTTACACAACTGCAACCTCAACAAGTACCAATCCATATTCCCCAACACCCTTAATATCCAAGTTTATACAAAACGTGCAAGAGATAATCAAGAACAAAGAAAACTAGTCTATCTTGATAAACCTTGCCACTGGTATCAACCAAATCCTGTTTTAGATGATCCTCAACATGGGATAGATAATAGAACTTTGTATTTTATTTGGGGAACTAATTTATTACCAAATGAGTTTCCTGAACCTATGTTAGATTTTACTGGTGTGTCTGATACTGTTTATTGGGTTGGTAGTATCTGTGGTGGTTATCATGGAAATGATGTTGAATTAAATAAATTCATACAAGGTTGTACTGAGCATAATATTAAATTTCAACACCTTAAGATTCCAGAGGGTAAACCAACTATCAAAGCTATCAGAACTTCTTATGTAGCTCCTGCGTTGCAAGGTAACTGGCAAGTTGAGAATGAATACATTCCCTGTCGCGTGTTCAAAAACATATCCTATGGTAGAATTCCAGCTACTAACAACCTAGCAGTTGCAAAACTGTTCAGTGACCAGATTCCCTATGTTAAAGACTGTGAAAACATCTGTGAAGTAAACTGGAACCAGGAGAGGAAACTAAACAACATCAAAGATCTACAAGAACAAGTAAGACAAAACCACACTTATATCAACAGAATTAACTCAATCATGGAAGTGCTATGAACAGTAATAAAATCATATCCAATAAAAAACTAACCAATAAAATTCTAAAACCACTATATCAACCTGGTAAAGGAATTAATTCCGGTTGTTTGATTGACAGTTTTCTTAACATTGAAACAGGTGAAGAATATAAATCAACTAATAACAACAGTAAAACAGGTGTAAAATACAAAAAAGTCCCAAAAGAAAATAGTGCTGACTACACCTATGATATTAAAACTAGAACATTTACCTACTGGAAGGAACAAGAGAAATGAAACCAAACTACGCAAAAGAAGCAGTAGCATCAACCCCTCAATTTATACTCAGCAAACCTAAACCAATAATAATTGGAAAACACAAATATTCCGGTGTTTGGTTTGATCACATCACTAAAAAAGAATTTGGTATAAAGATTGGATCAAACGTACAAACAGAGACAGGAAGAAAGTTTAAATGTGTTGAAACTAGAATGGTTTCACAACATGAACTTGTTGATTGTTCTAAATATAAAAACAAAAAAATCTATGTCAGTTATCCTGACAGTACCGAGAAGTGTAAAGCAGAAATCTGGATGTTAGTAGAGTGACTATGAACCAGGAAACAAAAAAATATCTTGGAGAGAAACTCAGTCAAGCTAAGATAACATGTGATATCGTTACATTAACTATTAAAATAAACGGTAAAACAACTATTTTAGATCAAGATGGTACAGCCTATGAAGTGTTCTTCTGTACACACCAAAAATTATCTAATTTTTCTGGGTTGTTAATAAAACTTGGGATTCTAATTCCTTTTGAATCTAAAACAAAAGGCAAAGGCCACGCAATATTAAGGAAAATTAATGAACAGTAAAACCAAAGAGTATCTAATAGACAAATTTAAACAAGGTACAGTAACCTGGGATAACGGAATTTTTAAGTTAAATAAAAAAGACAAGGTTGCTGATGAACAAGGAAAACTCTATCAGATTATGTGTTCTTACAGATATCAAGAACCTTATAAACAGTTTGGAACAACAATATCAAAGTTTGAAAAACTTGATTACAACCACATAAAATATAGAATAAACAAACTTTGTTGCTCAGTGTTTCTAAGAGAAATTAAACCATGAAAACTGCTATCAACTTAGAAAATTACTATCTTACAATAGTAACAAACCTTGAAAAACATAACAAAAAGAGAGAACTACAACTAGGAGGATTACCATTCTATAACTGTCTTGATAAACAAGGATATGAATGGGAAGTTGTTATGACCGCAACAGGTGCTATTACTAGAGTGTTTAAAACAGGTAAGAAGTTTAAGAGACAACAAGTTATAGAAAGATTTAGTTGGAAGAAGATGAAAAATCAATATGTGACAGGTGAAAACACTGGTGGTGAAACAGGTTTAATTAAAAAATTTATCATATGGAAAGAGGTTAAATCATGAAAGAACAGTTTCAACAACTCAAACTAAATCTAGAACCATTTGGTTATTTCAAACCAACAGATCCTGTTTTAAATGGATTAAGAAGGGGTAACTGGGGAAGTAGGGAATTTGAATACATGTGGGCATCCAAGATAGTTTCTGTTAAAGACAAGGATGTTTTAGATCTTGGTACTGGAATGCCTAGTGATCATAACTGGCATCAGTTTGTCAGAGAGTATCTTGAACCAACCTCATATGTTGGAATTGATATCAATGAACGTATGAAACAAGAAGAGATCAATGAACCAAGCCATAAGATGTTGTGGATGGACATGACGGATCTTAAGTTTCCAGATCAAACATTTGATGTTGTTTATTCATTGTCAACCTATGAACATATTCCAGTAGCAGAACAGTTCTTCAAAGCTATGGAAGAAACACACAGGGTTATGAAACCAGGAGGAATCTTAGTGGTAACTCTTGATGAAATATGGAACACTCTACTAAAACCAGAACAGTGTATTTGTTCAACCTGGAATGATCTTGAAAGAGATTTAGTAAAGAAAAATTGTGTTGATACTATTAAAGGTGTTAGTTTTGGAATAGAAGACTTTACAGACCTAGTAAAACAATGGTTTAAACCTGTCACAGAACCACCTGTTAAACAAAACGCGCAACAAGGACTCTTGTATTCCAGAGAGTATAACAGTGTTGTATCACACGGAGTATATCAAAAAATATGAAAACACAAACTAATTTAACTCATTATTATTGTTATGAAAAATTTAATTTCAATTCTAAAAAAGATTGTTTAGTATTAGATCTTAGTGCAATTAAAACAAATCCGAAAATTGGTTTTATTGTTAGGGAAAAAACAAATAATTTAGGTAAAACTAACAGCTATACTGGAAGGAAATTTAAATTGATTAAAATACAAAAACAACGATTTGAAGTTCAAGATTTTGTTAAATATAAAAATTGTTATGTTAGATGCTACTGTTGTTATAGCAGCGAAATTGTTCATAGAGAATTATGGGTATTGGTAAATGAAGATAATAAATGAATTAATTGTTGAAGATACGTTTGAAGAAACATTAAAGTTAATAGTTGAAAACCATTCAAGTAAAGAATTTATTTACTTAACTCTTAATGGTAAAACAGTTATAGTAAATGCTCAGTTATTAACTAAGGCAATTGAGAATGCGGTAAATCATGCCTGATGAAAACCTATTAGATTATAGAAACACTGTGTTTAGTTCAAAACTAGGTGAAGATGGTATCATTGAAAACATATTCTCTAGGTTTGATATTCATCAGTGTCTTACGAGAATGAATGTTTTAGATTCAAAACTTTCTCCTAGAACTCTTATTGATATAGGAGCACATGATGGAGTATTTATATCAAATGTAAGAAACCTGATTATTAATCATAGCTGGACAGGTATATTAGTTGAAGGTGATCCAACAAAAGCAGATAAATGTAGACAATCATTTGAAGGTTACCTTGGTGTTGAAACTAGATGTTGTTACGTTGGTTTCAGAGAAAGAGAAAACAACTATGAACAACTGTTTGGAAACTATTCACCAGTAAGTTTCTTGTCAATTGATGTTGATGGTATTGACTATGAGATATTTGAATCAATTCCAGACCACCTAAAACCTTCTGTTGTCTGTGTTGAAGTATCAGCAGGTATAAATCCTTCTGATCACACAAGACTTCCTTATAGTATTTCAAAAGATAATCTTGGACAAGGTTTAGGAGTTATGACTGACTTAGCTAATGCTAAGGGCTATGAACTTCTTTGTTATACAGGTAATGCCTTTTATGTTCTACGTGAGCACATGCATATGTTTAACATCAGAGACAACTCACCTGAAACCATGTATTCAAACTTCTGGAAGATTCAAACTATGTCAGACAAACAATATCTTATGGGTTGGTGTAAACAAAACGGTTATTACAACCCATTAATGATATGATATATGCTCAAGAAGAAAATTTTAATGTTGTGCGATCATCCCTTGCATCCAAGTGGAGTAGGGATTCAATCAAAACTATTAATTGACGGTTTAATAGCTACAGGTAAATATAGTTTCAGAGTTCTTGGTGGTGCCATCAAGCATGGAGACTATAACACAATCAAAGTAAATGAAGACTTCTATGTAAAACCAGTTGATGGTTTTGGTAACAAACAGATGATTCATCAACTTCTCCTAACAGAACAACCAGATGCTATTCTAATCTTTACAGATCCAAGACAGTTTGTTTGGTTATGGGAGATGGAAGATGAAATAAAACAAATCTGTCCAATCCTATACTGGCACGTATGGGACAATGATCCATATCCAGCTTTTAATACAGTGTGGTATGACAGTACAGAACTAATCAACTGTTTGTCTTATAAAACTTATAGTCTACTAAAACAGAACTACAAAGGCTCTGAAAAAGTAAATTATGTTCCACATGCTTTCCCAAAAACTATGTTTTTCCCAATAGCGGAAACAACAGTCAACCAATATAAACGTAATCATTTTCAAGAAAAACATGACTGGTTTAAAGTTCTATGGGTAGCACGTAATGCTACAAGAAAATGTCCTTCAGATGTTATGTTAGCATGGAAGATATTCCTTGATCAACTTCAACAGCAACACGGTCATAAAAATGCTGTGTTAGTTATGCATACAGATCCAACCGATATGGAAGGACCAAATCTGTTTGAAGTATCAGAACTACTAGGCTTAAAAGACAATGTTTGGTTTAGTCCAGCAAGAGTAGGGCATGAAGAAATGAACATTCTCTACAACATGTGTGATGTTGTAGTATCTTTAGCTAGAGAAGAAGGTTTTGGACTTCCTTTATTACAGGCTCTACAAGTAGGAAAACTAGTTGTTGCTCTTAAAACTGGAGGAATGACAAGACAAGTAGTAGATCATAGAACAGGGGTTGAATATGGGGTTGCCCTAGAACCTGTTGAAAGAAACTTGATAGGTAGTCAAGCTGTTCCATATATCTTCAGTGATATTGGATCAAAACAACAAACCGCTGATGGTTTATTAAAAATCTATAACATGCCAGTTAGTGAGAGACAACAACTAGGACAACTTGCGAGAGAGTATGTTGATGTTGAATTCAACTATGATAACATGATATCAACTTGGGATAAAACTATAGAATCAACTCTAGACAATTGGGCATATAACAAACCTGTTCAGTGGGAACTACAAGAAATAGGAATAGTAAATCATATTTTAGATGTACAACATCAACTTCCACCTCAACAACAAGCTGCTACTTCAACACCTATTACTTCAAACACAGTTCAGAAACTAAAAATTAATCAACCAAGAGGTATCAAATGACAACCAAGAAAACAGTTTTATTAAAAGGTCCATTGTTAACAAAGAGTGGATACGGAGTTCATGCAAGACAGATAGCTAGTTGGTTGCTTGGTCATCAAGATAGTTTTGATATTACAACTCAGATACTTCCTTGGGGAACAACTCCTTGGATTCTTGATCCCAATGAACAAATAGGACTCACAGGTTTTTGTGTTGGTCAACTAATTCAAGCAGCAAATAACAAGAAACAGTTCTATGATATTTCAATCCAGATACAACTCCCTAATGAATGGGAACCATTCGCTGCTGGATATAATGTTGGAGTAACTGCTGGAGTTGAAACAACAACCTGTAACCCTGCCTGGATTACTAAAATTAACCAAATGGATCTTGTTATAGTTCCTTCGGAATTTACCAAACAAACATTTCTTGATACAGGGAAAGTAACAACTCCTATCCACGTAATAGGAGAATCCTATCCAGATTGTTTTGACGTTGAATGTTATAAAACAAAACTTGGATATAAACTAGATGAACTTGAAACAGATTTTAATTTTCTAGCAGTAGGGCTACTAACTGGAAACAATCCTGAAAATGATAGAAAAAACATTCAATATCTTTTGAAATGGTTCTCAGAAACATTTAAAGGAGTGAGTTCCAAGGTGGGATTAATAGTTAAAACTTCTGCTGGAAGACTAACTCACCTTGATAGAACCATGGTACATAATGTCTTGAATAAAACTCTGATTGAAAACAAGCTGGTAGAACCAGGAGTAGTTGGACCTAAGTTTTACTTTCTTCACGGAGATCTAACTGATCTAGAGATGAAAGAACTTTATTCTCATTATAAAGTAAAAGCACTTATCAACTGTTCAAAAGGTGAAGGTTTTGGTTTGCCTGTTCTTGAAGCAGCAGCTTCAAGACTTCCAGTATTAGCAACAAACTGGAGTGGTTATCTTGATTTTCTTAACAAAGGAAAGTTTATTAAGTTTGATTATAAACTTGATGGTATTCATCCTTCAAGAATTGATGGTGAGATATTTGTTGAAGGAGCTAAGTGGGCCAATCCAATTGATGAAGATGTAAAGAAAAAACTTTTGAAGTTCTATAATCAACCTGAGATTCCTCAACAATGGGCTAAAGAACTTCAAAAAACTATTCAATCCGAATACTCATCAAAAGCTGTTAGAAAACTCTATGACAATCTTTTATTAGACTTGTTTAACGGAGTAAATTAACCATGTTAGGTTGGTCATTGTTTGTAGTTGTTCTTGGTTTGTTGATTGCTTCACTCATCTATCTCTATAGATTTTCTATGATTATTCTTGAACAAGAGAGGATCTATGAGAGCGCAATAAAAGCTTTGGATGAACTAGAAAATAAATTCAGTGAGTTTGAATCAATGCCTGTCTATTTTGATAATCCTAGTTCAAGAGAGATGTTCCTTGAATTTAAAAACAACATATTATTATCAAGGAATAAAATCTTAGAATTGATAGACCGTCTATTACTTTTCAGTAAGAAAAAATATATCATAATAGAAGAGACAGAAGAAAACGAAACATGAAAAAAGATTTTGATGAATCAGAAATTAACCCTAACAACATAGAAGAAACTATTCTAAGTTTCACAGGCAAAAAAAGAATGGTTCCAAGAAAGAAGATTGTTAGGAGAAATCCATCAGATACTTCCCCTAAGAAAAACTATTTTGATGAAACCACACAGGACGCAATTGTAAGATTCCAGAAAGAATCTTCAATCCCTATCAAAAATCTCATCTATGAAAAAGAGATATCTCCAGCTTTTAATACACTTGTTGAAAATCTGATCAATGTTTACAAGTTTCAAGTAACCCAAGAAGATAAAACAGAACTAAGAAAAGAAGTAGTACATTTTTTATTTACTGTTTTACAAAAATTTGATGCTGACAAAGGCTCAAAAGCTTTTTCGTATTTTAACGTTGTTGCTATGAACAAACTTACAATTCTATCAAAACAGAGTTCTAAGAACAATCAAACATTTGTTTCAATTGACAATAGAGAAGCTCTTAATTTGCATGAACAAGAAATGATTGAGATGCCCCCGGAAAACCTGTTTACTCCAGAAGAGTATAGAGAGAACATCCTGAAAATCTTAACAGAGTTGAAAACCAGAACTAAAAACGCTAATGAAACTGTATGTATTGAAGCTATATTTACTCTGATTGAAAACATTGAAAAAGTTGAGATTGTAAACAAAAGAGCAGTTCTTGCTTATCTCAGAGACATTACAGGATTTAAACCCAAACAACTTTCAGTCTATATGAGTCAATTAAAAAAGAACTACAAACTTGTTAGAAAAGAAGGTCTATTTTTTCTATGAACAATCTTGGTGACCTTGAACAACTAGATAAATTCCAACCTTTAACAAAACTAGCTCTTGAAACAGAAGTTGAAAAACAAACCAGAGAGTTTCAAGAACTTCTAGTTGAACTTTCAAACGTAGATATTAAACTAAAAGTTATCTGGACTCAAATATATAACAATGCTCTGTTTGATAGAAAAAATGCTTATTTAGCATTCATAGACCTATATGCTAAGGTTCATGGTATTGAAGAAAAACATGCACTTCACGCTCAGAACGTTGTTAAATACCTAGAAAGAATGGAAAAATCTAACGAGCAACTAGTCAAGGTAGCAAAACTAATTCAAGAAGCTATTAGAGATAAACCCGAAGAACCAGAAGAAAGCGAAAGTGGTTTTAAAGCCAACAAACCTTCTAATAATCCAAGAAATATATTTCAACAACTAAAACAAAAACAAAACAATGAGTAGTAATGTTTCAAGAAGAATAATAGGGGGAGTAGGTTCAAACCATGTTGATACTCAACAAGGAATTAGAGATGGTAATGCTCCTAGTTTACACAATGTAGTTGTAGTAGATGTTATTTGTGATCCAGAAACTTACACAGAAGCAGAAAAAACAGACCTAAAACAAAAACTTAACAATCCAGAGTTTGTTGATCTAATGCCAGAAAACAGCATAGTTGGGAGGGTGATCAACGATGGACATGACCTTACAAATTCAAAACCAAGTTTGTTCTATCCTTTTTTTAGTTCTCATTTTGCTTTACCTGTTAGACCTGGAGAACAAGTATCTGTAATCTATGATGATTTTCAACAACATGGTTTAAATCTTGGTAGATGGCTAACAAGAGTAAGAGAGAATGAGTTTGTTGAAGATCCAAACTATACTCATGGGGATAGAAAATATGATCCAGAGTTGTTAGCTCCTGGTCAAAGAACTAGTCAACAAGCAGCGGGACCTCCCTCTTCTCCTAATCCTCCAGGTTTTCCAAACGGAACAGGTGTTCAGGGAGGTTATACTCTTAGTCAAGAAGGAAATCAGAATCCCTATAATAAAATACTGGAGAGTTCTAGAATAAGAAATCTTGTTACTTTTGAGCCTGTTCCACGTTGGGTTAAAAGACCACAAGAGTTTGTTTTACAAGGCACGAATAACACTCTTCTGGTTTTAGGAGAAGATCGTACAGGACCAGCTATAAGAGTTTCAGGAAGTGAACAACAAGACAGAAATAGTTTTGCAGGAACTATAGATGTTGTTTGTGGAAGAGGAAGAAACAACTTGCCTTATTCAGAATCAACAGTTCCTTCTGGTAATGACACTGCCCCTGTTGTAGTAACAAACACTAGAAGAAAACTTGAAACAGACAAAACTCCTAGAAAGAGAAATAGATCAAGAAATCCCAAAGAAGGCCAACCGGATTTTACTAAAGATGCTGCCCGTATCTATGTTTCTATGAACACACTAGGAGACAGAAACTTTGGTTTAGTTAGAGATTTCTACCCGACCAACGTTCTAAAACCCGACCAACTTCCAGCTAACAACACTGGTATTGGAAATTCATATGTTATACAAAAAGCTGATAATATTAGGATAATAGGAAGAAAAGAAACTACTCCCACTATCAACGGTTCAATTTTGATTCTTAAAGAAGGAACTAAAGATGAAGACCTTAGTTATATTTTTCTTGACAGAACAGGCAAGATTCAATTAGAAGGATCAGAGATATTTCTTGGTCAGAGTACCGAAAAAACAGATCCTTATATTAAATTTTCTGTCTATAAAGAACATATCAGAGAGTTGAAAACTCAGATTAAAACATTGGCAGATCAAGTGCAAGCTATAACAATCGCTTATAATGCTGCTTTTCAACTTTCTATTGCTATTCCTTTAATTCCTATAGCTACACTTGTTGCAGTAGGTCCTACTGTTCAAACCCAAACAACAACAGTTGTAACAGCAGTCAAAACAGCGGTTGATACAATTAATGCTGATGATGCTAAAAGTGAAAAGATTTTTGGAGAATAATAAATACAAATGCTAGAAGAACAACTTAAAAGAAACATAGAGAGTGCGTTAGAACTTCAAGGAGCTACAACAGCGGAAGGTGGTCAAACAGCTAAACAACAAATTGTAAATAACCTAGCTAGGGCTATTGAAGTTTATACAAAAGCAAAACTACAAGAAATGAAAGTTGCTCTTGTAACTCCTGGTGCTTTTCAAGGAGTTGGTACTGGAACTGTTATTATTACAGCAGTTAGTTTGAATACTTATAACCCATGACCACAGAGAGTTTTATATCATTTAAAAACGTAGGATTTCGTCAGTTTGAACAACGTTACCTCTCTCCAGTTTCTCAGAGTGTTACTCCAATAGGAATTAAAACTCCTGTTTCTTTTGGAAACAGTTCAGAGGGTTTATTTTCTATGAACTATACTCTTGAAGATCAGATAAATGATAACCTAAAATCTCTGATTAAAACAAATCATGGTGAACGAGTTGTGTTATACGACTACGGTGCTAACTTACAACCTTTAGCAACTGAATATTCAAACAAAGAAAACTACACAACAGATGCTATGGAAAGAATTAATACTTGTGTTACCAAATATATGCCTTTTGTTCAACTTGAAGGATTTAGAGCAGAACCAAGATATAATGACAATCAATATGTTGGAGTAATTGACAACTACTTAGTTTATTCTGTTTCCAGAGTGAATATTAACTCAAAAACTCTAGTTGTTAGAATTTTTGCTATTTAAAGTTTATACTCAAAGATATGGCTAGAAGAAAAAAAAGAAGTCACTACAAAACAGGTGTTCATATCAGTAGCAAGTGTACTTCTGGTAAGATAAAATATAGAAGCGGGTGGGAATAACGGATCTGGTTGGGAAAATTTTTATAGATCATAATCATTTCAATAATCAACGAAGAGGTTTGTTGTGCAGGCAGTGTAATACTGCACTTGGAATGCTAAAAGAAAATGTTAACACAATAGAAAAAATGAAAGAATATATTTTAAAATGGCAAAAAGAAGAAAACATTACATAACTGGTACTCATGTTTCTAGCAAATGTACCTCTGGTAAGATAAAATACCGTAGCGGTTGGGAGAGACAGGTAATTTTTTTTTTTAGATAATAATCCCCTAGTAGCTTCATATGGTTATGAATGTTTAAAAATTCCTTATGTAGCAAACTATAAAACAGGCAAAATTAGAATCTATTTTCCTGATTTTTTAATCACTTATACTAATGGAGAAAGAAAACTTGTTGAAGTTAAAAGAATGGACAAGATAGGAACAGCTTCTGTTATCAAGAAAAGTGCTGCCGCTAGAACTTGGTGTGATGGAAATAACGTTGTGTTTGAAATATGGTCAAATACAATTATAGAAGGAATCAGAAAGATTAATGAATCAAAGGGATTGAAATGACAACAAGTAAACACCAATGTTTAGGATTAGACATCTCAACTAGTGTAGTAGGTTTTTGTACTCTTGCAGGAGAAGACATTTGGGAGATAGAAGAAGATGGTGAGTTGATAGTTGAACAAGGAAGATTAGAAACTCTTGACGCTATCAAACTTACTGGTACTAAACTAGAAAATCTCTGGCAAAAAGCTGATTATGTTAGTGACTGGTTTTTCAACTGGAGATCAAAAAATCCAGATATAGTCATAACGAAGATATTTGTTGAAGAGAACGCTAAGAGATTTGCAGAGGGTTTTACAAGTGCTGATGTTATTTTAACTTTAGCTAAATTTAATGGTATCGTTAGTTACCTGGCACATAAAACCTTTGATGCAGAAGTTTTTAATATCAACGTAACCAAGGCAAGATCTGCTATTGGTTTTAAAAATAAACTTGATGGTGCAATAGATCCTTTAACAAAGAAAAAAATGACTGTTAAAGAAAAAGTATTTAATCATGTTATAGCACTTCATCCTGAGTTTCCTTGGAAAAAACATATAGCAAAATCAGGTAGTCATAAAGGAAATGAAGTTTTTGATGACTGTTCAAGGGATATGTGTGATGCCTATGTTGTTTGTAAAGGTGGAATGTCTATAATTACATAACATGCCTATCAATGATTCTAGAAGACAGCAAATCAGAGAAAGAAAATATCTAAACAAAGATTTTGAAGGATTCTACAACGATCTTCAAGAATATTCAAGAACTTATTTTAATCAAGTAAATAAAGATTTGAGTGAAAACAGTGTAGGTGGAATGATGGTAGAGCTAGGAGCTTTCATAGGAGATAACCTTTCTTATTACCTTGATCATCAGTTTCAGGAACTTGACTATGAGACCATGGTTGAACCAAAGAACATTGAGAGAGAACTAAAAAACTCAGGTGTTAAAATAGTAGGTTCAAGTCCTTCTGTACTTGACATAACTTTTTATTTTAAAATTCCAAGCCTATCTGGAACAACTCCAACAACTTATGATCCAGCAGGTTTGCCTTGTGTACACATGGGAACTAAGTTTATTTCAGAATCAGGGGTTAGTTTTGAACTGATAGAAGATTTAGATTTTACAGAACTAGATTTTGCTGGAAACTATAAGTTTGATATTCTGATAGGAGAACAAGATCCTTCAACAAACAGACCTCTAAATTGGTTGATTTCAAGAACAGGAATAGCGGTATCAGGCCAGAGAGAAACAGAAAGTTTCTCTCTTGGTAGTTTTGAAGCTTTTAAACGAATAACTCTTTCTAAAGAAAATATAACAGAGGTTGTTTCGGTGTTTGATTCTGAAGGAAATGAATATTATCAGGTAGAAAACCTGACACATGCAAGTGTCTTTAAAAAGATAAGAAATATTAAACAAGACCAAGATGTGGTACCACACCATCTTGAAATAATTCCAGCACCTTATAGATTCACAGAAGAAACAAGTCTTAATACAAGACTTACAACTTTGGTTTTTGGAGGAGGGAGTGCGGATAGGTATGAAACAGAAGATGATGATATCATTCCAGATCCAAGTGAATATGCTCTTCCACTTTATGGTAAAAATACTGTTTCAAGATTTAGTATTAATCCTTCAAATCTATTAACAACTACAACTTTAGGGATATTAACTCCTAACACCACATTAACCATTGATTATAGATATGGTGGTGGTTTATCTCATAATATTGAGAAAGAAACTATAAAATCAATTACTGATCTAAGAATAACATTTCCAAACAACCCTAGTCCTACTATTTCAGCTCTGGTAGTGCAATCAGCAGATGCTAACAACCTAAAAAGAGCTTCAGGCGGAGAAGATCCTTTAACTTTAGAAGAACTGAAACAGAAGATTCCTTCTGAAAGAGCAGCACAATCTAGAATAGTAGAACAAAGAGATCTTCTAGCAAGGATCTATAAAATGCCCACTACTTTTGGGCGTGTATTTTCAGCTAGTGCTTGGCCCAACTTAAATAATCCTCTTGCTACAAGTTTGTTTGTAATTTGTAGAGATAGTAATAAAAACTATATTCAAGCGCCAGATACTCTGAAGAAAAATCTTGCTTTATATCTTAATGAATATAGATTAACAAATGATTCAATTGATATTTTAGATGCTCAGGTAATAAACTTACAACTAAGATTTATAGTTAATTTAAGTCAAGGGTCAAACAAACAGTTAGTTTTGCAAACTATCATTCAAAAACTAAAGAAATATTTCTCTTCTGGAAACTTCAAGATTGATTATCCAATCTCTATGGATGATGTAAGAAACCTTATTTATAACACTCAACATGTTGAATCAGTTGAGCAAATCATGTTTACTAACATAACAGGAATTAATGGAGAACTAGAATATAGTTCAAATTATTTTGATCCTTCTGCCAATACCAAAAGAGGTTTGTTATATCCCCCTCAAGGTGGAGTGTTTGAAATAAAATATAAAGATATAGATATCATAGGAACACCTGTATGACTGTTAGAATATTTGACTGTATAGCTGACACGTATATTACAAACAAATATATTAACAACACTATGGTATCTCAGTCAAACACAGGAATGGCTGGAACAATAGACTTATTTAAACTTTATGACGAGACTTCAGTTCCTGGTTTGACAGGTTCGGTTATAGTGGAACAATCAAGAGCATTGTTAAAGTTTGATCTTACGAGTTTAATATCTAGTTCTTTTGTTCCAACAAACGGTTTTAGATGTTTTTTAAAACTATCTGACATATATTCTGGTCAACCTGTACCTTCTAATTTTAGTTTACAGTTGTTTCCTCTAGCAAAAGAGTTTGTTGAAGGGAGAGGAATGGATGTTGTTAGTTTTAGAGATAAAGATTTTACTAACTGGACAACTGCTTCTTCGGGAATAATCTGGACTGTTTCTGGTGCTGGTAGTTCAGGAAGTTTAACAAGTTCAAATATTGATTATTTTTACACTCCTAGTGCCACTCAGTATTTTTCAAGAGGTGATGAACAACTTTTGATGGATGTTACCAGTTTAGTATCTGGAGTTGTTGACGGAACTATTCCAAACTATGGTTTTAGACTAGGTTTCACCCAGGCCAATGAACAAGATGCTTACACTTATTTTGTTAAACGTTTTTATTCTAGACATGCACTGGACAAATCAAAAAAACCAAAGATTTTGTTTTATGATGATAATTCAAAACAAGACGGGTTTTTATCTACTTGGTTTGGTGTGTCTAGCTCTGTTTATCTTTATAACAATAAGATTGATAATACATACAGAAATTTTAAATCAGGAGCCCTTGATTTAACTGGTAGCAACTGTATGAAATTGTTGTTGCTAAGTTCTAAAAGCATTAATATAACTACAAGTAGTTGGAGTGATAGTTTCAGTTCTAGTATTACTTACGTGACTAGTTCTGTTAGTTACTTTTCCAGTTCTTTCAATGTTTCTCAAGTATCAACAGGAATATATTCCAGTTCTCTAATTCTTGATCCACAGGCCGATAGTTCCCTTCAAATATTTATTACTGGTTTGGGGTCACAGATATTTTTCAAGCCTATCTGGACCTCTTCTGATGAGACTGTTGTGTATAGAACGGGTAGTTATTATCTTCCAGTATTAAAAAATGAAGGTAGTTCTACTGAAGCAGAAACAGATGAGGGTTATATAGTTTCTTTGCCTAATCTTAAAGAGACATATACTTCAAGAACAGAAACCCGTGTCCGAGTGTTGTTAAATAAATTTGGTGGGTTGCCTATATCAAACTATTTCAAAGTACAAAACATTAATCAACCAAAATCAATAGTTGTTTCTTCAATGCATTGGAGACTTAAAAAGGCTTTTACAAACGAAGTTTTGTTTGATTTTGATACAACCCACAATGGAACAAAGCTATCCTCTGATAATGAAGGAATGTGGTTTGTTTTATATTGCCAAGACTTGTTGGTAGGTCAAGTATACGAGATAGAGTTCCTAATAGATCAACCTATTAACAAAACATTTATACTCAACCAAGGTTTTAGATTCAAAATAATTGAATAGTGTATTTAACAATACATAAATTCTATGCCTGAACTAAACAGATCATTTTCAACCCCTGTTGTAACCAGGAGACAAAACAATATTAATAATAGAACAGGTATTTTAGAGAATGTTAGTTATTCTCAGATATCAGGTTCAAGTTTTGGTAGTTCGGGTAGTTTTAGATATGATATTCCCGGTTCTGGTTTGAAATCAACTCAAGAGCTCAATGTTAATTGGTCTGAATTTAAAAACCATGTTTTTTTTAACTCTGCACAAATAAAAACAAATGCTGCTATTCAAAAAATATTTGATGGATTTCCTTTTGATGGTTCAAAACAAGAATATGAACTGTTTTTTGATGGGATGACAGGATATGAAAAATGGATCTACGATCAGTTTCCAAAGAATGTTGGTTATATGTTTTTCTCAGGTACTAACGGTACGGAGCTAACAGAAGGAACTTACATAACAGTTAAAGATCAGGCGGGGTTACTGAACTCTGGAAGCTCAACAAATATATCAGGCAGACAGTTTTTAAATCCTGGTATAAGTTCAGATCTAATGATTGAATTCCAGTTGTTTATACCGCCAGTATCAAACTCAAATCAAATCATTTTACAAAAACTAAACAACATACAAAATTGTGGTTATCAAATTTGTCTACATGAAACAGGTTCTATAAATGAAACTTCAATAAGTTTTACTGTTGTTTCAAGTTCACAAACCTTAACCACTGAATCAAATAAATTAATAGTAAACAAGAACCAGTTCAATCATCTTTGTTTCTTTTGGCAAAGAGCCTCAAATAGTTTGTTTTGTTATAACAACCATCAGCTTTTGTCAACAAGTTCAATGCCTGTTCTGATATCCAGTCTTGATTTTAACAGTTATGATTTATTGATTGGATCAGGAACAACAAACAGAAACACGGGATTTACTCCAAAAAATACTTTGTCCGGTGCTATGGATGAATTAAGAATTTGGCACAAATTTGTTTCTTCTGATCTTAGACAGAAGAATGAAAAAAGAAATGTTTATGCTCAACCCAATTTAAATCTTTATTTTAAATTTAATGAACCTTCTGGCAGTAATTCCAAACTAATTCTTGACTATTCGGGCAACAGTCTTCATGGAGAGTTATCACAACATGGATTTGGTTTAGGGGTAGGAAACGTTGCAACAGGAAGCATAGCAGGAAGTTCACCTTTAGTAGCTGAAAAACCAGAACTAAACCCCAACTTGTTTTCCGTAACAACAGAGTTTGCAACACTAACTTCTAGTTTATTAACTACTGCCAAAACCTACGATAATAACAATCCTAGCTGGATCTTAAATCTTGTTCCTTCACATTTTTTTCTTGATGGAGATTACGAAGAAGCATTAGCTACGACAGATGGTGAACTCCTAGAAGGAATAAACTTCTTTGGTTTCAATAAAGCAACCATGAAACAAAGCCAAGTGTTATTATTAGTGTTGTATCTTTGGGCTAAATTCTTTGATGAACTAAAGTTAATGATTGATAGTTTTGCTTATCTCAACTATGTTGATTTTATAGAAGAAGACACAATTCCAGATAAATTTCTTCAGTTTTTTGCTAAGAGACAGGGATTTGACCTTCCAACTTTGTTTAATAACAGTTCTCTTACGCAGTTCATAGATGGAGAAGACCTTTTGAACAGCGATTTTGGGTTTGGCACCTCTCTTAAAACTATCCAGTATAAAATCTGGAGAAGAATACTATCCAATATTCAAGACATTAAAAAATCAAAAGGAACTATTCATTCAATCAAATCTTTTATCAGATCAGTTGGAATTGAACCTGACAATAACTTTAGGATTAGAGAACGTGGTGGTCCTTTAAAAACAAATCTTTCATTCTCAAAACAAAACAAGAGTGAAGTCATGAAACAGATAAATTTTATATCAGGAGGTTTATTGACCTCTCCTTATCTGTCAAGCTCAAGAACTTCTACAGAACTAGGATTTCCTGGTATTGCTAACATTCCAAGTGATGGATTGTTAACTTCTGGTAGTTGGTCTTTTGAACTAATGTTTCAAGTGCCACGAAATGGTGCAAACACATATTCAAGTCAATCATTAGCAAGGTGGTTTACAACAGGAAGTTTGGGTAAATGTTTAATAGCAGATATTCAAATAGTATCAAGCTCAGGTCTTACAGTTTTCTTTAATCCTTTGGTTGATACAACCCCTGTTTCAATGTCAGTCAGTTTTGATCCTATGGATAATAATATTTGGAATCTTTGTTTTTCAAAACAAAGAGCTGACCAGTTAGGATTTAACAGTTCCAGCTATCAACTAAGAGTTGCAAGAAATTCATTTGGAAAAATTGAAACTTGTTATTCTTCTAGTTTGTTTATCAATGATTCCAATAATAATGTCTTTAGTTTTTTATCTAGTTCAACAAATGCTTCTGGCAGTTGGTTTGAAATTGGAAGTTCTTCTATAACAAACATTAATACCGGAAGTTTTATGTCAAGTCTCAGTTTTACCGATAGAGTTTTCAATGGAAAACTATCGCAGATAAGATTTTGGTCTAAGTATCTAACAGATGTTGAGTGGTTTGAACATGTTACTAATCCTAAATCTATTGGAACTTTAAACCCAATAGTAAACTATGGGTTTAACACAAAAATAACAGGCAGTTTTGAACGTTTAAGAATTCATGCTCATGTAGATCAACCTGTTACTTCTTCAAATACTTCTGGTGAGATATTATTAACTGATTTCTCACAAAACAATCTGACTCTTTCTGGTACTAGTTTTCCTATAAATTCCGTTGTAGTACAGCCAAAATTATTTTATTACTCATATGTTAACCCTTACTATGATGATCTTTCAACAACAAACAAGGTAAGAATCAGAAGTTTTATCAGTGGTTCCTCTTTTGAAAACAATCAAGAACAACACTATGCTCAACAAGGAAAAGTTTATGAACTAAATCCTAATGAGTTAGTACAAGACAACGCAGTGCTATCAATTGACTACTCCGCAGTTGATGCTCTAAATCAGGACATAGCAAATATGTTTGGAACACTAGAACTCATTAATAATTCAATTGGAGCCCCTGAATTGATGTTTTCCCCTGATTATCCAGATCTTGAGTTTTTACAAAAGATTTATTTTAACAACCTAGTTGATCCAATAAATCTTAAAAACTGTTTTGATTTTTATAAATGGTTTGATATTAGTTTTGGTGATTTTATTAAACAACTGATACCAAGAAAAACAAAGTATTTTGGAATCAACTTTGTCTTAGAATCTCATATGTTAGAACGTCCAAAATTTGAATATAGTTTTGGTGATAGCTATGTTGGTGAATCAAACAGAGATCCAAGTTCAACTCTTACACTACAGTTCTTTAGAGGAAAAATAAATAGATCATGAGTGTTTTCTTAAGTCACCATACATCCTATTCAATTAAACCATTTGATGATCTTGAATCAAGTCAGTTAAATAGAAAAAACGGAACTGTTACTAATAACTTTAATGGAGTTTACGATAGATCAAGACAAGGAACTGAAATAAGAACTGTTGAAGATATATTAAAAACCAACCAACCAAAACTAAGATCAAGGGGTTTATTTAACACAATTGATAGTTTTGGCAAAGTAACTCATGAACAAAAACTAAACAACATAGGATCAGTACAAAGTTTTGTTGAATATACAAATCAAAAGTTTTATAATGATCTCCAAGAAGAACTTCTTCCTGAAAAGTTTATTGAAAACAATCAGAATGTCTATTACCCATTCTATATGAACTCTGGATTGTATAAAATTGAAAGATGCACAGTAGAAATACTACAATCTTATCCTAGTAGATTCCCAGAGTCATCTATAGGGTTTGGAACAACCAGAGGAAAAAATTATGAGCAATTTTCCATTAACACAACCTGTTTTCTTGATGAGGGAGAAGAGTTTTTAGGGGATACATTGTCTGGATCTATTGTGTTTGAAGGTTGGTTAGCTCCTGTTAGCAACAGTATACAATGTTATTTTGAACAAGATCCTACTACAACTTGGGTAGAAAACTTGACTATTACTGACCAACAAATGAAGAATAGTTTAAACTCATTAACAGCTTCATGTCTTGAAACAAATTTAGTAATAAACCTTAACAAGAGAACAAGTGTTGTTTTTGATGGCTGGAGGAAAGGAAGTTAAAATTAATGAGAACAGAAAAAGGTACTAGATTAAAGTTTCTACCTCCAAAACATCAATTACAACAGCAAAGAATAAAACCCAAAAGAACTAGATTTAGTTTTATTGATGATGAAGTAGTTGATTTTAATGTTTCTGGAACTATTAATGCTGGAAATGGTTTGATATCAGGGAGTCAGTTTTTGATAGGACTAGACGTTCATACAACCCTTAATATCCCAGATGGAGTTGTAAGACAAGATTCAGTTGAATCAATTATTAAAATTCCATTGAATATTTCTGGTGCAGTCCTACCATTTAAAGACAATGAAATTCCCGAAATTGATAACTCAGCCAATAGTTTTTATACCACTGGCAGTAGAGTTATAGATATGGGGGATGGATTTCTGTCTCCTTTGTATAACAAGGTTAAATTTGAGATTGATTTAACTCCTAGTTCTAATACTAGTTTTGGTATGCAAAACTATCTTAGTGGTTCCAATAATTTTGTAATGAGTTATTGGAACCATTTTTTAAACAGATATGAAGGCATAGGATCAGGAACAGAGTTTAATGCTTATACTAGCAGTTCTGCTAGTTTGTTGGATTTTCTTACAGGCAGTGCAATAAGTTTTGGAGGTTCTACGGGTGGTAGTCCTTTGTTGGGGGATCTTTCAGGTTCTCAGATACTTGCCAATCCAATAAACACTTTTGGTTTCCCAGGTTGGTCTACTTATGAAGCTTCAAGTTCACAACTATATTCTCTTTCAACTAAAATTAAAGAACCATTCCTACTTGAGAAAGTTGTTTTGTATTTTAGTGGTAGTTTAAATGGCCACAACTATGCTTGGGCAGGAGAAGCTTGTATTACAACTTTTTTTATATTAAATCAAAGAAAAACATTTATTAACAAACTTGAAAACACTGTTTATTATATTTCTTCTGGTTCTACAAGTGTTGGTTCCATGGTTTTATCTCAAAGTAGTTTAACCACAACAAGAGATTTGATAACTTGGTTACAGTTGTCAAGGCAATCTTCAATCTTAGACCCAGTTGGATTACAAAGAGAATACTATTATCCAGATCCAGGAGTAAGAAATAGTTTACAAGGTGAATTCAGTCAACAGTTTATAGTTTCGGGAAATGTTAAATCACCTTTCTCTTATGCTCCTTCTATTAGTTTTCTTGTGGATTCAAGCAGAAAAACACAGGGTATTCTTGAAAACTATAATGTATCTGGCAGAAATATGATAAATGACTTGGGGCGTAGTTGGAAAAATCCTTGGTTAAGTTCACAAAATTATATAAATGGTTTGTTTGTTGATCATTATCTCACAGAAAGAACAGCAAACATATCAAAAGAATATTCACAAAATATACCTTATCTGTTATTACCAACAGATAAGTTAATATTTGGGTGGTGTTTGCCAACAGAATTATATTATTGGAGTCATGACAATGCTGATCCAATTTTTATAGGGGCCGGGCCAGCATTAACAGGTAGTAATCAGGGGGTTAATAAAATAGTTTTCTATGGTTCTTACCTTTCAGCCAACAAAGAACGTCTAACCGAAACACAAGAGGTTATAAAATATGGAATTTGATATAGAACCAACTAAAAATTTATATCTTTCATCAATAGATAAAATTATCACAGGTTCAATACTTGCAGGAACCAGAGGGGTGGTTGGAAGTAAAATATCTGGTTCTCTTGAATATAGAGGTGATCAAGTTTATTCTAGTTACTATTATAACAAGTTTAAAAAAACTAGTCTTGGTTCAAATAGACATGTAAATTTTGTTTCACAAGATAAAATTATTTGGGATTCCGTTGTTCCTTCTCCAATAGAGATTTATTTGATGAATGGGGCCAAGGTTGTTTCTGCTGAGTATGATACTGATATTTGGAACAACATTTTCGGGCCTCCTCCACTTCCTGATAAAGTTCGTTTGAGAGAGTTTTTAGTAAAAATTTTTATCGCTAAAGGTTCAAATAGTTTTCTAACTGCAAGTAATGGTGCAACTATAACAGACAACTATTGGTATAGTAGTTTTCCTTTTCAAAATACATATAAAAATATTACTAGACTGTTCCAGCCTTCAACTACACTGCATTTTACCAAAGGTTACAAAGAGAAATTAAACGGTACTGATTTTCTTGTTTACCAAAAAGGAGTAACGAACGATGTGTCTGCTTCTTATAAATTTGGAATATCTATTGTAAGCGGAAACAATGGTTTAAGTTCAAGTTTTATACAAGAAGTTTTATATGAATATGTTGTAACTCCTAGTGTATTTAGTGTTTTAGAGATTGGAAATGCCTCTAGTTTAGAATCAATTCTAAACTTGTCTTCAAAAACATTTTATGATTGTTTTTTTGGTATTAGACCAAGGATGGTACAAACAGATCTATCTTATGTAAACACAAGTTCTTTTCCGCAATGTCATTATTCTCAAAGTTTTGTTGTTGAGAGAGAAGGCTGGAAGTTTGGCTTGTATAATGCTTTCCCAACTAACTATAATGTTGTTTTCAAACGTAATAGTTATGGTCAGATCAGAGATTTGTTGGAACCCAGAAAAAGAACTAAAACTTATGAGTTATCAACAGGAACTTTTTTGACTCCTATACAAATTACTTTTGTTTCTGGAACTCAAGCCTATTTGACTTCTTCTGAAGCAGATACTCTAGATACTAGAGAAACAGGTATTTATAACTTTGAATATCAATGTGGAAAACCATATGTTGATAATTAATCAATACTAGTTGCATGTCAGGAATATTAAATTCAAAAGAAAGAATCTTGGATACTATTATAACACAACAAGGTAGAAAACAAATTTCTACTGGCAAGTTAAAACCTGTATTTTATTCTTTTTCTGATACTGGTACTTTCTATGATAAACAAGATCTTGACAACCTGGATATTCCTTTTGAACTAGAAGGAAGATTGATGTTTGAAGCAGCTAGTTTGCCTCAAGACCTAATCTGTCTTGAAAAAGATGATTCTGGTAAACTTATAGTAAAAGAATTTCAAAGAACTTCAGGGAGTTTTGTATTGATAAATGGTCAGACTTATGATACTGAAAACCAACTGTTTGTTTCTGAGTCTGCTTCACAACAAAACAGTTTTTTGAGTGGTTCACTAAGAAATTTTATTAATTTAAACCTGTTATCCGAAGCAAAAGAACTAGATATTAATACTAATAGTTCTGAGTTTGTGGTTTCTCCTAATTCAGTAACTTTTAATATTACCAGAACTGTTCCTATGTCTGGAAGTGCTAGGGTGGGGAGCATAGATCAAATAGAAAGCTTGTTTGAAGACAAGAAACTGAGCCATTTATCAAATTTTGATTTCCTACCCCCGGTTAATATTCCAAGAACAGGAACTACCATCAAACAACCTCTCGGAAACTTTGTTGATCTAAAACAATCTTCTATCCTAACTTTGGCAGATCTTTATCAAGAAATAACAAGATTTTCAGACTATATGGTTTCTTTAAATTTTTTATCAACAAGTAAAAACAACCGTATTTTTAGTCAGTTTTATGAAAAATCAGAATCTTCAGGTATAAGAAAACTAGATATCATAGATTTTGGTGAATTTGAGGAAAGAAACATAAGAAAACATGTTTTTTTTGCTGGTAAACTTTATAGGGACAGTACAGGAAGTGACACCTTTGTCAACATGTTTACATTAATCTGGAAGAAAGAGTTGCAAAATGCCTAGTTTTAGAACTCTGAGTAATCTACCTGTTGGTCTTGAAGAAAAACCTGCGATTATTTCAGACATAGAAGTTTATTTGTTAAAAACTACTAGTACAAAAACAATCTATGTTCTTGAATATAAATTCTATCCTTCAAGAGCCATTTTAAATAACCAACAAGCTTTTAAAGTTGTTTGTCAGGTAAGAGACAAAGAAAAACCTAGAGTTCTAGGTACTTTTGGTGGGGATAACATGTCAATAAGTGAATTAATCGTACAAAGTAACTTCCTTACAGTTAGAGCTTTGAATGAACAAGCCAGACATGTTTTGAGTGAATTTCAATCAGATCCTACAAGGTCTATTCCGAACAACAGACTTAATAATTTAGCAAGTTATAGAAAAGAATCTATTAAAATAACTGAACAATTTACTATTACTCAGGATATAACAGATTTATTTATCTATGTATCTGTTAAAAATTCACAAGATTTAGTTGTTCAAGAGGAAAAGCTAATGATTCCTCATTTGAAATATAAAAATCTGTTTGAGAACACTATCACCAAACCCTTGACTTGTTTGCCTGCTCAAAACAACATCCTTGGAAGAAATATATTTTATGTTCAACAATCTGAGGGAAAAGGTTTTAGTTTGTTCAGAAAAAATAAACTTACAAAGAAATATGAATTCATAAAAAATTATTATGCTTCTGGTACAGGTAGTGAAGTTTATAAGGTAGTTGACGAAACAACGGTTTTATATCATAACATTCAATACAGAGTTGTTCCTTTTGTGTTAGATGGTAGTTTGGTTTCTGATTTTACTGATGTAGTGATTTCTTCCAATAGAAAACAACCTGAACTTAAACCATTCATCCACCTGATTATCTCAGATGAAAACAAGGTAAGAGTTGATTTTTTTAATATTACAACTAGAATAAAATCTATTGTTCTGTACAGAAACGACCAGATAATAAAACTGTTCAATCCCCAAAATAATTTTAGTTTCATTGATGATTTGGTTCAACAAGGGAAGATTTATAAATATCGTTTTGAATACTATGATAGTTTTGGCAATAAATTTAGTTCCGTTTCTGAAACTAATATTAGAGTACCAATTTCAACAGCCCCAGAGAAAGTAAATTTAACAACAAAAATTTCTGAGATTTCACAACAAGAAAACAATATTACGTTTGTTTTAACAAGTGAATTTCTTGAATCTATTCAAACAAAACTTAAAACATTTATTGGAGAAAGAGGATTTGGATTGTTTGAAGAATCAATAAACCTAAATGATCTTCAAGGAATTGTTTCTTATCAAATTATCAGACAAAACATTACAACAGGTGAACAAGAAGATCTGGGAGTTTTGACTAACACAAACAGATTTGACGATAAAAGAAACTCGGATTTAATGGGGGCCAAATTATTAGTTCCAAAAAATCAATATAGATATATTATTAATACATTTGTTAGGAACATTATCACCCTGCTACCAAACTATGTTGTTACAGATAATTCAGTTACTGGAGTTGAGTATAATTACAGCCCTTATAAATGGTTAAATCCAGTGGTACTAAATCAAGGAACTATTGTGTTCTCAAATGAACAACAAAGAAATTTTTCCTACTCTCCTTTTACAATATCTGAATTATCCAGAACTCAAATAACAGAAGTTTTCACCATAGGGGACAGAACTACTACTGCCAACATCCAATCAGTAAATCCGATTAAACTATCCAAAGACAAAGTATTAGTCCAATGGAACATTAGTGATCTTTCTTTTGTTGATAGTTTTGAGATTTATAAATCTGTTAAACTTTCTTCTATAAAAAGGATAGCAGGTTTTCACCATGCTTTAAACAATATCTTTGAATTTATTGACACGGTAAACCCAGACGAGAAAGATTTACTATATTCTGTTGTTGTAAGATATATTGATGGTACTTCTAGTGAAGTATTTGCGCAAAACAAAATATTTTATACATCATAGATATAACATATGGGAAATAACTTTGGAATACCTGTTAGAAACAATACTTCGGCAGCTTATGGTGGTTTAACTACACAGCCTTCTTCTGCTCCTCTTCCAACAGCTACAGCACCTATTCCCACTACAACTAATACTTTTTTAGTTCCTGAAGCATCTGTTCCACAGTCTCCTGTAGCTAGTGGGTTTCAAATGTCTACTACTATTGTACCAGGAGTTAGTGTTCAACGAACTGGAACAGCAACAGTTTTTATTGATAGAACAATACCACCTACTGTTTATCAAACAGAAAATCTTACAGTTCAGTTTGGTGGTGCTAACAACCCAGAAACTAGAAATATTATTAACGAAGGTTTATCAGCTTTGAGACCAGAAGTTTTATTACAATTTTCACCAAGAAATTTAATAGATACAAACAATCAACTAACGGATCTTGGTAAACTAGCAGATTTTAACTATAAACTCAGAAAACTTAAACTAGATGTTTCATTGGTTACTTCAAGATCACTATCTGAATCTGAAACAGTTAAATTTGAACAACTAGATTTATCTTATAGACAACAGTACGAAACTTGTTTTAACAATATCCAAAGTAAAAAAATCAAATCACAAAAGAAAAAAACCATCAAAGCATTGTTTGATATAAAGTCAATACCAGACAGTTATTTTGGTGATGGCTTTTTAAGTTTTAAACAAATATTTTCAAACTATCTTGGATATTCAAATCAAAGTTATAATAGTTTTACAGATACAAAAATTCTTGGTCAACTTATTCTTGATTTAAGAAATGCTCTTGAAAACTATTCTAGTAACTTATTAAGCATCAGAGATCTAGATAGAACAAATGATCTCAACCCTTACACATATGATAAAACTTTTAACGTTAACGGTTTAAAAATAGAACAATTAAGATCTAATTCAAGAATTAAAAATCTCTTCAATGAAGGAGTGTTCAGAAACTTAGTAACAAGATTACCTCCTCAACCTCTTGATAAGATAAAACTAATGATTCATTTGCTTTCAAAAGAATTGTTAGTTTCAAAAAATCTTTCTAATAGTCAAACCAGAACAAAACTTGTTCAAATGTTTGGAGCATCAGCTAATCCTGATGGAAATCCTTTTGATAATATATTTGGGGATACTGGAGTTTCAATATTTGATCCTGTTGTATCTGCCACTAACAACTCAATAGTTTCTTTGTTGAATTATGTGAATCAAAAAGTTCTACCATTTGAAAACAGATATCTTCAAGAACAAACTACAAACTCTGTGTTCATACCAGGACACGAATATTTTCTTGATACTACTGATCGTATAAATCTTGATGTTTTCACAATAGGATTGTCACGAAACATAACAGAACTAACAGATATCCTCACTAAATTATTATCTCTGGATGTTAACCCACAAACTTCTAATGTTGTGTTTAGTAGTCTTGCCATCCAGTTTGGACAAACTTTAGCTGGAAGAAATACAAATAACATATCACATGCATTGTTTAAACTGGCATCAGAAGATATTCAACTGCAATATTTATTGTTTAACTATTTGTTTTTAGCGGGATTAATCATAACTCTTGGTGAAGAAGATAATGTTTTTATACGTTCTTATAAAAAAGATACTCAAAGAACAGAAATTGATGTTGATACTCTTTATGAAGAAATAGGATTAGTAATTACAAGAATAGTTGAAAGAGTGGTTGGTTTACTTTCTTCAAACTCAAACAATGAGCTTAATATAGTAAACAGTTCATTTACTAGTTTAATAACAACTCTTGGTTTAACAAGAGTTTATACCCAAGATCTGACACAAACTTTGAGAGGCTTTGTAAACGCAGATCCGATTAATTCAAAAAATTCATTATTTAAGATGTTCATTGATTTCATTCTTGAGTTAGAGAACATCAACTCATCAAATGGAACAAAAATTTTTCTTTTACAGGATGACAGTGGAAGAACAAGATTTAATTTTCTCAGTTCTTCTACAATGTTGTTTTTGTTTTATCAAACTATGATAGGATTATCTGCTATGTTTATTCCTTATGAATTTGCAGGTCCTGTAATAAACAACAGTTTTAACATTGAATTTGATACTTCTGAGTTTGAAAGACTACACAACCTATTGACCAATCGTACAAATCCAGTTCCAGAATATACAGCAATTTTCAATGTACTGGAAAAAGAAACAACTTTTGTCAAACAAGGACTAAATTGTTTCAACAAACTTAATTCAAGGTTTTCAAACATTCAACAACTGGCAGAGCCCTATTTTCTTCAGTCTAGTTTTGTAACAGAATATCAGACAAAACTAGCTTTATCCGTTATTAATTCAGGTAGATTTAAAAATAAGTTTGACGGAAGTTATGGAATATTACCCGTGACATTAGCTGAAAAACAAACAGTAATAGATTTTTCAAAAAACTTTGGAGAAAATAATTTTAAAGTATTTGGTATAGGTTTACCTAATGGGTTTGTAGAAAACTTAAACAAAAACATTATTATTACCGAAGATGCTGGTTCGGACCAAGAAACTTCTGTGATAAAAATCAATGTTTTCTGTAAACTTTTACAATACCCAAACATTGTGTTAAAACCACAATCTTATCTCTTTGATCTTAATATTTTCAACCTGAAACAAATATCAACTGGTTTTTACAACTCAGTTGATCAGGTAATAAACAATAATTTTGGTACCACCTATGTTGATGGAAATTTCTCTATAATTGAAGGATATAATGATATTCTAATTCAAAAGGAAGAACTAAGAAATCATAAAACAAGTGAGTTGTTAAAAACATACATGTGTTTAGTTTCTGGGATCAAGATGTATGAAGAAGAATTTTTTATCACACCAAAACTTTTTACAAACAAAACTAAAGATAATTTATTTAATAGCCTTGACGTAAGAAATTTAACCTCTGTGTTGACAGGGCAGAAATTGTTTGATAGAATTTTGTTTTTGTTGGTTGATTTAAACCAGTTTGAAATTGATTACAGTAAAACAAATAAAAATAGTCTCGGAGCTCAAACATTAGAAAAAATAAAAATTGTTAATGACAGAACTAGTTTTGATAAAAACGATCTTGTTTTAGTTGATATATTCTTCACTGTTGGAAAATAAATACTATGGTAATTGCAAAGAAAATACAAATTCTACCCACTAAACAATCAACCACAATTGACATTTCAGAAATTGAAGATCTTAGAGGAAAGTTTGTATACAACTATTTTGAAAGAGATGAAAAAACAAACAACCCAAGTTTAGTTGATTCAAGAAAAATAAGTTTGACTTGGACTCCTAATGTCATATGGAATAGAAGGGACTTGGTTGATTCAATAATCATAGGAGATCATTATGATCTTATTATTCAAGAAGATGAGTTTAACAATCACAATCTAAAAACAATTGATTTAAATCAAACAACTGGGATTAATCAGGATGTTTTCCGACTTCTTGAAACTAGTTTTACAGGTTTGTCTTCAGGAAGTTTATTAGATCGTACCAAATCTCTTTATGAACAAACTGACGAAGAACTAGATCAACAGTTTATAGGAGGATTAGTTCATTCTCAAAAACAAGGTCTTGGAGTTTATTTTGATACCGATAGCACAAACATCAAAAATGAAAACCTAATATTTCCTGTTGGAATAACTCCTAAGTTTATGGATAAAATCATTGAAACAATAGATGAAAACAATATTGGTTTTAACGGTTTTTTGACTGCTGAAGAGCGAGAACAAATCATTGTTATGGCTAATGAATCCAAAGAAAAAAGAAATACAAATGTATTCTCAATGGAAGATTATGACCACCAGTTAGACAAAATTTTTTCACTAAGAAACATAAAAACAGATTCAAACTATCAGCCTGTGTTTCAGCCTGTTGGTTATGTTGTTGAAAAATTTAACAAGTCAACAAACATGTTTGAACAACCATTGTTTATTGAAAATATTACTATAAGTAAAACAGAAGATATCAATGTAAAATATAATCAGACTTATTGTTATAGGATTAGAACAGTAGCTTATGTTGAATTTACTGGTCTAAACAGTGAAACAAATGAATATTTGGTTTTTTCTTTTCTCGTTGGATCAAAACTAAGTAACTTGTTAGAAGTTGAATGCGTTGAAACAACCCCTCCTCCAGTAGTTACAGATTTTGATGTCACCTGGGATTTTGTTAAAAATCTTCCTAAGATAAGCTGGAGTTTTCCTCCCAACAAACAACGAGATATTAAAAAGTTTCAAGTGTTTAGGCGTAGAACCATCACAGAACCTTTTGAATTGATTAAAATGTATGATTTTGATAACAGTACAGTGAAAACACTATCACAAGAACAACCCAATCCAGAGATAGTAGAACTAATAGATAATCCTCCATTGTTTTATTGGGATAATAGATTTATCAAAACAAATACAATGATTTATTCTGTTTGTTCAATAGATGCTCATGGTTATAGTTCTGGATATTCAATGCAGTTAGAAATATCCTGGATTTCTAATAAATTTAAGAAGAGACTAATATCGGTTTCAGGAGCACCTAAAGCTTATCCAAACTTGTTTTTGAACCAAGATGCTTTTGTAGACTCAATAAAAACAGAAGAGTTTACAGGTTTAGATCTATATTTTAATCCTGAGTTTATTGAGTTGACAGACAAGAATTCAAGAAGTTTAGAGTTTTTAAAAACTGGTGCAAACGATACATATTCATTAGTAATGATAAACATTGACAATCAAAAACAAGCAACTTTTGATATTAGCTTAAGGAACAGAGAGTAATAATAATGGGAATTATACAAAATGATACCAACAACATCATTGTTGATGCGGTTATAACAGATGCAGGGAGACAAGCTATTGCAAGAAACGATGGTAGTTTTTCTGTTGTTAAATGGGCTGCTTCTGATGAGGAAGTAGACTATTCAATCATTCAACAGTTTGGTAAAACAAATGGAGAAGCTAAAATAGTAGTTAACACTCCTGTTTTTGAAGCTTTAACTTCTCAACAGTTCTCTCAGAAATATAAACTGATGAGTATTAGTAATCCAGCTTTAATACGTCTTCCTACCCTTAAAATTACTGGAGAGGGTGTTGATGCTAGTATAAATGCAATTGCTATTGGAAATACAACCATTAAAAGGAGAACTGTAACAATCTATCAAGATATTTTGAATGAAACAACAATAGATCTTGAACTGAGAGACCAATCTTTTATGATTACTATGCCAAGTAGATTTCTACAGGTTAGAAGTATCCCACCAGATGACATAGACAGTGTTTATAATGCTCTTTATTTTCTTACAAGAGATTCAGGAGAAACAACCCTTGGTGGCAGTAGACTAAGTTTTACACTTGAAACTAAATCAATTTCCGAAACAGATTTCCAGATTTACGGAACAAGAACCAACAAAAACATCATTAAATGTTACATTAAAATTGCAGGGATACAAAGTGGTGCTGTTCTTGATATAGAAGTATCAATAACCAAAACATCATAACTGGAAGAATAACAAACAACTATGAGTACCTTTAAAGAATTCGGTCCCAATGATATTAAAACAACCCAAGACTATTTTGAAGTCATAACGGATGTGTTGCAAACAGATATTTCTTCAAGTGCTACAAGAAGAAAATCTGAAACCTTTGTTTCAGGAGGGATTGGTCCCGGTGTTACTTCTTCTCTTTGGCATACTGTGTTTGACCAAGACTATAGTCTTCAAACAGCTAACCCAATCATGAATATCACTTTTGGATTAAGTCCTAGAAGTAGTTTGGTTTCTGGATCTGTTACTTATACAGATTCTAGAACAGGGAAACAATATTTTCCTTCACAAAGTTTGATGATGAGAGAAAAAACTTTTATCTATAGAGAGTTTGCGCAAACTCTTCTTGGAAACAGTAATCTTGATTTCCAACTTATCTCAGGTTCTACAACCTCTTATATACGAGAACCTTTGTTTCTTACCTTTACTAGACTTGTAGCAAGAGATGGATTAAAAAGAGAAAGTTTTGCCATTAAAGCATTTGTTTCTTCTGCTATTGTTACTGGTCCTCCAACAAGTTCAAAGATCTATACAGATGTAGGTTCAACTTCAAACATTGAAACAGGTGTTGGTGGTCAGGTATCAGTATTAGTGGATTCTAGTAATACAAACTATCCAGTAGGATTATTGTACCTTGATAGAGGAATAGCTATTCTTGATACTCAGAGAATATTCTATGTCTCTCAGTCAATGACAGGTTCAATCAGAGCTGTTAACAGTGCTGGAACTCAGTTGTTTTCAGGTAGTTGTAATCAATTCTTTGTTTCTGCTTGTTTGGATGACATTCTTGATCATGTATGTACTGTAAGATTTAGTTCGTCAAATGAAACAGCAATAGCATTCAAAAACCTAACAACCATCAATAGTACAATCTATTACTGTAGATTTGATGCAGATGAATTCAACTACTCATCTAACCCAACATATACAGATTCAAACAACAGGATAGTTGTAATTGAACCAGGGCAAGAAGCTAGACAAAAATCATTCACTTTTGTTACCAGTATTGGCGGATATGACGCTCTTGGTAGATGTTTATGGAATGGGAAACTTTCAAGACCTGTGATGAAAGATAGTCAAAGATCCTTTGTGATAGAGGTTGCAAATGATTTCTGATGACTCTACAAAAAATCTACCCAGAATTCATTGAAACAATCAGCCTCAATACTAACCCAAAAAGGAACTATATTAGTAGTTCCTCTGGAATTACAGGAGACCTATATGTTTTCCCACGTAGAATTCTAAGGGAAAAACAAATAAAACTAACTTCTAGTAGTTCTGTATTTACAGAACAAACGGATTTAAACGACTATTTAGACAGTGCTAAGAATTCAGCTAGGGTATCTAACTCAAACAACTTTGCTCTGAACAGTTTTCTAACGGCTGTTAATACTCAGCCAACTAACCAGAACAAACAACAGAAAGTATTAATTTACAGAGAAGTTCCAGGTTTTGATACTGACAAAGCCCAACAACTAAAGAAAAACCTACAAAAAGTATTAATACCTTTTTACAAACCGGAATCAACTACTTTTGATTTTAGTTATAACAATTTTAACAGTTTAAACTTCTTTCGTAGTTCGGATACTCCTACAAGTTCTGTACTGTTATATCCGAACTTAATAACTGTTGGTTCAGATAGTACAATAACAGGAAGATACATCCCTTCAACTGGATTTAGTTTTGATCTTTGGGTTAAACCTGGATATACCAACACTAAAGCTGCTACTATATTTCACCTTAGTTCTGTGTTTGCACTGTCTGTATTAACTGGTTCACTGAAGAATGAAAGAGATGAACCACTAGGATACAGACTGTTGTTACAAACAAGTGCTAGTTGTGACACCTCACCATCAACCATCAATCTTAATTCTCTCCCAACAGGTAGTTTTTTATCAGATAACAACTGTTTGTTAAAAAATCACTGGCATCATGTTTCTGTTAGATGGGGAGGTTTAGCAGTTAACAATGGTACTGGTAGTTTCTATGTTGATGGAAACAACAAAGGTAACTTTGTTATCAGTAGTTCTACAATAGTTCCTCTAAGTTTCTCTCCTGGTAGAGATAACCCAAATGTTCTTTGTGTTGGTAATTTCTATGAAGGAACCAACTCTGGAAGTGCATCAACAGGTAAATTCTTTACTTCAACCATTGCTACAAGAGAAGGATTGGAACAGTTAACTGTTGATACAGGGTTTGCACCCTCCAGTTATTTCTTTGATCATACATTTAGCGGAGAACTATCAGAACTAAAAATCTATAACAGATATATAACAGACTCAGAGATAAGATTCTTACAAACAAATAGTCCATTACCATCAACACAAGGGTTGATATTCTATCTACCTCCATTCTTTACCTATGAATCTCCAACCAGGACATTCCATGCAGCTAACGGAGGAGTTTTAATATCACCTTTCCAAACAGAGGATGGAACTACTAATACTCCATTCAACAAAGACCTAGCATACGGTCTAGGAGGTCATTATATCAACCTGGAAAATAATACTAGGGAAATGGTCAACGGAATATATCCGCGCCTCTGGGAGCTCACTGGTAGCCTTCTGTTGAATAGTCTAAATACTCCGATGACTGCTAATGAAATACTCTACTCAACAGGTTCTGTTAAAAAAGCTTCTCTTACTGTTCTACCTTCTGACAATGGAAACTATTTTCCCAACTATGATTGGTTTGGTAGTTTAAATAAAACTAGGTTTGTTAATGATTTTGGTAGTCAAGATCTATCAAGGATAACCTTGAACGATATACTTCCTTCAAGAACAGAAGCCTATAACAATTTGTCTGGGAGTTTAGCTTCAGATCTAGTTGGTTCAAGACCTGAAAACATCAGCGCAAGTATAACAAACAACCAAGCTTATACCCTACAACAAAGAACAGGTGATAGTTCTTCCAGACAAGTTGTTATGTTTAACATCAGTAACTTGTTCTATGGTGACAAGATAAAACCCAACAGTTTAACTATTGTTGATACAGACCTATCAGGATCAGATGGAATTGTAAGAATAACTCTCAAAGATGATGGCTGTGGTAATTTATATAGAGCAGATAGTTCTGGAAGTTTAGGACATGCAACCTGGAACTCAGTAGGAAACGTGTTTTACAACGAAGGAATAGTTTTAATCAAACATCCTTCCCTATATTTTTTTGGTAAGAATGAATTTAGAATGACATTTCAAGGGGAGAGAAACGTTCATGTTCTTAGTTTAAATCTGTTCCTAGCACCTTATCAATTTACTTCTTCTTCTAATCCTAGTTTTGTTGAACTATCCAGTTCAATATCAACTAACATCAATGAAGAAGATAGGAAGTTTGTTTATGTTACTAACGTAAACATCCATGATGACAACTTGAATGTTATAGCTAAAACTTCATTTGCTCAACCTTACAGATTAAAACACTCAGACAAAGCACTTGTTAAAGTAAAACTAGACTTCTAACCTACATCAACAGGATTTTACCAATATAATAACCAATTAAATTCTCTATATGACCCACAATGTTTTCTTCATATGAGGGTAAATCTTGTTTATACATTTCAAGAGCATGTCGGTTGCTAGGATTAATATCCCCATAGAATTTTATAGTTTTTGGTAGTTGAAGTTTAACTGTTCCCGTTAATAAATACTGTGCTATCAATTCATAAACAAATTCATATCCTCTATTAAGTTTCTTGTCTCTGGCGGACTTCATTGTTCCTATTTGTTGAAATACTTCTCCCAAGCCTGGTTCAAATAACTTAGTGAAATAAATACCATAAACTTCACCCAGAATATTTCTTAGGATTGAAGTTAATTCTCTTTCAAAATATTGAAACTCTTCAGGGTTCCCTTTCCCATTCATCATATCCCTATTCATTACATGTCCAAATCTATGAGCAATTGTCCAACCTGTCATTGGAACTTTTTGATCACCAAAATTACCGTTAAAAATTATAGTAATACTATCAGGGTTTGGGTCTGGAATTTCATTGGGTGATATTTTTAGTTCTGTTCTCAGAAAATTTAAATCTATTGGACCTATCTCTTGGTAATCTTCACTGTTTGTGTAAGATTTATTAAGCATATAAACATCAAAGTTAAATTTTGTTCTTTCCCACTGTTTTGTTATTTTTTCAATAGCTTTTGGATTTGTTAATAATTTTCTGTCAGTGTCATCAAATCCACCTTCTTCAGCTTCTCTACCTGTAAAATTTCCTACAAGTTTTGTCTTGATTGGCATTTCATTCAAGATTACTGACTCAACAATCATAATGAACTTTTGTTTTTCAAACTGATCCATGTTCTCTAGAATATATGTATGATGAACAACTCTAAACAAGAACAGTTGGGTTTGATCCTAGCTCTACAGTATCAGAAAGAAACAGATACTATACTATGGGATTTATTAAACACAAAAAAGTATCATGGTTTAGTAGACATCTGGTATGAGTTTAACAATGACAGGTTAGATATTAAATTCCAGCAGATAAAAACACCTGATGTTCAGAAACATAATAATGAAACAATGAGATGGTTTGTTAGTCAAGAAAAACAAGCTGTAAAACACGTTGTTTAAAGCCATAACCAACTATGGTAACATGGGTATGAACAGAAATGAGTTTTACTCTAGGAGAATCACAAGAGTTTTTAACCAAAGTATTTGGTTCTGGAAAGTTAACAGGTAACGGTCTTAATTTTGCTATCTCTTGTCCGTTCTGTCAAGACACTAACCACAAGAAGAAACTTGAAATTAGACTTGACTATTTTGTTTGTCATTGTTGGATCTGTGGTTTCAAGAGTAAAAACCTTGTTAAACTTTTAAAAGAAACTAACAACCAACACCATGTTAGAGAATATCTTGATAAGTTTGGCAAGAGTTTACTGTTAAAAGAACAAGCAGAGGAAGAACTGTTCTCAGATAAACTTAACAGACTTCTTGATAAAACTACTAGTAATAATAAACAACCAGAGACACAACAGGTAGATCTTCCTAAAGATTTTAAGTTACTAGCAGTAAACCTTGATTCAAAAACCGCTAAACCTTATTTAGACTATCTTATAAAACAAAGAGGTTTGGAATTAAGAGATCTGTGGTACTATAAGATTGGTATAGCTCCAGGTACATATCCGAACAGAGTTATTATCCCTTCACACAGACCTGATGGTAGTTTAAACTACTTTATTACTAGAACAATCAACAGTTGGGAAAAACCTAAATATTACTCTCCTGTTAAACAAAGAACAGATCTAATATTCAACGAGATTAACATAGACTGGACATTGAACAGAATAGTCCTTGTTGAAGGAGTGTTTGACCTGATGAAAGTAGCATATGAAAACACAGTACCACTACTAGGAAGTGAGTTAGACGAGAAAACAAGACTATTTCAAACCATAATAAACAATGCAGATACTATGGAAGTTATACTGGGACTTGATAATGACGCTAAAACAAAGACAGTAAAACTTGTCAAACAGTTTCAAAACTACGGAATCAACCCTAAAATAGCAATCCCAAACAACAATGACTTTGGTCAGATGATGAATAAACAGAATGTTGAACAACAAATAAACAACGCTAGAGAGTTTACTTTTCAACAACTGTTACAATGGAACATATAAACAACAATGAAAATAGCACACATATCAGACATTCATGTTCGTGGTTTAACAAGACATGAAGAATACAAAGCAGTATTCAACAATCTTTATCAGAAACTAAAAGAGGAAATAAAACCTGATCTAATAGTTTGTACTGGAGATATCTGGCATACCAAAACCCAAGGAATAACTCCAGAGGCTATTGAGTTACTCACCAACTTCTTTGATGAACTAGCAGGAATAGCTCCTTTACACATGATCTTAGGTAACCATGACGGCAACCTAGCTAACAACAACAGACAAGATGCTATAACTCCTATACTCAAAGCAATGAACTATAAGAGTAAGAAAAACACTAAATTTTATAACAACATAGGTGATTTACAACCAGGAATAAAACTTTATAAACAAAGTGGTGTTTATCCTGTTTATTGTTCAGACTTTATGATTTTTGGTGATTCAACAGTATTAACTTCAAACAGTCATCAATTAAAAGAATCAGATTTTTCCTTCTGTGTTTTATCACCTTTTGATAAAGAAGGATGGGAACAAGTTAAACCAAAACCTGACAAGATAAACATCTGTTTGTTTCACGGTTCTGTTCTAGGTTGTGTTACAGACCTAGAGCATATGTTAGAGCACACAGAAGAAGAACTAAGACTGTTTGATGGTTATGATTTTGTTATGCTGGGGGATATTCATCAACAACAGTTCATGGGACACAGACCTGATAAAACTGGAAACATAAAACCTTGGATTGGATATCCAGGTTCACTAGTACAACAGAACTTTGGTGAAGGTGTTCACAAAGGTTTCTTTGTCTGGGATATCAGAGCAAAGGATGATTGGGATGTTGATTTTATCATACTTCCTAATGACATGCCATTTCTTAACATCAGGTGGATGGGTGATGTTGATCTAACCCTAGAACAACTAGAAGATATTAAACCAGGAACAAGAGTCAGAGTTATATCTGATGAACAAATAACCCAAATAGACAGGAGACACTTATATCATGAACTAAGAGAAGTTAAATCATGTTCTGAACTAGCCTATAAAATTACTAACAACAAAGACAACCTAAAAAACATTTCTACTTCTGGATTAACAATTCATAAGGCTAGTTTAAGAAATGATCATGGAACCATGTTGCAGTTCTATAGAAAATACATAACTGATCATCTTCAATCTATGAATCTTCAAGAAGAAGAACTAAAAGGGGCAGAAGAACTGATTGTCCAGTACATGAATAAATTCAATGAATCTTTCCAAGAAGAAGCAAGAGACGTTCACTGGACGGTTAAAGAACTAGTTTTTAATAACCTGTTCAAATATGGGGAAGGAAACAAGATCAATTTTGATAAACTAAAAGGTATAGTTGGTATCTTTGGTCCTAACAGAGCAGGTAAATCTTCAATTGTTAGTAGTTTAATGTACGGGTTGTTTAATACAACAGAAAGAGAAGTAGGCAGAGGAGTAGGACACTACATCAACAAAGGGAAGAAACAGGCTAACTGTTCTATCAGATTTGAATCAGGTGGTTCTGAGTATTTGATAGAAAGAGCAGTAGCTTTAAAAGAAAACCCTAAAGAACCTATGGCCTCAACTACCACACTACAACTCTACCAAATACAAAAAGACGGCAGTAAGAGTATTGTAGAAAATGATGTATCAAGAACTGACACTGATAAAGTTTTAAGAAAACTAATAGGTACACCAGTTGATTTTAGACTAACTGCTTATTCAGCCCAAGGTGACATAGCTAGGTTCATTGAACAAGGTGCTACTCAAAGAAAAGCTAACCTTAACAGGTTCCTTGACCTTGATATATTTGAGAAACTTTATAAAACAGTAAATGATGACTACAATGCTATAACTGCGAGAATATCTGTCTATCAAACAGATGAAACAAGAGAGTCAAACATACAAGTGTTATCTGATAAAATAACACAGTTAGAACAAGAACTACAAGTTGTTCAAGGAAACATTGAAACCAGAAAAACAAACATTGAGTTTATCCAGAATACTTTAAACAACCAAACCAACATAAAAAACATCAAGTTAAAACTAGTAAACCTAAGACAAGAAACAGAAAAACTAAGTTATAAACTACAGGAATTTAGTTCTGTTTCTGTAAAATCTTTAGATTTAAGAGAACAATACCAAACAAAACTATCTCAAGTTGAGCAACAACTAGAAGAGTTGTCTGGAAAACTGGAAACCTGGAGAGAAGTTGAGTTGTTGTTAACAACAAAAGCTAAAGAACAACAAGAAATAAAAATAACTCTTGACAAAGAAACAATAGTTTTAACACAGCAAGAAAAATCTGTTAGAAAACTTGATTTAGTTCCTTGTGGTGATCAGTTTCCTAACTGCCACTTTATTAAAGACAGTTATGAAGATAAACAAAAACTTCCTGTACAACAAGCTGTTGTGTTGGGTTTAAAAAACAAACATCGTTCATTAGAATTAGAACTTGAAGACCTGATTAAAACAGAAGCTACTAAGTCAATTAAACAGTTTGAACAACTAGAGTTAACAAAAACTAAATTAATCAAAGAACTTGAAGATATTAAATCTCAAGATTTAATATTAGAAGATAGAGCTACTCTTGTTAAGGAACAACTACAAGAGAAACTTCAAGAAGTACAACAGCTTGAGAAAGAAGCTTCTGGTTATGACCTTGATAGTTTTGATACCAAACAACGTGAGTTATTACAAGAACAAAAAGAAATAACAGCTCTTGAACAAGAAAAATCTAACAAGATCAAAACTGTTGGAATGTTAGAAAACAAAAAACAAACAGTGATAAAACAAGTTGAAGAATTAAAGAAAGGACAAAAACAACAACGAATCTTATCAACAATTCTTGAAACATTCTCAAAGAATGGTATTCCAGCTTTAATTCTTTCAAGTCAGTTACCTGCTATTAATGAAGAGATAAACAAGGTACTTCAAACAACAGTAGATTTTAAAGTAGTTCTTGAAACAGAAGTATCTTCTAACACACTTGATATCTGGATTGAAGACTCAGGTTCAAAAAGAATAATTGAGTTAGCTTCTGGAATGGAGAAAATGATTGCAGCACTTGCTATTAGAATTGCTTTGTTAAATCTTTCCAGTTTACCAAGACCTGATTTTTTTATCATAGATGAGGGGTTTGGTTCTCTAGATGATGACTCAATCATGAAATGTCTACAGTTTATACAAACATTCAAGTCAGTATTTAAAACAATTATTGTCATAAGTCACATCTCTCAAGTAAAAGAGATAGCAGAGAAAATCATTGAAATCACAACCTATGAAAACGAATCAAAAGTACAACATATCTGATGACCTAATAGTCATCAATCCTAACAACATACAAACAGTACCTTTGTTCTGTCCTGTTTGTGGTTTTCCACTTGAACACTCAGATGATGTTAAACACTACAAAGAATATAACAAGTGCTTCATGTGCGTCTGTAAGAACATAGATATTAATACTCTCCCAGAAAAACTAGAACAATATTTAGCTTCTAGAGTTAAAACCCTCCAAACCAAACAATTAATCATAAACTAATCTTGTTGATATTTAAATCTATAATACAATAGATGTCAACAAGAAAATTAGCAAAACAAGAACAGATTGATGAACTAATGAAATGTGGTTCAGATCCAATCTATTTTATCAAAAACTACCTATTCATTCAACATCCAGAAAAAGGAAGAATACCTTTTGAACTCTTTGAATTCCAAGAAGACTGCATCAGAGACTTTTTAAAATACAAATTTAATGTAGTGGTCAAGTCAAGACAGTTGGGATTATCCACCACCGCCGCCGCTTATTGCCTATGGATGGCAATGTTCCATGAAGATAGAAACATATTAATTCTTGCTACTAAACTTGATGTAGCTAAAAAGATCATCAATAAGATTCGTGTAACTTTTAAGATGTTACCTGGATGGATGGTAGGTTTGCTTGGTTTAACAGAACCAGAAGCAAGCTCTGTCAAGTACATGAAACTATCAAACGGTTCTACCATTACTGCTGAACCCACAACAGAAAACTCAGGACGTTCAGATGCTCTGTCTTTATTGGTAATAGATGAATGCGTAACAGGAGATACCACTATTCAAATAAGAAATAAAACAACAGGTGAAATAAAAACCGTTGAAATACAAGACTTATTAAGTTCAGAATATAGGGGATCTATTAATCAAGATTTAAAATTAATAGACGAACTAGAGGTTTTAACTCCTAGTGGTTGGAGTAGTTTTACTGGAGTTAAAAAAACTACCAAACAAGAGAAGTATGAGGTATTAACTGAACACTCAAAACTAGAATGTTCAAAAGGACACAGACTTAAACTGGAAGATGGTAGTTTTGTTGAGGTAAAAGATCTAAATCCAGGGAACAAACTTGACAATCAAAATATTGTTGTTTCAATTAAACAAACCCAAGAAACAACAGATTTTTTTGATTTAATTAATGTTGAAAAACATAGTGAATATTATACCAACAATATAACAAGCCACAATTGTGCTCACATTGAAGGTTTAGAAGATATTTGGGTGGCTTTAAAACCTGCTCTAACAGTAGCTAAAAACGCTAAAGTTATTGCATTTAGTTCACCTAAAGGAAAAGCAAACTTCTTCTATAAACTCTATAAAGAAGCAGAAACAGGGGTTTGGGAAGAAGACAAAAAAGGCTTCCATGCTAAAGGACTAGGCAAGAACAGTTTTCACGCTATTAAACTTCCTTGGACAGTACATCCTGATAGAGATGAAAAATGGTTTGAAGAAGAATCAAAATCAATGGATGCCAAAGCTATTGCTCAAGAGTTCATGGCGTCATTTGAACAATCAGGTGACACTTATTTTAACATTGAAACAATGAACAACATTGAACAAGAACTTGAAGAACCACTATACCATGATGGTCCTAATGAAAAAAACATAGATGCACTCTGGATCTGGAAAGAAGTTTTCTTAGATCACAAATACCTGTTGTGTGGTGATGTATCAAGAGGAGATGCTCAGGATTTTAGTGCATTCCATATAATCAATACTACTACTTGGGAACAAGATGCTGAGTTTATGGGCAAGATACCACCGGACAAATATGCTGATTACATGGTTGAGATAGCCAAAAGATATGGGGAAGCTTTTATTATACAAGAGAAAAACTCTGTAGGTATAGCTACAGCTATCAGACTAAGAGACTTAAAATATCCTCATGTTTACTGGCAGGATAAATCACAAGATGAACAACTATACATGTCTGATGAAGAAAAGACAATGTTGTTTCCAGGATTTACTATGAAACCAGGAAATAAACCAGGAAATAGAGATGAGCTTTTAATAAATCTTGAAGGAATATTAAGAAACAAACAATTATTAATCAGATCAAGAAGATTCTATTCTCAGATGCAAGACTTCATTTGGAATGGCAAGAAGGGACAAGCAGCCAAGGGGAGAAATGACGATCTTATCACTTCTCTGGCTATTGGTTGTCACATAGTAAAACCAGAAAGAAACAACGTTAATAAAACAGACAAAGAAGCTCCTGGCTCAATTCCAGATTTTCAAAACATGTTTCTCAAAGTCATGAGAAGACAGAATATTAATACAAATATTAACCTTGGACAACAAACATTTAATGGAGTTAAACTCAAACCAGGAGTTAGATCTGAAGCTGTTGCTCAGCAACAACAAGTAAAAGATATGTTTGGTTGGATGTTTTAATGAATTATATTGCAACTGTCTATGAAACGTGGTAGTGTCAGTCCACTATGACAGTTGAACTTCTAGTCTCTCAAATTACAAAAGACAATTTTGAAAACATCCAACAGAGATTCATTCTGTTGAAATACTTCTGTGAAGTAGGAGGAAATATTCTTCTTCAACAACTCAAATCTCCTGTGTCAAGGAACTTCCTCCCAAATAATTTCATGCGTTTTCCTAGAGACATCAAAGTAACTATTGAACGTCTTGAGCCAGCGGCAGAAAACCAAACAGTTGAAAATTGGTTTGAACAGGTTACTCATCTAGCCAAAGATCTTCTTGAAGTTATAGTTCATAACATTGGTGATCTAAACAACAAGAAACTTCTCCAAGAAATTAAAGAAACGGCAATTCTGTTGATGGAAAAATCAGGATATGAACAGTTTGAGGCAGTGTTATTTCCTAGTGAGGGAAACAATGATGATAGTGATCCGACTAGCGATGATCAACAACAGGTAGCTTGATGAAATCAACCTAAACCGTTATACCCTACAACGTTAATACTACTTGTTAGAGCAGCAGAACCAGAAAGAAAAGGCATGTCATCTCTTGATATGCTGGTTAAACCTGCAACGGCTTCAAAAGTTGAAGTTCCATTAGCGCTAAGTAAGAACAAGTCTTTTATTCTCCATTCTCCAGAATAAGAACCACTTGGAGGCAGACTAAAACAATTACCACCATTGAGAACACCGTTGTTTGTAAAACCTACCTTTAGATAGTTAGTTCCGGTATTTTTAACTGTTAGGAACTTTGTTACAAAAGGAAACTGAATTCTGGTTGTTGTGGAAGTACCAGCTATTGAATTTGTAACAAAAGGCAAAGCAGAAACTTGATATTCTGCAACATAACCAAAACCACTTTTAGGAGTATACATACGTTTAACTATCAGAGAGTTAGTATATTTAATTCCATGCTAAATGAAATGGTAATTGACGTTATAAACCAAGCTCAACAAGAGTTGTTTCAACAAACTGATGATTATTCAGAACTTGCTATACTACTAGCTTTATTAAGATCATTAAATATATTACACCAATCTCATCACTGGCAATCAGAAGGTAATCAGTTTTATTCTGATCACTTGTTATTCCAACGATTATATGAAAAAATTCAAGATGAAATTGATATAGTTGGGGAAAAAACAGTAGGTTTAGGTAAACCATATCTAACAAACTACTTTAAACAATTAAAGATGATTAAACTGTTCTTAAAAACTTTAACAGATTCAAATGTGTCGTATACTTTAAACTCTTATAGAGCAGAACTGTTTGTTGTTGAATTTATTGAAGAAATAATTCAAAGATTAAAACTTAAAGAGTTTCTAAGTTCGGGACTTGAACAAACACTAGGTACTATCCAAGAAACACACGAACAGTTCTGTTATCTTCTCAAACAACAAACAAGAGAAACATCATATTGAAACCTGTAATATATACTAGAAAAGGTTTTAAACCTTGGGAACAAGAAGAACTGCCAAGTGCTTCACAACACTTCCCTGTTTATAATCAAAGAACTCTAATTCCTGAAGGTAGTTTAGTAATTCCAAGGTACTCAGCTTTACCGTTCTATAAAGAACTGGAGAATGATGTAAAAATCTTAGGTAGTAGATTACTAAATACTTATAACCAACACAACTATGTTGCTGATATCATTAACTGGTATGGTGATCTTGAAAACCTAACTTTTCCTACTTGGACACTAGACAGTTATTTTCCAGACAATGTTAACGGACCTTTTGTCCTTAAAGGAAGAACTAATAGCAAAAAAGACAAGTGGAATACCCACATGTTTGCTAAGAATAAAAAAGAAGCTATCAAGGTACTAGGCAATCTAAGAGATGATGATTTTATTGAACCGCAAGGTATTGTATTAAGACAATATATTCCTCTTGTTAAACTACTGGAAGATCCAATCAATAAAATGCCAGTTACTATGGAATACAGATTCTTTTGTTTAGATGGGAAAATCCTGTCATCGGGTTTTTATTGGATTAATTTTGCTGATGAAGTTAAGGATCTAATTTCAACTAAAACTCCCGACGGGGCTACAAAACTAGTTGAACAGGTATTAAGAATAATTGAAGACAAAATTAGATTTGTTGTAGTGGATGTTGCTTTGAAAGCAGATGGTAATGAATGGATTGTAGTAGAATTAAATGATGGTCAGCAGAGTGGTATTTCTATGAATGATCCTGAAATTCTTTATAAAAATTTATATCAGAGGTTAATATCAGGTTGAGGGAAAGCTTCAATGACAATATCATGTCCTGCTATCCAAGCTACTTGTTTGTAGTGTTCAAAAAATACTGGATAAAGTAGTACGTCATCATCGCCATATGTGTTTTGTTCTTTGTGTTCTTTTAGATAACTTCTCTTTGTTTTTGCAGGTCTTCCATCTATCTTACCTAAACTTCCTTGTTTAACCCCTCCTACAAATTTTGGATTAATATATCCTCTGTCATCAAAAATATACTGTCCATTTATATTTGGAACTGTATAAACAGAAGCAGGAATATCTCTTACATCTGTTGAGTGAGATCTTGAAACTTTAACTAAATCACCTATCATTGTTGTTCACCTTTACTTGTTAATTCTGATTCATTTTCATTCATAATTACACCGCCTGAAGTTAGAACCGTTCCAACAACACTTGAAGCATGTTGTAAAGCATGTTTTGCTACTTTTACTGGATCTATTATTCCAAGTTGTATTAAATCTCCAAACTGTTCTGTTGAAGCATCATATCCATATGAAAAACTTTGATCTGTTGCTTGTTCAAGTTTCTCACAAACAATCTCTGAACTTTTACCAGTATTTTCAACTATGGTTCTAAGAGGTTCTTTACAAGCATGAAGAACCGTTAAATAACCTGTTCTTTTGTCACCTTTTAATACTTGATGCCTTTCTAGTTGTTTCTCAAGAGTTCCAGCAATTTTAAACAACGCTGTTCCTCCTCCTGGTATAATTCCTTCTTGAACTGCTGCTATTGTAGCATTCAAAGCATCTTCAACCCTGTCTTTTTTTTCAAAAATTTCAGGTTCAGAACTTCCTCCTACTCTAATAACTGCTATTCCACCAGCTAGTTTAGCTAGTCTTTTTCTCTGACTAACTCTTTGATTATCTGTTAGATGTTCATTAAGAGAACCCTTGATATCTTCAATTCTCTTCTGTAGTTTTTGTTTTACTTCAACTGTTGCTTCTTCACATAAAAAAGTAGCAGTAGTTCTTGAAACTATAATTTTTTTACATGTTCCAAGATCTTTGGTTGTTAGTTTTTTCAGAGAGTTTTCATTCCCAGCGTCCAACACAGTACCTTGAGTTAATAAACCCATGTCATGCAACAGATCTATTCTATAATCTCCAAACCCAGGTGCTTTAATAGCACAACATTTTAATACTTCTTTCATCTTATTAACAATAAGACTGTGTAAAGCTTCTCCTTCTATCTCGTCTCCTATTACTAGAAGAGATCTATTTTCATTAGCTACTGCTTCTAGTACAGGAATTAAATCTTGCAGGTTTGATATTTTCCTGTTTGTTATTAAAACATATGGGTTTTCTAACTCTGCTATGTTTTTTTCTTGATTTGTTATGAAATAAGGTGAAACATATCCTGATTCAACCTGCATTCCTTCAACAACTTCAAGTGTAGTGTTAAAAGATTTAGTGGGCTCAATAGTAATAATACCATCTGGACCTACAAGTTTAATGGCTGATGCTATCAACCTACCAACTGTTTTATCACCGTTAGCTGATATGGTTCCTATGTTTACTATATCTTCTTCATTTCTAACAGGGATTGATTTTAGACTATTAAGAACATCTCTAGTAGCAAGATCCATTCCTTGTTTGAACAAGATTGGGTTTGCTCCTGCTTCAATAAGTTTATGTCCTTCCTTTAACAAAGAAAATGCTAACACTACCGATGTTGTAGTACCATCCCCCGCATTGTCATTAGTTTTACTTGCTACTTCTTTAAGAAGTTCTGCTCCTATACTTGGAAGTTTTTTTCTTAAGTTGATAGCTCTAGCGACCGTAACACCATCTTTTGTAATCTGAGGTAACTGATTCCCTCTGTCAATGATAATGTTTTTACCGGAAGGACCCATGGTAGTTTTTACAGCTCTATATAAAACCTCTGCTCCTTCTAACAAACCCTTTCTTGCTTCGCTGTCAAACACTACATCTTGTTTTAGTTTTAAACTGTTAATCATCTATTTGTTATACCTTTATTGTCTTGTTGTTGCCAAGATCTACAATTAATTCTTGTGAAGGTTGTGTTTGTATAAATCCAGGTTCAGAAACAAGTCCTGAATACCATGTCTCTGCTTTTAAATTTGCATCTTTACACATGGTATCTAAACTTTGTTGAAAATTTCTTACCAAGTATTCTTTTACTAGATCAAGAGTTGGAAGAACAGTAAACTTACCAAACTGTTCTTCCAGTTTTTGAAAATCACAAACTTGGTTTAACTTTGGATCTCCAACAAGAAATTTATAAGTTATTTCTTCTTCGTTGAATCCTATTTTTCTTTTTTTGATTTCTTCAGAAACTAATAATGGTACTATGTTAAGAGTTTTGCTGGATATCAAAAACACTACTTGCCCAGGTGTAAAATTCATCTAGTTTATCAACCTGCTTGTTCTAGAGATTTTAAATAATCTTCAGTAAGAATTAAGAAGTTAGTTCTGAGATGTTTGCTTTCATATGGAGTAAAATCAAGCTTAGCAAGTTCTTTTTTAAATCTTGTTTCTAAATGGTGTCCTCCATGTGTTTGATAACATTCATAAAGTTTTTTTAATGCTGTACCGTGAAATTCTAGAACTGTGATATCAGTAACAGGTTGTTTGTTATTAATTCTTTCTTGAAGAAACTTCTGAGCTTCAACCAGAACAAATGGTTCAACTCTATTATCTGCATTGTGTTTTCTTTGATAGATCGCTGCTCTTAGCTCTGAGAATGCTTTTAACAATCTGGATTCAAGAGTGAATCCACCTATATTAATGGCTGTTGCAGCTATTGCATCAACGAATGAAGGATGTAATTTCATAGTTGTCCTAGTTTTTCTTTCATCTCTTTTATTTTTTCTAAACCATCTTGATAGATTTGTTTTCTTGAACCTTGAGTTTCAGAAATCTGTTGTTTGAGTTTCTCTTCTTTGTTTAAAATAACATCAAGAAGTTGTTGTCCTTCTTTCTTGGCTTCTGAAAGTGTTTTCATTCCTAACAACAAACGGATTCTATCATGTTCAGTTACTGAAAGTTGGCTGAATAAAAACTCCAGGTTCACAAACTTATATGGAAGTTGTTCAATGATTTCTTGTGGTACTCCAGAGTTTGGATCTGTTTCATATTCATCTGTCTTATGATAACCAAACAAGAACAACATTGCTGGCATCTTCTTGTCTTTAGGAACTTCAATATAAGGAATAGGATTTACTTTACCACCGGGAATTTCGGGTGTCTCATAGAGAATCTCTGGTATGGTACTCCAAACATATTCTTTAGGAATAGTTTGTTTTTTATTACTATCACCCATTTTCTCTTACTCCTGTTGCATCAAGAATCTCCATGAACAAGTCATAGTTTTCTTTGTGTTTTACTTTTTGCTTCAAACTAACAGTTTGCATAGCAATCTTAAGTGTTTTGGTATCAAGCTTAGAACTAAACTCTTCAACCAAAGCTTTTTCATCTTCTTTTAGAAGTTCTTGTTCGTTCTTAACAACTTGATATCTCTTCATGAACTCATCAACTATTGGTTGAAGTTCAGTTAAAGACATTGGTTGTGAATCAGGTTCATTATTATCTTGTTTTTTTTTACGTGCCATAACATAAAAAAGAATGTAATAAACGAACGTTATTGTATAGTGATGCTATTGATCTGAGCTATAAGTTTGTCAATGTCACTCTTAGCAGATGGTACTTGTTGTTTCAACTGTTCTAACTCAACTAAAATCTGTTTTTTATACTCTTTTTTTACTGCAATTACAACAACCTTCTTAGAACCTTCAACATCTTGAGCTGATATAGCTTTGGTTTTAAATCCTTTTGATAGTTGTTGTTGCAGAGCACTGCCTTTTGATCCTAGTATTTTTATCAGTTGTGAGTAGTCGGCATTTAAAACCTCTGTAATCGTTTGAAATATTGCAGATAGTATTTCTTGCCTAACTAATTTAATCTCCCCTAGTGACTCTTCAGAAACCTCTGGCAAGGGATTATCTTCCTTTTCAAATATAACAGATTCAAACACAGCAAAATTCTTCTCTTTGTTCCACCAGTGTTTTCTATCATCTGGATCAAGATGAGGTTTTGGATGAGCATGATGTGAATTATGTTCCATGTCTAAACCTAGAACTTCAAATACTTCTCTGGTAATTTCTGGAGAGAACTGAGTTAGTTTAGTACCAAGAAACAAGGTAGGATCAAGAAGAAAAGCCATGCCTTGTAAGTCATGGTCTTTTAACATATCTAGGTTTCTGTGTATAACACCAGCATATCTGCTATGAAGTTTTGATAACTTATCATCTAAGTTCTTCTTGATAACTTCCCAATTATCTGTTTTCATAAACGGAACTATGAGTTTTGGAACATTGGTAATAAGATATTTTAGTGTTTGAACTGCACTTGTTGTTAGGTTTTTAACCCCATAAACTGCTGTGTTAAAAATATCTGTTAAAGGTCTAACAAATGTTGTTATTAAAGGATCAGTCCAAGGCGAAGCATTACCAGCACCTTCATATCCTCCACCCATTCCGCCATGTAATCCAGAAGGATAACCAGTGCTATAACTACTATCTCCCCCACCATCACCCCCTCCATCATCTTCAACTAAAATAACAGATTCAACCAGTTGTTTTATTCTTATTTTGTTTCTTTTTTGACTCATTTATTTCTCTAAGTTTCCAACCTCTGGTTTTATGTTTGTTCTTGTTCCATTGTTTTTTGTCATGAAGTTTTAAAGGATCTATATAAACTTCGTTGCCTGATATCTGTTTCCAAAACTTAATTATTTCTCTCTCAAGTCTGTTGATAGAATGTTTTTTAGATTTTGGATGACGAGTGCTAAACCTTTTCCTTTGTTTGTTGTTGATGTTGTTTAACAGTTCTCTCTTGATCCTAAACCAATCCACAGTAACATTTTGTATGTATAGATAGATAAATCTTATTTTTAGTTGCAAGTATTTACTCAGTCTCATATGATAACCTTGTGATAAAGTATGGATATATAAATGGTTGTTTTCAACCTCTAACAAATGGACACGCTAAACTAATAATCAATGCAGCCAAACAGGTTGATTACCTTTGTGTGTTTAAATCTGTCAAACAACGTGATAAACAATTTGAATGGTGGTATTTTGAATATGTGTGGTCATTGTTACTAAAAGAATTAGAAGAACAAAAATTAACCAACGTAAGATTTATAGGAACTGTTCAAAGTCCTAGAAAAGATGTGTTGGTACATCTTCATTGGTTTGATCAAATGCAAACCAACAACTCTGAACACTGGTTGTTCTCTGATGAACAAGATATTATAGAAGATTCACAATTAGAAAAATTCTGTCCGGCTTTATTAAAAAACAGCCAAATAATAAAACACCAAACTCCAAGAGAACTAACAGACGGTATTTCAGGAACCAAAATGAGAAACTGGTTCAAAGAGAATAACCAATTAGAATTTTTAAAAGGTTTACCTGAATTTATACCAGACCAAGTCAAAGTTGACATCTGGAACTACGCCAAACAAACTAATAAATAAAGCCTATATTTATGCCATATAGTTTATGGCACAATCTTCTTCTCCCAATAATAAAAACACAACTTTCTTTCAGGATTTAACAAGGCTGTTCAGACAAGGGCCTTTAATCCGTAGAAAAATCAAAGCAGGAGTTCAACCTGCCGCCAACAACATTGACACTAAAAGTCCTATCAACAATCTAGGGAACTATGGTTTTGGTTCTTTCAGGCGTGCTGTATCTTCACCTTTCTCAACACAGGGGACATATGGACAGATTGACCGAGAGATTAGATATGCTGAATACCAAGACATGGAATATTATTCAGAAACCTCTAAAGCTCTGGATCTCTATGCTGATGAAACTTGTTCTGGGGATGAGAATGGCCGTTGTTTCCATGTTTTCTCAGACAGTCCTGAGATTCAAAGATCTCTTGAAGAACTGTTTTATGATATCTGCAATGCAGACTTTGACCTAAGAAGATGGGTTAGAGACTTTTGTAAGTACGGTGAGTGCTACCTCCATGTTGAAGTTGAACCAAATGAAGGAGTAACAGGAATAACTCCATTGTCTGTTAACGATGTTGACAGAGAAGAGGGATTTGATGAAAAAAACAAAAGTGCAGTAAGATTTAAAGTTAAATCAGCTATGTCAAACTCAAGATACCTTGAAAACTGGCAGGTATTGCATTTTAGAAGAGTAGGAAATGACTGGTTTCTTCCCTATGGTACTAGTTTACTAGAACCTGCTAGAAGACCTTGGAGACAATTAATTTTGATGGAAGATGCTATGATGGTTTATAGACTGATTAGATCTCCAGAAAGAAGAGTGTTTTATATTGACGTAACAGGTATAAAACCCGAACAAGTGCCAAATTTCATGGAACAGGTTGAAAGCTCCATGAAAAGAAACATTTCTGTTGATAGATTAACAGGAAGATCAGATCTAAGACATGCAGCACTTGATCCTCTTGATGATTATTTTCTACCTACTAGACCTAACAACCTAACAAAAATTGAAAGTCTTCCAGGTGCTCAACATATAACAGCAATAGAAGACATTGAATATATCCAAAGAAAACTAACGGCAGCTCTAGGAATACCAAGAGCCTATCTTTCCTATGATGATGGACTAGGAAGCAAAGCAAGTCTTTCCCAAGAGGATATCAGATTTGCTAGAACCATCAACAACATCCAGAAAGTTATCATAGCAGAACTTAACCAACTTGCAGTTCTACATCTTTATGCTCAAGGATTTGACGGAGAAGATCTAGTAAACTTTGAACTAAAACTTAGTTCACCAAGCACGTTAGCTGTTCAGCAAAAACTTAACCTTTGGGCACAAAAATTTGAAGTAGCTGATGCTGCAAAACAGAGTGAACTTGTAAATGAAGAATGGATTATGTCTAACATCTTAGAATTAAGAAAAGATGATATTATTCAAATTTTTGCTGGAAAAGAAAGAGATGTTATCAGAAACAAAACCTTGGATGCATTAGAACCACCTAATCCAAAAGACAAAACAACAGACGATGCTATTTTAAATCCTTTTGATCCAACAAACTATCAAGTTCCTAGTACAACAGGGAAGGAAAACACAGATGATAGTCAACAGTCAGTCTCAGGTTCCATAACCATAACTCCCCTCTCTCCCCCCTATATGAATAGGATTACACAACAGTCTATCTTCAACCCTGATGCCCTTCCTATCAAGACTAATTACCAACCTCAAGGATTTATGAAGACTATGTTTGGGGAGGAACAATCAACCAAGACAGGGCTTCTTAGTTCTATTCTAACAGAAGACTTGAAGACTGGTTTTGAATTCAAACAAAAGAACAGTTTCATTGGAAAAGTATTGAGAGAAAAACTTAATGCATTTAAAGTTTCAAAACAACTAAACACCAACTCTAAATCAGAAATAGTCTTTGATTTGCAAATTATAAACGAAAACATCAAATAATCTGAGATAGTTAATGATAACGGAAAAGCACCAACGGAAAACAAATGTTGAAGCACAATAAAAAAAGAAACACAGGAATTTTATATCATTCACTAGTAAATCTTATTGCTGAAGGTATAGTTGAGTCAGATGATAACAAAATAAAACTCTCAAAAGGGCTGATATTAAAACACTTTTCTCCTGGTAGTTGTTTGCTAACAGAACTTAAATGTTTCAACTCTTTGGTTGACAGAAAAACTTATCAATTTAATACCATTCAGGAAGCTAAAATTTTAGTTGATAAAATCAAGCAAACAGCTTCAAAAATTTATCAAGAAAAACTAGATCTTGAAAAAACTGCTTTGATTCATGAAATTAATAAAACTATTGGAGCAGAACTGTTTTCCAAGTCAATATCTCAGTATAAAATACTTGCAACAGTACAAACAGTTTTTAATACTTCAAGAAATAAAACTCTGTTAGAACAATCATTTGATAAATTTTATGAACTGGAACAACAGATTTATAACTTCCTGGTTGAAAAATCTCAACCAGGAATAAACAGTGATCTGGTTTCAATAGATGAAATTCTAAACTCTGATTATCAAACTTTAACACTAAAAATTTTTGAAAATAAAATAGAACAAAAATTTAAAGATAATTTTAACTCGGAACAAAAAAAGATAATACGACTATATCTGAACGGTGAGACTGATCAACTAATTTCTGAACTAAACGGAATAAAGAACCGGGTATTAACAAAAACCTTGTTAGAATCTGAGACTAAACAGGTAGTCAAGGAAGACAAAGTTCTGGGTGATAAACTAGGAGCTATTAAAACAGTTCTTGAACAGACTGAACTTTCATCTAATAAACAAGATATAGGGTTGATTCTGAATGTTTTAAGTTTAGAGACTGAACTATTGGCAGAAGGAACTGGAGAATAATACTATGTCAAACAAAAAGATGTTGCTAGAAAACTCTATTATATTTGAGTACAACGATCAAAAAATCACACAAGAAGACAATGGTTGTATGATAGTAGAGGGAATAGTTCAGAGAGCAGATGCAGAAAATCATAATGGCAGAAGCTATCCTTATCAAACACTTGTTAAAGAAGTAGAGAACTACAAGAAAAAAATTCGTGATAAATGTGCTTGGGGTGAACTTGACCACAGAGACTCTCCTACTATTGAGATGGAAAAAGTATCACATAGATTTCTTGACATCTGGGAAGAAAATAAAACTTTCTATGCCAAGGTACAGGTTTTAGGAGCTCCAACAAAGGGAGCTATAATTCAAACAATGATTAGAGCAGGTGGCAAACCTGGAATATCTTCAAGAGCCCTTGGTTCTGTAAAAAAACAAGGTGGTATTGATGTAGTACAAGAAGACTTACAACTAATTTGTTGGGATTTTGTTTCTGACCCTAGTACCCATGGAGCTTATATGAATCTTAGAGAAGGGAAAGAAATAGATCTTGAAGAGTTTAACAAAACTCTAACTAAACCCGAAAAAGTTGATAGAATAGCAAATGATATTCTAGAATATATCAAAAGATCTGTAAAATAATATTATGAAAATCACAGAATCATCATTGAAAGCTATCATAAAAGAATGTCTTAAAGAAGTTTTATCTGAAATGGTGTTACAAGAACATCAAACAACAACAACTCAGAGAACTCAGCAAACAAATCCATTGATAGGGTTGATAGCTGCTAGTGCTGCAAAAGGGAATCCTGAACAGAAAAAACTTTATGAAGGAATATTAACAGACGCTGTGTTAAACAGTCGTGATTCTGAAGTTATTCCAGCCGATGCTCTTAATCAGTTCAAACAACAGCAATCTCAACAACAACCTTCCGGTCCTCAAGCTAACAACACTTCAAAATATCCTAACAGATGGGCAGAACTAGCATTCAGTAACAACTCTAGTGAGTTAACTGGTTTGTTAGCTAGTAAAATGTCTGATTAATTAAATCTTCGTATATTTAATAATCAGGATAATAAAACTAAACTATGTCAACAATGCGTTATTTAACAGTAGTAACCCCATTTTCTACTTTTGCGGTAGGTAATGCTGATTCACTAAGCATGAGAAATGCTTTCCCAAGTTCACCTATGTATAACGGGAGCTATTCAACAGAAGAACAAGTACAAAATGCTTTTCTAAGACCTGCTGAATATAACCCAACAACTGGAGAGATTAATGATGGAGGCTATGCTTTCGGAACAATCAATGTTGAATATCGTGACTCTCCTAACCTTACAGAAGTAAGAGTAGGTGGTGGTGGTTTACCAGGATCACCTTGGGCTCCAAACATTGCAAGTCCGGGTGAAGGAAATGGTGACAATGCCTCTGCTATTCCAGCAACAGGTGTTGCAGCTACTTTAACAAACAGAGGTGCTGGTGGAGCATGGTCGGGGGATGGTTTAGCTTCTCCAAGTGTAACAGCTAGAAGATTGGTTCCAAGAAGATTAGGGGGCTTAGTTCCTGGTTTTGGTGGACGAGTTTAATAAATAACTTAGTAGAAAGCATGAAATGACAAAGAAGCAACAAGCAACAACCTCAAACCTATACGAAGAATCACTTCTTGAGATAGACAAATATAAAGAAGTAGCTATGCAAGAAGCCAAGAGAGCAGTTCTTGATAGTATTACTCCTTTGATTAGAAAACAACTGGATATAAATTTAAACAGTTTAACAGAACAACAAACAAAACTTTTTGAAGAAGAAGGAGATCCGTTTGCTGTTGACGAAACACAAACTTCTGAACAACAACCTTTGCCTCCTACTCAAACTCCTGAACCTGTTACTGGAGAACAACCACCACTTCCAGTTGATAATACTACTCCTCCCGTTGCTGCTCCTGCTCCAACAGATATTGCAACAACACAACCAGAAGTGCCAACAGATTTACCTGTAGCTGTTCCTTCAGCAATGGGTCTTAACATACCAATGCCAGGGGCTGATGGAAAAATAGTTGTAGATCTTAGTTTGTTACTAGCAGGTTCAGGTGATCTATTAGAATCACCTCCCTTAACTCCAGAACAACCTGATTTAACAGGTGGCGCTGTTGATCCAATGAGTCCTCCTCCTACAGATGTTGGTGGTTTTCCAGATCCTTCTATGACTCCCGCTCCTCCAACAGAGGGACTTGAATCAAACCCATTCAAAGAATGGAAATCAAGATTCACAAAACTTTACAGTCTAACTGAATCGGTTAAAACAACTCTTGGAAAACAAACTCTGATGGAAAAACTATCAGATTCTCAACAAGAACTAATAGAACTAAATCAATCAAACAAGTTGTCTTCAGAGAAATTTGAATTCTACAACGAGTTCGTAGAAAAATTTTATAATGTTCTTAAAGGAAATATAAACGAAAGCAATATTTATCCCAAGAATACAGAGGAAGTAATGTTAAACAAAAAGAAATCATCAGTAGCAGCTTTTGCTCAGTCTTTGTTCCTTTCTGAAGCCACACATCAAGGTTTCGGTGACGGTGAAAAAGTACCTAAAGGGAAAGAAGAACTTGGCAAAGATGAATCATCAAAACACGCTATGAAAATTAGCGGAAAGAAACCAGAAGATCCAGGTAAAGCCAAAGCTTTAGTTGTTGAAGAAGAAGAAGTAGTAGAAGAAGGTGAAGAACCCGAAGTTACTACAGAAGTAAAACAACCCGATGGTCCAAGAGACAAGTCAGAAGGTTGGACAAAAGCAAAAGTAGCAAACAAAAAAGCTAAACTAAAAGAACAAGCTGATATGATTGCAAAACAACTTCAAGAATGTGAACAAATGGAATCTTCAATGATGACAGATGATATGGGTGGTTCAGTAGAAGAAAGAGTTGGAAACGTTACTCTTCATGCAGACAATGTAACTATTGTTACTTCTGGTGGGACTGAAGAAGATCTATCAGGTATGAGTGATGATGATGAACTAGATGTTGTTCCAGATGAAGGTGAAGAATCTTCTTTTGGTGGTGGGGATGACGATGTTGATCTAGGAGACGATACTGAAGAAGACGAAGAACCTGCGGTTAAGTCAGAATCACTAAAACGTCTTCAAAAAGAGCACAGAGAACTACAACTTGTTACTGCTCAAAGTTTGTATCTTAATAAACTTTTTGCAAAAGAAGGTGTAACTCTTGGTATGAAGAAAAAAATAACAGAGTATATGGACAAGGCAAAATCCTTGACCGAAGCTAAAGAAGTTTATTTCAAACTCAAAGGAACACTAGATGAAAATCTAGGTAAACAACAAGGTAAGGGTAAACTAGTAGAAAACAAAGGTGCAACTGCATCAAGTGGCGCAACACCAGCAAAGAAAGTTGTAAGTGAAAATACTACAACAACTCATAGCGGTCCTTTTTCCACTGAAAGATTTATGCACTTAGCAGGAATTGCAAAGAAATAATCAAACAGGAATATAGATATAAAAAGGAATAAAATATGAATTTTTCACTTAGTCAACTAGCAGAATCAGTAGTCAGACGCGATATGAACGCTGACGCACAAAGACTTACTGCAAAATGGGAAAAAACAGCTTTGCTTGAAGGTCTTTCTGGTGTTAAACGTGTTAGAATAGCACAACTTCTAGAAAACCAAGCTAATGAACTCGTAAGAGGACAATCAGCTCCACAAGTTCTACAAGAAGCAAATGCTATCTCAACAGGAGCAGCAGGTTTAACAAGTTCAGGACAACTAGCAGGGTTTACAAACGTTGCGTTTCCTATTGTAAGAAAAGTATTTGCAGGTCTAGTTGCAAACGAACTAGTATCTGTACAAGCAATGAGTCTTCCAACAGGACTATTGTTCTATCTTGATTACACTTACGGTTCAAACGTGGGTGGTGATGCTGGAATCAACCTAAGTAGTGCTTCAACAAATGAAACATATTCTTCAGGTACATCCATTTATAACCTTCCAACAGGAGCTTCTATTCGTGGAGGTTCTTCAGCAACAGGTGGACAGTTTGGTTTAGTTGGTCAAGGGTACTCAAAAGTACACAACCAAGCAACCAACGTTATTTGTTCAACAGACTCAATTGGTGCTTGGGTTTCTGGTTCAACTTGGACAGCAGCATCAACAGTAGGATCAACAGCAGACTTCGTAGGTTATAATGGTAGATTCGTTGGTTATAATCCAACAGTTCTTCAAGATCTAGAAGCCAACGTTCTTGACTATTGTTTCATGCACGTAAGCGCAGCACAGTTTACAAGCAAGATCACTGGTGCAGATATTAACGGTGCGGTTGAACAAATCGCAGTAACAGGCTTTGGTGTTACCGCTCCTGGTGGTGCAACAAGCTGGGGTACAAACTATCAATCAGGTACAGGAGTTATGAACCTTCGCGGTGAAAACAAACGTGGTACTTGGAACCCAATCACTGGTATCTTTACTCCAGATAGTATTAATGGAACACACATTCAATTTGTAGTTGCTCTAAGTAACACAGGTGCAGCACCAACAGTAGGTAACGCTACAACAAATGCTGTAACAGCTTCTGCCGCTCTAGCTGATGCTCTAAGCGTTGACAGTTCAACAGGATCAACTCTAGTAGTTCCTTCTTTTGAAACCAACTTCGCAGTTGATGCTTCACCAAGAATCCCAGAAATTGACATCAAGATTGAATCTGTAAACGTCATGACAACTTCACGTAAGATGAGAGCTCGTTGGTCACCAGAAATGGCCCAAGACATCACAGCTTACTTTGCCATTGACATTGAAGAAGAACTAACAAACCTCTTGTCACAACTAATAACACTAGAAATTGACAGAGAAATTCTAAACGATCTTCTAATGCAAGCAAACGCTGCTAATCTTTACTGGAGTCGTTCTCCTGGTAAAGTAGTTAACAAGTACACAGGTACAGAAGCAACAAGAGCAACATCACTAAGTCCTGCACCTTCATTCATGGGAGATGTTCAATCTTGGTATCAAGTTCTAGTTGAAACAATCGTAGAAGTAGCAAATACAATCTACAAGAAAACACTCAGAGGTTCAGGCAACTTCATTGTTACTTCAACTGAAGTTTGTACAATCTTTGAATCAATGAACGGTTATAACAGTAACTTTAAAATTGATGCACAAGGTCAAGTTAAAGACGGTGTTTCGCTAGGAGCAGAAGCGGCTGGTACACTACAAAGCAGATTCGTAGTATATAAAGATCCTTACTTCCCTCAGAACAAAATCTTAGTAGGATACAAAGGCAATACATTCCTTGAAACTGGTTATATATATGCCCCCTACATTCCTCTAATTCTTACACCAGTGATCTATGCCCAAGAGGACTTTACCCCAAGAAAAGGGATAATGACAAGATATGGGAAAAAGATGATCCGTTCCGACTTCTACGGAACAGTTACAGTTCTAGATATGCAATATATCTGAAAGATTTAGCTTAGTTTACCGATAGTTTGAGAGGGCAGGTTCCGAAAGGTTCCTGCCCTTTCTTTTTGTCTGGAAGTTTGCAAAGGTGCAGAATCATGCTATACTAAGTTCATGGCAACAATAACAGGTATTTATAAAATTACAAACAAAGTTAATGGTAAGTTTTATGTTGGTAGTTCAACTAACATAACAAAGAGATGGTGGACACATAAAACAGAATTAAAGAGTGGTAAACATTGTAATATTCACTTACAAAGTTCTTGGAATTTACATGGAGAAACAAGTTTTGAATTTAGTATAGTTGAACAGTTAAGTGAAGATGTTTCTGATGAAGAGTTGAAGGAAAAGGAACAGATTTATTTAGATGAATGTTGGGACAATGGAGTTAACTGTTATAACATGTCAAAGATAGCTGACAGACCTTGCCCCGTTGAACTTCCAGTATTACAGATTGATAAGGTTACAGGTGTGGTTGTTAAACAATGGGACAGTGCTACTGAGGTTGAGAAACAGTTAGGTTGGGCAAGAAACAACATAGGTAACTGTTGTAGAGGTATACTAGGAACTTTTAAAGGATTTAGGTGGCAGTATGTTGACAACACAAAGAGCAACTATACCCAGAAGGAAACCTTACAACATGGAGGACACAATAAGAGAAAGGTTGTTAGGGTTAATTCTACGACTGGAGTTGTTGAGGAAGAGTATGGTAGTTTACAAGAAGCTGCTGATAAAAACAACTTAAAAAGTTATTTAAACGTATTAATGGTTTGCAAAGGGACAAGACAACATACTCATGGACTTGTTTTTAGATACGCAGAGGATAACAACAGTAGTATTGTTAACAACAATGGCATTAGTTGTTTAGTGTGTGGGCTTACAGGTTTTAGTGGATTAAAACCTCTTGCTACTCATATTCAGTTGTCTCATAAGCCATTAACCTCCCAAGAATATACAGTAAGATATCTAATGGGCTTAACAGCACCTCCTAGTTGTTTAATGTGTAGTAACATACCAAGATATGTTAGTTTTAGTTTTAAACAATACTGTAAGGAACATGCTAGTATAGCAGAAAGTGTTGGCGGTAAATTTAACAAGGGAAGAACAAGGAAGACAACCACAGCCTCTACACTGCCCGAGAATATTCTGGTTGAAGGAATACGTGTTGGGATATATCAACTGACTAACAAGAGTTATAGTAAAGACTGGTGGCTTGAACAGAAGAAACAAGATCCAGATTTACTACTGTTTTATTCTGATGACTGGGATAACAAGAGAGAGTTAGTTCAGTCAATGATTGACAGTAGGTTAGGTAAATCAGTTAATACCTATGATGCTAGAAAACTCCTGGTCGTTGAAGATCCAGAGTTAACAAAACAGTTCTTAGAACTTAATCACATATCAGGGGTTTGTAGATCTGTTAAATCTTTTGGTCTAGTGGATAAAACTAGTGGTGAACTTGTTTGTTTGTTAACTCTTAGAAAACCACTACACAAACAAGAACCAAGTGTTGTTGAGATAGCAAGGTTTTGTTCAAAACAACAGTCAAATGTTAGAGGTGGTTTTAGTAGGTTGTTGTCTGCTTCTGTTAGGTGGAGTGCTAGTAACAACTATACTAAGATGATCTCTTACTGTGATCTTAACACTGGAACAGGGAGAGTATATGAGGCTACAGGATTTAAACTTCTAAAGGAAAACACAGGAGTAAATTACTGGTACACAGATGGACAAGTAAGATACAACAGGTTTAAGTTTAGAGCTCAACCAGGAAAAACTGAAAAGGAAGTAGCAGAAGAGAATGGTGTTCATAAGGTTTATGGTTGTGGTAACTCGCTCTATGAACTAGATCTATCAGATAAAACTAACTAACAAACTATTAGTAGGTTTTCCAGAAGATTTAACATAGTTCTTCAACTCAGACTTCTTAAGTTTAAAGAATGTGTTGATATCACCATTATCTCTTAAGATCAACAGTCCTTCAGTTTTATAGTCATAAACATAAACTTTGAATAAACCTATTTGATCTATTTTAAATTCAATGGTTGAAGGTAGGTTGTTTCTTAGTTGATCTTCTGTAAAACTATCAATGTTTTGTTTGGAAGATATTGCTGTGTTAATCAAGGCATTATAACCGTCTGTAAAGGCTTGGTTTATTCCAGCACAGTATTCCTCAAGTTTATTTAATGCGCCGGTTGTAGCTACCTTGTCGTTGACAGCATCAAGTGTTACGAGTAAAGTATTGGTATTTTTTATTGCTTCAGGTATTAAGTTGTTGTCTAGTTGTTCTCCTGATTTATTCCTTAATACTAGATTTCTTGTATTGGCTAGTAAGAATCTTTTTAGTTTGTTTAGTAAAGATTTAACACTAGCAGGTTTGAATTCTTTTAAGTGTTTCAGAGCGTGACTAGTATCATTGTGGGTTGCGCCTTGAACTTTATATTGATCTTTAGGATCAAACAATATTATATAATCAGATGGGAACAACCAGTCTTGATCTTTTCCTTTGTTGAAAGGTATTTTAGTTTTAACATCTTCAAATATAAGATTGTATAACACGACTAACATAGATAGTTTCTTTCTATTTATGAGTTAGCTATGTCAACCTTTATTACAACTCTAAGACCTACACCTTTTGGTTTCTATGACAGTGATCCTATATTCCAATGGGATGCTGAGAGAATGGTAACATTTGTTATGAGAGCTTTAGGTGAAGATATCTTGTCTGTTGAACTAACAAATAAAGTAATCTGGATGTGGTTTGAAAATGCCACAAGAGAGTTCCAGGGTTTTATTATTGAATATCAGGCGAAAAGTAACCTTGCTAGTATTCTTGGTATGCCTTCTGGTTCATTGAACCTTAACAATCCGTTTGATCCTAACAACATCAACTTAACAAACATGTATGTTCATCAGAACCTTGAGTTTGTTAACAGTCTTGCAGATGCTTATAGTGAGATCATAGGTCTTGGTGGAAAACAAGAAACTTATTCAGGATCAATAACTCTTGAACTTGGAAGACAAGACTATAACCTAAACACTGAACTAAAGAATGATAGTGGTGATGCTCTGTATGGATTACAGCCTTCTGGTTCTGTTGATAAAATGACAATCCACGAAATATTCCATGTATCACCTATGAACTATATGTTTAGTGGAGGTAGCATGAGTCCTGGTATGTTATCAAACAATCTATCAAGTTTTGCAGGTCAGATAGGTGGAGGAAGTATGGCTTTCTTTCAAGTCCTTCCAGTGTTTGATGATTTACTCAAGTGGGGACATCTTAAAATGTCTGATAAGGTTAGAAGATCCCACTACACTTATAAAGTATCAGGTAAGATGTTAAGAATATTCCCTGTTCCTACAAACATAGTTGAAGGAGTGAATAATAAACTCTGGATCAGAGTAGGTTACAGACAAACAGCACTTCCTGGTTTAGAGAACAGTCTTGTAGTATCAGGTACAAGAAACTTAACTAATACTCCAGCCGGTACTCAGGTTTTGTTTGGTGCTAACAACCCAGCTAACATTCCCTATGGACTAATAACTTATAAGACATTAAATCAATGGGCAAGAAACTGGATAGCTCAATATACTCTGGCTTGTTGTATGGAGTATGTTGGTAACATCAGATCAAAGATTAAATCTATTCCCGCTGGAGATAAAGAGATCAGTCTGAATGGTGATGATCTAGTATCCAGAGGTAGAGAAGATAAAGAAAAACTCCTAACAGGTTTAAAAGAAAAACTTGAAAGTCTTACCTATGACAAACTCATGGAACAAGAAGCTACAAGAGCAGAGAACATGATCAAACAACTTAACTACATCCCTCTTCCGGCTCATGCAGTTATTCGTGTCCGCGTAAAGAGAAGAAATAAAACAAAAATCAAACTTGTTTAATTCCATACTTATCAACACTGTGAATTCCTTTGATTTTCTACTTGAAACTTTGTCTTATGAAGAACTTAAAAAAGCTATCAAGCAACACATTCTTGACAACAAAGATACAGAACTTGAAAGACATAAAGATTCAATATTAAAACTAATTGATCAAGGAAAGTATAAAAAACTACTTCATGTTAAAAACACAAAGTATGTTTACAGAATCATTGATTTTAAAGACATTAAATTTTTAGAAACCATAACAAACACCAGACAACTATCCAAAGAACCTGGAGTAGTACACAAACTTCCCAAGGGAATACTAAAACCCAAGAAAGATATTTCCAGTTGGACTTCTAATCCCAGATCATTAATCTACAGCGGGTTTCTTTCTGTTTTATCTTCTTCAAAAACAAACCTAGTGTTGTTCAGAGCAAAAGTAAACAATAAAAACAACACGTTGTTTGGTAATCCAGATGACATGGCTAAAGAAGTTAAAACAGATAATGGTTATTTCTATGAGAAAGAAGTAATAGGAATGGGAGATATAGTTTATGACAAGGCTGTATACCAAATTCAACAAGAAGGTTTAGGACTTGAAGCTCTGGCACTTAACCTGATTAACACACTAGAAGATTTTAAGAAGATAAAGTACGAAGGGGATTATTATGCCTAGATTGTTTGTTACTTCAAAAGAGATTGAGTACATGAATGATGTAATCAAAGAAGTTATTAAAGATGTTGTAGGACAGAAAATATACTATTATGCTATATCAAAGGCTGGTACTACTGTTAATAAAATCTATAATGAATCAGATAAAAAAGTGTTTGAACCACCACTAGCTCTTGATGTTCTAATAGGACAACCACAGTGGGAAGGTAAGTTTAATAAATTTGGCTATCAACAAGGAGCTACTGTTGAAATAGTCGTACAAGCCAGAGATCTGATAGATAAAAGAATACAGATATTCCAAGGGGATTATTTTGTCTATGGTGATGCGGCGTTTGAAATTGTTTCTTATCTAAACATGAACAATATATTTGGGCAAGAAGAATATGAAAGTGCGTATAAGATCATAGGCAAACTAGCACTTCCAGGTGAGTTTGACTCAACAAGTTTGTTTAATCCAACGAAAGAATCTATTGACAACTCTGGTATTGAACAGAAGTTTGAACAACAAAGAGGGATTGAGACTGATTCTAAAGGCAGACCAACTGGAGATATAAGACAAGTACAAGAGAGACTTAAGCAAGAGAATGACTTACCTCCAGTAGCAATGAATGAAGGTCCAAGAAAAGTAATTAAAACAAAGGGATTCTTCTATGATGAATAAATATGATGGTTCTTGGTCAACCTATGAGTTTGTGTTTGAGGAAGAAACCCCTGAATTAACTGACTATCAAGATTCAGTTAATAGATCCAACTATATCATACAAGAGATAGAGGGTTTAAGGAAACAATACAAGCAGGCTTATGCGGGCTTTGGAATAATAGAACAACTAATACGGGAGTTACCTCAGATAGAATATTTACTGTCAAACAAAGAGGAGCTAGAGGGTATTAAAGGTAATGCTTACCAAGCTGCTAGTTTATTAGCTGAGAGTCAGCTTACCATACAAGGTATCTACGGATTCATAGCTGTACTACTAAACAAAAACGTGATAAATAGACTAGAAAACTATAAAACAATATCTGAAATGTTAAAGATGAAAGAATTGGTACAGGCATTTGATACAAGTATCAAGGTTATGAACCAGTTAGTTTCTGGACAAGTACCTTTGAGACTTAGCAGTGCAGAAGTATCCTATAGTTTATACAAGAAACTGTGGGATCTAGGATTTAATAGTTCCAAGGTATTGTTATCTCCAGAAGAGTACAAAGATTCTCCTGCAAAAACTCTGGTTGAAGGATTTACTTATAAACTTCTAATAGCTTATTATAGTTTCTTGGGTATTCATAATAGTTTAGCGGTGTTAACAACACAACTAAACAAGGCACATGATGTTCCAGAACTAAACAGGTGGTTAAAAACTCATACACCTAGTTAATCTTATATGGTTACTAGACAAACAATCTCAAGGGATTATCAGAACAGTTTAGTTTCTTATCTTCCTACAGGTTATGAATCTAAACTAGACAGTCCTGATGATTTCTTTGTTCCTTCTTGTGGTTTTTCTGATGTGGATGAGTCTGTCTATAATTTGTTTAACAAAGAGATAGGATTTTCATCAACTGAATTCTCAAACAAAACAGTTCTAACAAGATATCCAAAGCCAACAGTGAACTTTGCATCAGGTGAAAGGTTCGCTATTATTAAAAAAGCTCTGACAAGAGATAACAATGAAGCACCTATTCTCCCAATAATTTCAATCACCAAAAAAAACGTAACTCAATCCTCTGAAGATATATCAAACAGAGGAATAAACCAGATGACAGGAAATCTTGTCTGGAAGAGAAGACTTGCACCAGAAGATAAAATCTATCAGAACCTCCTAAACAAAATCCAACTCCAGAACAACAACTCAGTTTTAACAGGTTCCGTTTCTGGAGAACTAAAAGATACTGTTAATATAAAACAAGGAATGTTATTAGACGACAGTCTTAGTGGTTTTAACAACTTGTTTGAAGAAATTACTATTCCATCTCCACAGTTTTATACAGTCAACTATGAGATAACTTTCTGGACTACCCATACAATTCACATGAATTATATGTTAGAAACTTTTATCAGAAGTTATCTGCCTCAAGTAAGAGGATTTGTGGTTGGGTGTGATAAGGGATATAACTTCATAGCTGAAACTGATGAAGAGTTTAACAATGAAGATAACATTGAGGAACTAGACGAAGAAAAAAAACTTATTAGATATACTTTTAGTCTTAATGTAAAAGCTTTTCTTCTATTTGGTTCTGACATTAACAATGAAGATGTTCTGGTTAAAAGAAAGATATTAACTCCAATAGTAAACTTTGAAGTGTTAGATGATTCTGAATCAGGTGGTACAACTAAAATTGAAACCAAAACTAATCCTTACACACTTACAGAACCAACAACAGAAGAACAACAAACCAAAACAACCAAACAACACCTCTATCAAGAAAAGATAATCAATGGTCAATACAGGAAGATTTTTATCACAGATCAGAATAAAAGAAAAGGTGAGACTGTTTATTCAGCAGAAAACTTAACAAGTTTAATAAGGTTTCTGAATCCTGACTAATGGCTGTCTAATTATTCAAGACATTAATTTCAAACAAGGATAAAACACAATGGCAGAAAAAAAACTTAGAGCTCCTGGTTTTCAGGCAAATGAAATAGATTTAACAATCCCAAAAGCAGAAGAACCAACTGGAGTTCCTCATGCAATCATAGGTCCATCTCAGAAGGGTCCAGCATTTGTACCTAGTCTGATAGGTAATTTTCCTAGTTTTGAAGCAAGGTTTGGAGGACACAACGGAGAGTTTATTACTTCTTATGCTGTTGAACAGGTGGTTGGCAATGGAAAACCTGTGTTGTTTATCAGAACTCTTGGAGCAGGAACAAACAAGACAGTAACAGATATTGAGCTAACAAGAGTAACAGATACTGTTAGACATGCAGGTATGAAAGTAACAGGAAGTGCAATAGCAGATCTAAGACACAATGGATCAGTTCAATTCCTAGCAGCTAAACACGTTGTAACAAGTTCTGAAGCAGTTAGCTATCCTATGTTTAGTGATAACCAGAGTTATACAATGACCTCTAACTATGTTCATTTGATCAGAGGGGTTGTTTTTACAGCTTCTGATACTCGTCTCATGGTTATGAGTGCTTCTGAAGAAACATTTGGTAACTTACTAGATGATTCAGTTACTATTGATGATACAATTACCAACCCAACCTATAGAAAATTTAAACTTGTTATTTCAAGTTCTGTTGGTGCAACTTTTGCTACTACAGATGGTCTAAGCGGTTTAAGAATCTTAACTGCTTCCTTTAACCCTTCCAGCAATGATTATTTTGGCAAGATTCTAAACAAAGATCCTGAAAAGTTCAGCACAGAAAAACACTTGTTATATTGTGATTTTCCTGTTGATAATGAAGTTGCAACAGTAGCTTCAGGTTCTGGAAACACAGAAACAGTTGTGGTTCTTTCAGGAAGTAGTGTTACTTCTCCAAACTCAGGACTTACTTCTTTGAGTTTTAGAGACGCTTTTGGTTATTACAACACAAGATACACTACTCCAAAAACACCTATGTTTATTTCTCAGCCTTTTGGGGAAACTGAACATGACTTGTTTTATGTTGAAGCTATAGATGATGGTGCAGTTGCTACGACCAAATACAAAATCAGTATTTCAAATATCAAGAGAAGTATAGATCCAAAATATGCTTACGGCACCTTTACTCTTCTTGTAAGAGATTTTAATGACTCAGATTTTGAACCTAAAATTCTAGAAAGATTCTCAGAACTAAGTCTAGATCCAGATTCAGTTTCATTTATTGGAAACGTGATAGGTGATAGAAAAATCTATTTTAACTTTGATGTTGAAAACGAAGATGATAGAAGACTCGTAGTTAATGGAAAATACCCAAACAACTCAAAATTTATCAGAGTTGTTATCAGTCAAAACGTAATCAACAAACAAATTCCTGAAAGTTGTCTTCCCTTTGGTTTCAAGGGTGTACCTGTTTTAAATACAAACACTCTTCAAACAGATTCAACTCCAAGACTAGCCTTAGCAAGACTAGCAGGTTCAGGATCATTTAACTCAAGACTAACAGGTTCTATTGTTCCTCCTCTTCCAATGAGATTTAAAGTAACAAGAGGTGAAGTAAACTCAAGTCCTAGTTTCACAGGGCATAATGGTCCTAGTGAAATAGTTGACTCAAGATTGTTTTGGGGTGTTAAATTTGAAAGAAACAACAACCTTTCAAATCCTAATCTAAGTTCAGAAAAAAATGAACTCATAAACTCTTATGCTAAGTTTCAAGGTTTATCAAAACTTGATGTTCTTATAACAGGATCTTATGCCGATTCATTTAACAATAATAAATTTAGTTTAGCCAAAGTAGCTTTGTCTTTTGGTAGTATTGAATTTCTTACAGCTTCAATTGATACACACATGAAAGAAGCAGCTTATATAAGAAACGGCAAAAACATTGTTGATTTTTTTTACGCTATTGAAGATGGGAGTTGGGGCGGTAGATTAACCTTGATGTCCTTGTTGGAATTATCTTATTATATTCCTGCTCAATTATCAACATTCAATAGATTTTCTGAATATATGAAATTTTCAACCTTCATGTATGGTGGTTGGGATGGAACAAACATCTTTGATAGAGCAGCTAATAGATTTAATGATAGATCAACCTCAACAGAATCAAGTAGTATTGGCTATGGAGGGGCTTCAACAAGTTACTCATCACCAGGAGCCACAACAGGTGTAAACCATGCTGGATATGGACTTGAAAACAATCAAGTTAACTCTTATCTGCAAGCAGTTAATCTAGCAACAGATCCAAATCTTTCAATAGCAAACATAGTTTGTGCACCAGGAATAAGAGAACCTTTGATAACTGACTATCTTCTTGATAGATGTCATTCAGAACATCAAATGTCTGAAGGGGTAATTGATGTTCCTTATTACGATGATCAAAACATTCGTATATTTGATGGTGAAACCAGAAGAACCATTGACATAGAAAACACAGCTAAAAATTTTGATTCAAGAACAATTGATAAAAATGTAGGAGTAACATACTTCCCTAACGTTACCATTGAAGATGGTACAAATAAAAAACTCCTAACAGTTCCAGCTTCAATTGCAGCTTTGAGTGCTATATCTTACACAGATAAAGTTAGTTTTCCTTGGTGGGCAGTTGCGGGTTTGAACAGAGCTTCACTTGATTTTGTCAAGGGAGCACAAGTAAGAATCAACAACAAAACAGACAGAGAAATTCTATACTCAGCTAGAATTAATCCTATAATAAAACTTCCAAGAGAAAGTTTTGTTATTTGGTCGCAACAAACACTAGCTCTAGGAGATAGTTTGTTTACTAACCTAAACATCAAACGTATGGTTCTTGAAATAAAAAGAATCATTGTGGCAATAGCTACAAGACTTGTGTTTGAAAACATTACTCCTGATCTATATCAGAACTTTACAACTCAAACAAATTCTGTTCTTTCTGTTGTACAAACAAGAGAAGGAGTAGAGAGTTTCAAGGTAATTTGTGATGAAACAAACAACTCAGATGACGATAGAAACAACAATAAAATGAATGGTGTCATCATGATACAACCAACCAAAGCTTTTGAATATATTGAATTAAGTTTTGCAGTATACCCAAGCGGGGTTGTCTTTTCGGACTGAAAGACTAACTAAATAGGAGAATAAAACATGGTAGAACAATTTAGAAGTGCTGGCGTTACAACAAGAGAAATTGAACAACAAAACATTGTTGCCCAACAATCTAACGCAATTCCAGCATGTGTGATATCAACCACAGAAAAAGGGCCAGCTTTCCTCCCAACCATATTAACTTCACCAGAAGAATATGAAACAACTTTTGGAGTTTCAACAACTGATAATCCGTATGGTTTCCTTTCCGCTAATGAATGGCTGAGTTATCAGCCTTCTTTAATGCAAGTTAAAATACTAGGAGTAGGGGATGGAACTAAAAGAACATCAACAGAAACAAACAAAGGAAAAGTAACCAATGCTGGATTTGTTGTTGGCGATCAACAACCTCAATCAAGTTTAAGTGGTGGTTTAGCTAACAACCCTTATGCTGTTCCTACAAGTGCAGGAGCTATCGCAGCAACAGGAAGAAACTATGTTCTAGCTGTTGCCATGAGTCAGAGTGTTGGTTCAACTTATTTTACAGAAGCGGGTTTATCAGCTACTCCGATTATACTCAGAGGTATGATCATGGCAGCTTCAGGGGTTGTTCTAACTCTTTCAGCTTCAAATGTTTCAAGTGATATGGCAGACAACACTGTTGCAGCAGATATTACTGTTTCTGCTAACATCAAAGGTTTCCATACTGGTTCCGTAAATCTTCAAGAAGGTTCACAGAACTTTGTTATGTTACTTAATGGGCACAGAGGTTCAACAAGTTATCCCAGAGTGTTAACAGGAAGTTTTGATCATACAAGAAACAACTATTTTGGAAACATCTTTAATAAAGATCCACTAAAACTTGAAGAAGCAGGACATTTACTATACAGTTATTTTGATATCAACAGTGCGGTTGCTACTGTTACAGGATCAGGAATTGTTCCCGCTGTTTCAGGGGCAGGAACAACAGTTGGAGCTGGTTATGAAAGAATAGCATTCTTAGTAACATCTTCAAGAGAAAGAAACATGGGTTCTGCTACTGTTCCTAATTTTGAAGGATTTGAGGATAGATTTAGAACAGCAAACAGTAGTTGGATCATGTCACAAAAGTTTGGTGGAACTCCAATAAATCTATTTAAGTTTTGGAGTTTAGATGATGGTGAAATAGGACATAAAAAAGTTAAGATTACTATTGAAAACATCACGCCTTCCAACAACACTTCATACTTGTTTGGTACATTTGATGTTGTTGTTAGGGATATCAATGATAATGATACAAATAAAATTGTACTTGAACCATTCAGAGGTTTATCCCTTGATCCTAAGAACGCAAGATTTATAGGTAAGATTATAGGAAATGGTTACACTTATTTTAACTTTGATGCCGCTGAATCAAAACAAAAACTAGTAGACCTTGAAGGTTACCCTGTTAGATCAAAATATATCAGGGTTGAACTGTCAGATGAAGTAGTTGAAGAATCTATTGATCCTTCCGCTTTACCAATGGGATTCAGAGGACCACAACACTTGGTAACATCAGGAAGTGCAGTATTCAACACTCACTCAGATGACTATCTGACTATTTCAAATCCGTTTAGAAGAATAGTACAACTTCCTGTACCAATGAGAATCAATCTTGTAAAAGGAACTGGAAGCTCACAAACTGTTGATAGAAATCTTTGTTGGGGGGTTCAGTTTGAACAAAGAATCTCTGCAACAGAACCTAACTCTACTATCAGACCCAATACAAGTCTTGACAGTTTTAAAAAATACTATCCAAATTACCATACAGAATACATGAATGTTGTGGTAAAAGACAATGAAGGTGTAGCAGATACAGCGGAAAACACTGTTCTTGATTCAGATAGATTTAACAACAACGTTTTCACCCTAGAAAACGTTCAAGTAACTTACAACGCTACTAGCTTACTTCCTGATCTAAACACACTAACTTCCTGGAGTTATGTTAGACAAGGGGGAATTACCACAAACACTGGTGCTCTAACAAGAGCACTAACAGTTACAGACCTAAGAGATACAGGAGTTAGAGCCCTTGGTAAGTTTTCTTTTTATCTTGAAGGTGGTTTTGATGGTGTTAGAATTTTTAACCAAGAAACTAAAAGGCTTTCAAACATAGCCACCGTAGAGGAATACACAAACAGTACCAGAGGTTTAACTCAAGGTCCAACTATTAAAGCCTACCAAAAAGCTCTTGATATTGTAGGAGACACCTCCTATCTTGATTTTCAAATTATAACAATACCTGGAATGAGACTTGCTTATCTGACAGATCTTGCTCAAAACTTAATGGAAACATCAAAAGATGCAATGTTTATCATGGACATTGAAGAGAGAGACAGTGGTAATCAAAAAGTTCTATCTGAAACTCAAGTAGTTAATGTTTTAAATACTATAACAGATTTCCAGAACAGAGGAATCAGCACTTCTTATACTTCAGCTTATTTCCCTGACGCTAACGTATTAAACAGATCTTCAAGAACAAGAGTTAGAGTTCCTCCTTCTGTTGTAGTTCTAGGAATATTTGCTAAGAATGATTCAATAGGTCATCCTTGGACAGCACCAGCAGGTTATACTAGAGGAAACCTATCTTCAACAGAAAGTCTAACAACTATTCTTTCAAGAAAAAATATGAACGATCTTGCATCAGCAAACATCAACCCTCTTGTTGTGTTTCCAGGTCAAGGTCCGGTTGTTTGGGGACAGAAAACCCTTAATGACAAGATGTCAGCTTTTGATAGAATCAATGTTAGAAGACTACTACTGGATCTTAGAAGAAAAGTAAGAACAGTAGCACAAAGAATGTTGTTTGAACCTGCTAGAGATACAACCCTTGCAAGATTCTCAGCACTAGTAAACCCAATACTAAAACGTATTCAAGATCTAAAAGGTGTTGAACAGTACAAGGTAATCATTGATACCTCTACTACTACAGAAGCAGACATAGAAAACAAAACAATTAGAGGATTGATCCTACTTGTTCCTACAAAAGCTCTTGAGTTTGTATCTCTTGACTTCGTTGTTACTAACACTGGAGTAAATGTATAATCATGAAAATAACAATCAAAGAACTAAAGGCCATTATCAAAGAAACTGTTGACAAAAAGAAAAAACAAGAACAAGTTAAGCGTAAACAACTGTTAGATAATAAAAAACTAACAGAAGAGTTGTTTGGTATAACCGAATCAGATACTAATGTTAATATTGATACTGATGAAACAGTTACAGAAGGTAGTTTTAAAAATCTAGCTCTTGGGGCAGCGTTAGCAACAGGACTTGCTGGAGGAGCAATTGCTAATCAAACTGTAAGATCAAATCATAATTCCGCAGCTTATGGAGCCATTCATAGAATAGTTGATTCAACTAACTCAAGAACTTCTGGCGGTGATATGGCTTGGTTTATTGGGGCAGATAGTTTTGCAAAAACAGAAGAGATAGAAAGACTTCTTGTCCAAAAACTTAAAACAGAAGGTGGTAGATTCCTTCAACTAGCAAACCAAAGTGATTCAAGAAATATAGGTCTTGCCTTACGAACTCTTGCAGATGAAAGTCTTACTCTAACAGATCAAGAAAAAGAGTTAGTTAGAAGTTTTGCATCAAGACTAAGATAATCAGTAACAATGATATTTACCAAAAGGATAATAAACAACAATGGTTAGAACAATTCCAGTATCAGAAATGAATCCTGTTAAATTTACTCCAAAGATGAAAAGACACTTCATTTTTGCTATTGAAGGGATTGATATGTTTTTAGTTAAAACAGCTCAAAGACCTACTTTTGCAACAGAAGAAGTTGAAATTCCTTGGATTAACCAAACAAGATTCATAGCGGGGAAAACAAAACCCAACGCTATAACAGTAACACTCCACTCAGCAATAGCTCCAAGTGCAGAACAACAAGTCATGGAATGGCACAGACTTTGCCATGAATCTGTATCAGGTAGAGATGGTTATCCAGACTTCTACAAAAGAGACATCCAGATTAAGATTCTTGATCCAGTAGGCTCAATAGTAGAACTCTGGGATATTAAAGGTGCATTCATCACAGAAGCTAACTTTGGTGACCTTTCACATGAAGCTGGTGCAGAAATGCTTGAAATATCATTAACGATCAGATTTGATGTTGCAGTTATGCAATTTTAGTCAGCTATATGGTATCGGGGTTATACATCAGTTGGAAACTACTATATCATTATAGGTATGACAACTGAGTATACCTGCCCCCATTGTAAACAATATCAAACAACTTCTCTTGATTCTTTAGGACGACATGTCGGTCGTTCTCATAAAAATCAATTTACCAGACAACAACTTTATGAAGTTCTATTTCTTAATGGAACTACTCCTACTTGTAAATGTGGTTGCGGTGAACCTGTTAAATTCCTGACTATTGAACTTGGATTTAGAGAATATAAAGTAGGACATATTTCCCGAATTAACAACAACTATCAAACAGAAAAATCTGTTACTAATTCAAAAAACACAATTAAAAAATTAAACCAAGAAGGAAAATGGAACCAACTCCAAAAGGATTGGTCAAAAGGTTTAACAAAAGAGACAGATCAACGTGTTAAGAACATGGCTGATAGTATAAATTCAAATTCAGAAGAAATCAGAAAAAGATCAGAAAGGTTCTCAAAGTTAAGACTGGATGGTACTGTTCAGACACTATATGGTCCAGAACATTCACAATGGAAAGGAGGAGTAAGCACTTTGAGTAATCTCTGTAGAAGTTATACCAGATTCTATAAAGAATGGAAATATCCCAGGTTAGTTGAAGCTGGATTTAAATGTTCTGAATGTCCTAACACTAAACCATTAGAGGTTCACCATGATAAAGAAACCTTTTCGGAGATTTTGAGATCTATTGCTAAAAAACTTAATTGGGAGGAAAGTTTCACAACTAGCACTGTTTCAACAGAAGAAATTGAAAAACTAAAACAACAAATAAAAGATGCTGTTGTTGATTATCATGTTAACAATAACATTTCTGGCAAGGTTCTTTGTTATGAATGCCATTTAAAACAACACGACCGTTATAATTTCTCTAAATAAACTTCTACTTACTTCTATGAATGATGAGATCCTATTGTTAACAGAACTATTGTTTGTTGAAACATCAAACAAGGAAGTTCAGGCTAAGGCATTCAAGGATGATCTTCACAGAAACAATCCAAAACTATACAAAGATCTGGAAACTCAGGCTATGATGGCTATCAACGCTGTTAAGAGAGGTGAGAAACCCAAATACAACGTTGATAACTTAAAAACATTGTTTAGTTGGAATCCAGCATTTGATCCAATAGTATCTGGTGATACTTATGGGGTTAGAGCGTTTATTACGTCTTTGATGGGGGATAACAAGTCTGCTGGGAAGGTTAAGAGATTCTATGACAGGACAATTGACCAGTATTTCAAACAGATATATGGTAAATCCATTGAAACCAAGAAGAAGAAAAAAAAGAAATCACTGATTCAACAAGACAAACATTATAAACCACCAAGTTCAATTGAACACTGATGGTTAGGTTTTAAGTCTATCTGGAATATCTTTATCTAGAAGGGGTTCAAAACTTACTAAGCCATGTTCGTTGATTTTAAGGTCAAATCTTAAACCATCATCTCCAATCCCCCAAAGAACATTTGGTTGTTCCCCAATTAATTTTCTGTTTCTATCAGGGTTAATAGATTTATACAGATTCTCTTTTGCTAGAGTAGTTGTCTCTTTGAGATGATTAGTTAGTACAAGTCTTACTAGAGGGTTGTAGTTTTTATATTCAACTAGTTTCTTTTCAAGAGCTTCTAGTTGTTTCTGAGAAAAGGTCAAAACAATCTGTGCAAGTATGGTTAAGTCTTGTCTGGTATTATATTCTAATTTTAGTTTATGAATTAGATAGGTTTTTTTCTTTAGTTGTTCAAGTTTGTTAAATAGTCGTTGAGTTTCAATGTAATACATTGTGGTGTCTCCTGGTAAGATTATAGGCTATTCTAGCTTCCATGTCTGAGTAA